TACTAAATCCGTTTTCATAATACGTTAAGAATTTAATCCATTACCACCAAGGGTAATCATATTTAATTGTGTCACGGAAGCACCATATCCATCTGTCCATACAGGATGAGGTGGAGACACCTGTGTTATTGTACTTCCAGTTGCTCCACAATCACAACAAATTACACATACGGTAGATTCGGTGCTTGCACTTCTTGGTGGAGTATCTTTTGGGACACACTCCCAACAATCCCCAAAAGGTCCTTCATCAGGAATTATATTGGGTTCACCTGGATCTGAAGAATAACCTGTATGTGTTGCACAAAATGATTCATTAGTTGATTGATTAGAAAATTGGAAGACATCTCCCAAGTTTGGTATATCACCATAAGTAGTACAAAAACCTGATAACTCTATCAAAATTTTATCACCACCACATATATTAAATTCTAATGAAATTAATTCATCCATTTCTGTTTGGATGCAATCACAACAATCTGTGTATATATGATTACCTCCCGCACCTTCTTGTGTGTCTAATGTTACAGAAATTACTTTTCCACAATATGGACCTATTTCACCAATATAATAATCAATTATATTATTTGGGTAAAGAGTGGTAGTACTACTAATTATAGATTGTTCACCTGAAGTACAACTTATTACAATATAATTTGCCATTTTTGTTTTTTATTTATAAATATCACATTATTTTAATTATTCAACCCATTTCCGCCTAATGTAACCATATTCATTTGAGTTACCTCAGTTCCATATCCATCTGTCCATACAGGATGAGGAGGAGCAACTTGAGTTATTGTACTTCCTGTTGATCCACAATCACAACAAATAACACAAATTAGTGTTTCTGTATTTGCACTTCTTGGAAATCTTGTATTATCAAAAGTACATTGAATACAGTTATAATATGTTGAAACAGGAGTTATTGTTGTGTAATTAGGTTCTAATGGACAAGTGTTTAATAAAATATAACATTGTCCATAATTTTGAGTGACGAATACTAATTGAGAGTCAAAATAAGTCATTATATTCCATATATCAATTGGGATATTAACAAACTGTTGTCCTCCACCACCACATTTAACAATAGAGGCACCAATTAATGTTCCACTATTACAAGATGTGCAATCACTAAATGGTGTTACCGTATTTGAAATATATGATACAATAGCATTATCAGTTACAGGGTTATATGGGGATATTAATTCGTGACATTGAAATTCAGTTGTTCCTCTTACTACCTTCACATAATCTCCTGTTGTGAATGAATTTGAATTTAAAACGACGATATTATTTTGACCACTACCACATTCTCTCGTTAACCAAATATAAGAATTATCAGCATTTAATTCACATTCTGAACAACTTTCAAAAACATCAAAACTAAGAACAGGATAGAATGAGTCATTAATATCCTGAATACCCGTTATTTCAACACAATCATCAAGTTGTGGAACATAAAATGTTTTACCAATTGGGTTTTGAACGTATTGATAAGAAAACACAACACCTGTTGTGACTACATCGGTAATTGTTATTATTAAATCTAAACTACCCTCAAATAAATCTTTATTGATAGTTATTGTGTCATCTACAGAATATCTAATCCCATTATTAGATAATGAAACACTAGTGACTACTCCGCTCATAATGTCAACGTAAAAACCTGAACCAACCCCATTACCCGTTGTTGTACCTGTGAATGGACCATATGTACCATCACCAAGTAAAGAATTTGGTGATGTAAATGAAAAATTATTGATTAATCCTGTGTTAGTACAACTTGAATAAGTATAATACAATCCCGTACACTGAATACATTCTTGACAATCAGGTTGTGGGTTATAATCTAAAAATGTTGAAATAGTAACCGCTGATTCTGTTAAATCACCCACTTCAAAACACCCATCAGATGTAGAGAGATTTGATACTTCATTTCCTTCATAAAATACAGAACCCCATACAACTTCATCTTCTTGTGTTAAACAATTTGTTATAATTCTTTTTTCATTACTAATTGCTAAACACTCATCACAACTTACTTCCTCGTTTGTACCTAAAATAGAAATTAATGTCCCTGTAGTTTCAGTGGTTTGAATACTATCAACAGTACCACATTGTATATCACCAAAACTATCAATAAAGGTTACAATATAATTAGTGTAATCAAAACCAGAAGGAAATTCAATGTAATAAGATGTAAAGGGATCTAAACAGGTATTGACTTGATATGTTGCAAAATTATTTATTAAACATTCAGTGCAACCCGTATACGAATCACTTATTGATGTCAAAGAATAAATAAAATCTCCGTCTCTTGGTGTAACAAAACAACTAATAGTTACACAACCTAACGATTTAATCTCCCCTTCTATTGAAACTGACAAATAATAAATGTCACCTATTGTTGGTAATGTTGTAAAAGTATTGATATCAATAAAATATGTTTCACCTCTTACACAATCCACAACACTTACCGCAGTGGTAATTCCACTTAAACATTCTTCACAAGATGTATATGATTCATCAAGTGTTGCGGTTACTTGAGATGTTGTATCTTTTATTATTAATACTCTATAACAATCGGTAGTTCTTGGTTCAGTTAAAACCGTAAATAAATAGGTATTTCCTGTTGTTATTGTACTAATTGGATCGTCAACTATAATATTTGTTGGTCTAGCGTCACCAACACAACATTTTATAACGGTTAAATCTTTAAGAGCTGCCATAATTATTTCTTATTTACTATTTGAAACTTTATTTCTTTTTTATATGTATTAACTTCACCTGACGATAATACTTTAATATCAATAAAGTATTCATTAGGAATTTTGTCCCTCGTATCAAAAAGAAAATAATATTCATTTGGTGTTCTATTAATTTTAGTCCAATCTTGAACCCTAACTTCTGTTGATCCTTCCTTAACATATATTCTGTAGTAAGCATCAACATTTGGTTGTAGTTGATTAGTTGTATATGCCTTTTTAATAACAACACCAACTTTTCTTACATCGGTATTAAGTATTTTTTCATCTTGTTTTATACCATAATAATCAAAACCATATATTGTTGGTTGTTGAGATTCCGTCCCAATCTGAATAGATTTTTTTAGTGGATAAACATTAAATTCATTTACAACATTAGGAAGAGTAAAACCATTCAATACTATATTGGACCAAGTATCCGTAAATGTACAAGGAACCTGATAACCACCAGGAGGTAAAGGAGGTATTACTACCTCGTAAACTCCTTTAGCTCTTCTACAGGTTTGTAAATTAGTTAACCCAACAATAGGGTTACCATTACCGTCACCAATACTAACTGATGGGTTATTATCTAAATTTTGAAAATCTCCGTCTTCATAGATATACAAATATAATTTATTAGATTTTCCTAAAGAAAAACTATTTCTATCATCATCAATAATATCATTAAATGATGTTTCTAAAAATGGTTCGTAAAAGGTTTGAGTATGTCTTGTAAAGAAACCAACTTCGTAGGTACCAGTTGTCCCTGATAAAAGTTCCACCTGAGGCATATATGCAATCCCCCAACCCGCAACATTTGTTAAAAATCCCTGAAGTATGTCGTTTATTTCAGATGTCATATTAAATTCAATATTCTCATCACCAAATTCAAAATGTTGGGTGTCAACAATATATAAATCATTAAAGGTAAAAACCCCTGAATTTGTATTACTATATATTCCCGCTTGCTCCCAATTAGTCATTCCTGATGATGTGTACCAATTTGACGATCTTGTAGAATAATTTTTATCATTAGGTACTTGAGTCATTAAGTCCGCAAAATCATAACCAACACCTTCATCCCAATATTGTGGTTGATCAGGATCTAAATCTCTGTACGGTATTCTAAATAAAATTAAATCAAATGATGTTGCTCTTAATCTACCGCTTGATGTTGATGTGTTAAGTAACTCTTTATCAAAAAAAGATGTATTTGTCATCCTTAAAGTGTGAACCATATTAGGATTACAATTTATTGGAGGTATTGTCCCATCTGAATATTTTTCTTTTAATAGATTTAAATCTAAATTAAAAATAAATCTACTAAAACCTATTGGATCTACAATACTACCATTACCATAAAATAATTCCATTACAGGATTTCTTCCGGTATTTGTTATACTACCTGATATTAATGTATTGTTTCTACTGAAATACGAATTGTTAATTGACATTTATACTTTTTAATATAAATATCAATTAATCCTAATATTTTTGTTTAAAATGATATTATCTGCAGTTGCTAGTTTTTGGAGTATTTCACTTGCTAAAGTACCGTCACTTGCGGTTGGTACTGGAGGTACTCCAGGAAATGGATGAACATGAAATAAAACGAATCTTGTTAATAGGGTTAAGAAACTTATTAACTCTTCACCTCTAACCATTGAATTAGTGTTATCGTATATTTGATTCGCTAACATTGGTTGTGGGATTCCATATAATGTATCTTTTAAATTAATTGCAAATTTATCTGTTGATCTATGTGTTAACAAATATAACTTATCACCTCCCATAACTGAATAAGTAATAGGGTTTGAAATATAATCTCTTTTATTAACTTCTTCTCTAACAATGTTTTTTAAGATACCTAATTTTGGTGGTGTTTTTTGCCATACCAAACCAGAACCTCTTTCTGTATAACCCTTACTTAAAGTTATTTTATTATATAATAATTTAACTTTTAGACAATGTTGGAAATCGTTTATTACATCACTGATATCATTAAAATATTGGTATGTTTGGTAACTAGGTCCATAAAAAAATGGGAATTGATCGGATATAGATTCTCCGTCACCCGCAGGATAATTAATGTACCCATCAACTTGTATTTTACCTTCATTAACTCCATTAATAAAGTCGTTAACAATTTCGGCAGCATCATTTAAAGACTTACCCGTAAACGTTAAAGTATATAATGGTTTTATTGTTGTACCATCCAATATATCAACTGACTCGTTTATTTGAGAAACTTTTGTGTTTTCATTGTCTTTTGGTAATGAATATAATTTGACTTTACCGTTATATGTTAGTGCGGTTGGAGATAAGTTATCTAACGACCATTCAACATAATATTTAGTTTGGATGTCCTCATATGTCTCCCTTTCAACAACATCAGTACCCGCCTCAACATTTTCTAACTGATAACTTGACAATTGTAAGAAAGATCTTCCATCGTTTTTTACCACAGGTATATTATCATTACCTGAAGGTAGGTATTTACCTGATCTTAATAATGCACTTGATGAACCATCATTAGGGTTCTCAACCATAACTAAATCACTACTACCCCTACCTAAAAATGCATTATCACCAGGTTTTGGGAAAACTCCCTCAAGAGTCACCCTAACTTTACCTGTTTGAGCATCAATAATTGATTCGGACTGTTTTAATTTTTCACCACTTGCTAATACGGACTGAGAGTTGTTGTAGTTTTCAAATTTAGTATTCCAAGGTCGTGATAATGGTCCTTGAATATAAAATTTATTACCATCATACCTTTCTTCGTTATTGGCATATATGATATTAACATATTCACCAACTTTTGGTATTTGGGAAATATACATAGGTAATAAAGGTAAAAAAACCAACGGATCCTTTATCGTCCACTTATCAATATTAGGATTCCAATCTACAGGATAAATGTATTTAATTAATTCAATTTTAGGTTCAACACGAATTCGACCAATCCCTTTAGGATCGTCAATATCTTTAACCTCACCATAAAATATATTTTTATTACTTAGCATTTCTTGATTGGTATTCTTTTAATAAAGTATTATAACTTAATTCTAATTTATCTAAATGATTTGTCAACTTTATTACAGTATCTTTAGTTAACTCAAAATCTTTCTGAATAAAATCCATTGCCAATTTTAAATCTTGGTTAGTACTACTTTTGTATTCTTTTATTATCTCAACAATTTTAGTTGATTCTATTTTATTTTCCATAATATTAAACTATTACTCCATACGCCGAGTTAGGTATTGTTTGGAATGCCGGTGTCACACTTAGTGCGGGTATACCAATATCTGCTCTACCGTTTTCGTTAAACTCATCATCAATACCATTTATTATTCCTTTAACTGCCGCTAACATTAGATTCGGACTACCATCTGGCATAGGTCCTGTTGGTAATCCTAATTCCTCAAACTCAGTTATCACTCTTAAAAATGCGCTTGTTTTTGAAAATCCTTTTCTCATTTTAGATGCCAATAAAAGTGGTAACGGTAATGAATTAGTTTGGGTTTGTATATTAGATAATAATCCCAATAATTGATTAATTATTGATTTACATTCTCTTAAATCTTTAATTATGTTTGCAATTTGTACTAATATTGCAGTTAAAGACAAAATCATATCTGTGTATTTTTTTGTTTTTTCTTTTGCAATGTTTTGGATTATTCCTCTAATTAAATTCTTTATATCTTTTTTAACTATATCAAAAATTATTTTAACAAAAAGTACTGTGACTCTAGAAACAAACTCAACAAAAAAGGTTCTTAATTTTTTTGCAAAATCCATATATGAATTAATTTCATCAACAAATGTTTTACCTAACGATTTCGCTATAACCATTATTGGTAAAACAATCTTTGGTGATAGTATTGCCATAACAATTGCTTTAGGGAATTCTTTTAAAAAACTCAAATCAATGTTAATTTTAAATGGAAAAAATTTATCAGTAACTACATTTGTTAAATCCGCTGCCGCATTTATTTGATTGTTATTATTACTACCCTCAATATAATTTAATGTGGCAATTGCGTCTATAATTGACTCTGGATCCACAGGTAATTTAACTGTTTCACATTCCTCAAACTCAACAACACCATTTTTTATATCAGAAACTTTTTGATCAATAATTCGTAAATCTATTTCACTAAATTCAAAAAACCCATCATCAATGTTATCAAATTGAGAAACTTTTGATGCTCCCGTGACATCAATCTCCTTGTTTGAATCAAAACATAATCCTAATATTCTTTTAAGAATTAATAATACTTTATTTAAGTCTATTAATTGGAAATCTCCGTCACCTTTTTTAATTGATAATGCACCAACCAATTGATTCATTAATTGAGCAAAAATATTTTTAAAATCAACAATATTAACTGTCTTATAGTAGTCTTCAATAAACTCAGTTACTTTATTACTTTGTCTTGGTTTTAAATCTACTTTATAAAAATTACCAACAACAGTTTGTTGTTGGTTATTAACATATGACTCAACATAAGTAATATCAAATAAATTTTGTGTTGATTTACCAAGGTAGTCATTACCAGCAGGTACGGAATATGGTTGGTTAATATTTTGTATTCTATTATATAACTCCTTATTCATTGAAAATGGGAAACTATTATATACTGGGTTAGTTCTTTCGTATATAATTTTACCGACAGGGCTTGTGGGATCTTCCTTTAAGGTGTCCATTAAATCTATTGATTTAACTTTAATATAAACCGATGAGTTTGGCGCATATTCCTGATCTTCTGAACACCCAATTGCCTTAACGGATAATTCGTTTAAGATACCTTCTAATTTAGGTTGTATTTCTTTTATTGCCGTAACAAATATTTTTTTTAAATACTTAACAGTTTTAGTGTCACCACTTTTTTCACCACTATTTGACAATATTTTTGTTAAATCTAATAATTGATCTAATTGATTTTTTTTGTCTCTAATAGTGTTTTCAAACTTATCAACTTTCTTTTTCGCACTTGATAATTGTTCAGATACTTCTTTTTTATAAATTTCTAAAGATTCTCCTTTTTTCTTTTTTAAGTCTTGAATATCTTTATCTACCTGTTGATATTTTTGGGTTGCGGAAATCTTTTTTTGTACAGTTTTATAACCATCACTAATATCTAAAGCCATATTATTTTAATTTATAATTTTTATCGTCAGATATGTCTTTCTCAATTAAATTTTTGATTATATCGTCATCTAAATCAATATCAGATAAAGTAAAGTCGTCTTGTTTTTCTGTTGATTTTTGCCACATTTGAGACTGTAGTTTTGAAAGAGTTAACTTTTTCTCAACACAGTCATTTATAATTTTTTGTTGTTTTTCAATGACAGGACCAATAAGTTGCATATCTTCAGGTTCCTTCATCATTGTTAACATCTTATTTTGAATTCTTATTGCGGTATTCCTTTGCTCAACAAGTTCGTTATATATCTCTTGCATTAGAGATAACATTGATTCTTTTGTTAAATTGATTTGTTTTTTTTGAGGTCTTGCCATAACAATAAATACTTAAATTTTTATTTTAACATTTCTTGAATTAATTGAAAATAGATTTTGCGGTATCTTTTAATTGATGATCTAATTTCTTTAGTTGTCAAATTTGTCATCTCCCTCAATTCAAATAAGATAACATTTTTATTAAATTTATTGTTTGATGTATCAAGAAATATGTCATTATAATTTTCAAACATATCGTATAACGCTTGTCCTAATTTTAATTCTTGTTCGGACATTTGTTTATCAGATAAAGTATCTAATAATTTATCTAAAAATTTTTTAATAATATCTTCAGTGGTTATACTATAATCATCAATATGATATATCATATCTGGACTATGTTGTAAATCAGATGAAATATCTTCGTAAGAAATTTTTCTATTCATTTCTTTTTGGTCTTTCATGATTTGTCCCATCAAGTAATTTTTACATATGGTACCAAAATATGAATACGCCTTTTTTTCTTTTGATGGTTTAAATTTATCAATTTTAGTCATCAAAAATGAATGAGTATCTATATGGACTTCCTCAAAGTTCATATCTTTTCTGTACAATTTATATCTTCTAATGATTGAAGATATCATCTTGTCTAAAGGAAGTTTTAAAAACTCATTATATATTTTATTTTTTTCTTCGAAAGTGTCTGCGGTTAGATACATTCTAACCGCATTTTCCTCTCTTTCGTCAAAATAATTATTAAGTTTTGGTTTTCTACCTTTCTTTTTTACTTCATCTAATGTGTTTGAATTTTTTTCATTATCATTCATTAAACTTCTTGGGGTTCGTATTTTATTTCCCTCTGATTGATGTACATATACTCTTTCTTCGCGGAGTCAATCCAAAATCTAACCTCATCTTCGGTTAATCTATCATCACCGTTTTTATAATTCCAAAAAATAGATCCTTCTCTTAAGTTTGTATGTTTATAACCAATTCTTGGAATTGACATAAATCTTACTGAGTTATGTGTCATTCTTAAAAGAAACTCATAACCAAAAGTTAATTTAAATGTTGTTTTTAACATTCCATAATCAACAAACGATTCTTTTTTAATAGCCAATCCTGATAATTGGAAGTTTTGATATGACAACAATGTTTCGTTAGTTAAAATACCCATCTCACTTGAGAAGTTTGCCGCAAATGTTGCCTCATTAGTAAACCCAACAAATACTCCTTTTTCATCAACATCAACCACGATAGGTAAAAATGCGTCAACATTAGGATAAATGTTTGCATACTCTTTAAAGTTTTTAACCCATATATTTGAGAATTCATCATCAAACTCAAATATTGTTACCCATTTAGATGTTGCCACCTTAACCCCATGATTAACCTGAGAACAAAAATTAGGTTCTTTAGTCCACTCCTCAAATTTAACATTTAAATCCCCAAAATCGTATGACTTCAAATGATCACTTAAAAATGTATCATTAGTGTGTACAATAACAATCTCATCAAATTGTTCTTTTTGTAATTTTAATGAAGTAATTGCCTTATCAAGGTACTCCTCAAAAAATCCTGTTTTACCTGTTCTAATCGGTAATATAACCGAAATTGTATTCTTTTCCATATTATTCAATTGTTTCAAATTTAGATAGTTGATCTTCAAACGATTCCAACCTTGTGTTTATCATACTTTCAAATAGATTGTTTACATCAGATTCAAATTTTGTTTTATCTGAAAATTCCGATATTGTTTTATCCATTTCTTCAAAAATAATTGGATTAATATTATCCTCTAACCAATTTTGAATAAAGTCGGCAACAACATCAACAAACATATTTTGATTGTTAATCCAAATTCCATTATTTTCATTCATCCATTCTGGTTGAAGGTTAGGTACTAATCCGACTACAGGGATTCCCATTTTAAATGATTCAAGAGGGAAAGTTCCAAATCCACTCGTAGGGTCAATCCATACTGAACAAAAACTTTCTTTCATAGCATTTGCAAATTCAATTTCTGACAATCCTCTCATATCTCTAAATGTAATCCATCTGTATTGTGGAAATTTAGCGTAGAATGCTTTAATCATATTTACAGTATCTCTTTGATCTCTTGAGTGAACTGAAATAATTGTTTTTGGTGGAAATTTTTGTTTCTCAAATGATTCAGTAATAAATGGATTAACAACATCAATTGACACACCTCTCATCATTGACTCAATCATTTCTTTTTGTCTGTCTGAAGTTGTAATACATTTATAAAAACCTAATTTTGTCCATGTATCCCCTGGATTTAAAGTTTCAAAAACATGATCATATGCCTGACAAATAACCACTTTACCACAAGGTAAATTTGTAATTTGATCCATAACAAACCCATATATTTCAGGTACAACAATAATATCTTCAGGAGATACCGCCAAATTAGTACCCTCAATTGCGTTATGAGGTAATTCCATATATTCCTCACCTAACCAACTTGATACTCCGAAATATTCAGGTTTTTCATGTAAGATTATAGAATTGAATCCATTGTTTTTAAGAGCCATCGCCATTTGATAAATGTATCTAACTGACGCTCTAGCATTACCTTTTGTGTCTTGTACCAAAAAATAAATTCGGGACGACTTGTCCTTCATGTTTTGGATTGACTTTTCAAGTTTTGATATTTGTTCTTGGTTCATAATATTAAAATTTATTTATTATTTTTTTTGTTAATAGTGTATTAAATGCGAATCTAAAAGGGACTGATGTTTCGTTTGAACTTAATGCCATTTTTTCATCAATTTCATCATGAGGATCCATTAAAATTTCCAACATATATTTAATCATTTCATATTTAACAATATGTACTTTTGTTTGATTGTCAACATCTTCAGTTTCATCTGATTTTTTTTCATCATCAATTCTAGTGAATTCATCAATTGCATCTAAATCAATGTAATAGTGCTCTCCAAAAATCTTAAACATAATTTATAAAGTTTTAAATAATTCTGTAAATTCGGATAATGATTTTATCGTATATTTAGAATTAATTTGTTTATTGTAGTCAGTTTCAAATTTAATAACAATTTTATTTGACGGATGGTTTAATAATAAGTCAGGATTAGATGTAAGTAAAATGTCTATACTATCCCAAACAGTATTTTTTGTTTGATTACTGTAAAAAAATACTTTCTCAATTAAACACCCAAATTTGGATAGGAAAAACAATGAGGATGGTTTTGATTTACCTATTTCATCTGAAAAAATAATAATATCATTATCTTCTCTTAAATCCAAATATAAATCGTTAAGGTAGTTGAATGACATGGTTTCCGTTGACGGAGCGTGCCCAAACAATTCCATAGTATAGTCTTCATACATAAACGAATATAATTCTTCTTTAGATTTAAATGAAAAGTGTTTATCTAATTCTAATGAATCAACATCACCTAAAATTTCGTATTTAAAATAATTAACATCAGTATTCTCATTCATTTCAACCAACTCATCAGTATCTCCCGAAAAAGTTAATTCATAAGTCTTATCTACGGACTCCATTTGAATATCGTTAGATTCAATTAAATGTTTTTCATACAGTTGTTTAAACTTCCCAATAGTATCCCTCAATACACCATTAATCTCAATCCCTATTTTCTTCATACTTATCCAAAATTTTACTAATTAATGGGTTTCTAACATTTTTAGCATTTCTAAAATCATAAACACCAATGTTATTAACATTTTTAAATCGTTGTAATGCGTCGTATAGTCCTGATTGTGTTTTATCTTTATATCTGTCTGTTTGTTCTAAATCTCCTGAAATAAAAAACTTACTATTAAAACCAATTCTTGTAAGTAATAGTTTCATTTGATTTGGCGTTGAGTTTTGTGATTCTTCAAATATCAAAATTGAATTGTCAATATTCATACCTCTCATATAAGCCAAGGCAAATACCTCAATAATGTCTGCCTTTTTTAACTCTTCTCTTGCCTCTTTACCGATGATTTTATTCAAAAGATAGTAAGAAGGGAATATATACGGATCCAATTTTTCCTCAAGATTTCCAGGTAAAGAACCTAACTTTTCTTCCGCTTCAACTGCGGGTCTAACAATAATTAATTTTTCATAACCATTGTTTGGATCCATTAATAAATCCACCGCCGCTTTCATTGAGATGTAACTTTTACCAACCCCTGCTGGACCTGAACAAATTGTAATTTCATTTTCTTTAAGGAGGTTATAATACTCTTCCTGATTTGGGGATAAGAATTTATTCTTTTGTTTTCTTTTGATTACTGAATTAATAAATTCTTTTTTTGAGAACGGTTTAGATTCTTGTTCCTCGTTCTGTTGTAATGGTTTTTTTCTAGTCATCTACTTTATTTTCTTATAATATTAAAATTATTTTCAAAGAATTCAATAGTTTCTTTTAACCCTTCATATATTGGTGTAAATTTAAAATCAGGTAAATATTTTTTTATTTTACTATTGTCACTTGGTTTTCTAAATTGTCCGTCAGGTTTTGTGGTGTCCCATACTACCTCACCTTTAAAATTCATAAGTTCTATTATCATACCAACAACATCTTTAATTGATATTTCTTCTGATGTTGATAATATTATTGGTTCACTTTCGTCATATTCTTGTAATACCCATTCAGTTAATTTTGCAACATCTTTACTAAAAATAAATTCTCTTAAAGGATTACCACTACCCCAAATAGTAAATGGTGTTTTATTTTCTCTTGCTAAATAACATTTATGTATTAATGAAGGAATAACATGACCATTCACAATATTATAATTGTCATTCGGTCCATAAATATTACAGGGTATAACTGATTTATAATTTAACCCATATTGTTCTCTGTATGATCTAATTTGTATATCAACCATTCTTTTTGCATATGCATAAGCATCATTTGATGTATGGGGAGGACCCATATGTATCTTTGATTCAGTAAGAGGGTATTCAACATTATCAGGAAAAATACAAGTAGATAAAAAAGAAACTAAATTTTTTACACCACATAATCTTGCTCCCTCAATAATGTTTGTATTCATCATAACATTATCATAAAAAAATTCTCCCTTATATCTCATATTGGCTCCAATCCCACCAACCTTTGCCGCACAATGTATAACACTATCAAATCCTTTTAAAAGTAATGCATAAGTTTGATTTTTATCAACCAAATTGTAATCTTTAGAAGAAAAATTATAATACTTATCTCCAATAAATTCAGAACCAACTAAACCATTTCCTCCTGTAACTAATATTTTATTTTCCATAATAATCTAACCAATATTGAACCATCTCATCTAACATAGACTCAAAAGTGTATTTAGGGTTCCACCCAAGTTTATTTCTTAGTTTAGAAGAATCTCCTTTTAAATCATGTAATTCTTCAGGTCTAAAATGTTTTTCATCAACAACAACATAATCTCTAAAATCTAAATTTAATTTAGAAAAAGTATAATCACATAAATCCTTTACTGAGTGAGATATTCCTGTTGAACACACATAATCATCGGGACTATCAGATTGTAACATCAACCACATTGCTTCAACATAATCTTTGGCGTGTCCCCAATCTCTGGTTGCATCAAGATTACCTAAATGTAAATTATCTTGTAAACCTAATTTAATTCTTACTGCTGCCTTTACGACTTTGTTAGTTACAAAATTTGTTCCTCTTCTTGGTGATTCGTGGTTGAACAGTATACCGTTCCATATTTTCATTCCATAAGAGTTTCTGTAATTTCTACAAATATTGTATGAGAATACTTTTGCGCAACCGTATGGTGAAACTGGATTCATAGGGGTTATTTCTCGTTGATATCCATCCTCATCTATATTATTACCAAACATCTCAGAAGAAGATGCTTGATATATTTTTGAATGGGGGGATACCATTCTCACCGCTTCTAATAAATTTAATGTACCTAATCCTGTTGCATTTGCGGTATATATTGGTTGATCAAAAGAAATTCTAACGTGAGATTGTGCAGCTAAATTATACACCTCATCAGGTTGTACTTTTTGTAAAACTCTAACTAATGATGCCATATCAGTTAGATCAGCATATTCTAAATTTATTTTATTTTCATCTCTTAAATTATTTATTCTTGATGATTGTGTTTCAGAAACTGAATTTCTTTTTACTGTACCCCATACTTCATAACCTTTATTAACTAAAAGTTCTGCAAGATAAGATCCGTCCTGACCATTTATACCTGTTATTAATGATTTCATTATTTATATAGTATTTTTTATTTGTTTATAAAAATTTTCACTTATCAGTTTTGTTTTAGATCTATTACCAACCTTGAATGGTTCAATCTCATTTAAACTTTTTGGACAAGATAAAATAAACCCGTCAAATTGAAAACTTTCATTATCAAAGTCACATGAGCAAAGTATTTTGTAATTATTCTTTTCAAGAAATTCAACACAATCGTAATGTAATTTATTACTGTGAGTTGAAATAAAAAGGTATTTTATTTTTTGACTCTTAAGTAAATCTTCTATTTGATGTAACATGACGTATTCTTCTCCCTGAATGTCAGAATGTAATAAATCAACTCCCTCAATGTTTTTAGATTTCAAATAATCATATAAATTTATACCTTCGTTGGATATGAATCCTTTAGTTATATCATATTCTAAATTATTTAGAATAAAATTTTTTATTCCTAAATCAATGTTACTTTGTATTGGTTCAATACAATATGATTTTGAATTTTTAATTTCTTTCATGAACCATATTGAATACATTGACCAATAACTGCCAAGTTCCACCATTATTGAGTTTTCACCTAATACATTCAAAACCTTTTTGAATGCCCTTTCTTCTGATGGTTCATGAACACCTAAGTTGTAACGTAGAATATTAATGAAATTACCGTAGTATTCTGAGTGTATTTTTAATCCATTATGTAGAGTTATCAAATCACCATCAATAAAACCAGCATCTTTATGTCTTTCTATAAAAAGGTTATTTGGATCCGATATGATATCTATAAATCGACCATCAAAATCGTCAGGGTTACCCAAACCCCCCTTTTCGTTGGTTTCAGTAGTTTTTAAAACTTCAAAAATTTTATCATCATAATATTTGTCACCATAGTTGTTTTCTAAATTATCGTAACCAAAATTAAATAAATAATCTTTTATTTCTTTATGTGGATTAATCATTTGTGTAGTATTATGTTTACATTATTCTCAAAAAGAACTTTGTTTATATTATGACTACCACAATAGTCTATGATTTCATTTTTAATTATGTTATTATGTTCTAAAACTAATAATTCTACCCCCATATTGGTTAAATCTAATTGTCTTAGAATATCTAAATCAACCCCTTCAATATCAATACTTACAAAATCAAATTTTTTATAAGGTACCGACGTTAAAACGGTATCAATTGTATCACATTCAATTTCAAACTCAGAAAAACTACCCCATGATGATGTTCTTTCATAACTTGATAAATCGATTGTAGATAACAAGTCCATATTATCTCCCGCGGTTGGGTTATGATGAAAGGTGTTATGATAAAAAGTGGTTTTAAGTTTTTCCTTTGATAGGCATTTTTCCACACATACAACTTTGTTTGAGTTTTCATACAAAGTTTTTAATTTTTTAAATGTCAGTGGAGACGCTTCAACTAAAACCCCTCCCCATCCATTTTCAATAAGTAATCTTGAGTTACTAAAAGTAATTCCGTCATTAGCCCCAAGATCTAGTAAATTACCTATTTTACCGTTAAAATAGTCAAACACTATTAAATCCTCCCTGTATTGGGAATATGTTTTTTTCATATATTAATTTTAAATTAAAAATTGTTTATTTTTGAAAATTAAATTTGACCACTTTTCATCTTCTTTGATATGATGACTTAGTTCAAAATTATTTGATTCAAAAAAATCTATAATTTTATAACATTTAGCCTCGTTTTCATACAAACTTTGTTCATCTTTGGTTGAAAAGCATTCTAGTTGTATTGATTTGAAATTTTTAATGTAATTACCCAATGATTCTACTACGTCTAAGTCACTTCCTTGTGTGTCAATTTTTAAAAAACTTATTACTTTATCTGACAAATTGTTTTCTATTAAAAATGTAGATAGTTTAGATACTTTTACGTTAATAACATTCATTAGTTGTAACCGTACTTTTTTATCCCATTTATCTTTATAATCGGTAAATGGTTTTAACGAGCTAGTATAGTGGGGTTCATTAACATAAAACTCCGACATACCGTCATTGTTGTTTATTGCGTAATTAAAAACCTTTATGTTTTTGTGGTTTAATTCTAAAGATTTTAATTTTTCATATAAATGTGGTACAGGCTCAAAGGCAAAAATCATATTGTTTTCATCATCTAAATATTGACTTAAAAATGATCCTTCATTTGCCCCAACGTCTATTATAATATTCATTTTTTTAAAATTTTTATTTCGTTATTTTCAAATTTTGTGTAATACATACAATTTTTTATGTTTGATAAATTACCATTAATTAATGAGTCGTTTATTTTTTGTTCATTTTGCCAATATGATGTTTCATATATGTCTGAAAATTTTTTATCAGTATTTGGTCCATAGTTATGTCTGTGATGTATGCAAAAAATTGTTTCGGTACAGTCAATTGCTGTGTGTTCTTTTATTGCTTTATTCATTAAAAAATTATCAAACCTCATTCTTGCAATAAAAAATTTTGGAACATCTAAAAATACGTGCTTTTTAAAAATAAAATAATCTATAGCCCACTCACCATGAACACTTAAATTTTCAAATAAATTAAAATTAGGGATAGTATCTAATAAGGTGTAGTTGTGCCAATCATATTTTTGACCAACAAGAACAAAATCATTGATAGACTTGTTAACGGTATTTATAGTGTTTAATAAGGTTTCATCAAACATAACATCAGAATTAACCCAAACAATAACATCACTATTTTCCGCATGTTCAGAAGCAATATTTTTCATACTAACCCATGTAGGTATATCACTATAGCTCGAGTGATCATAATCGGAAACAACCTCAACATCCAAATCTTCACACATATCAATCACTGATTGGTTTTTGTTAAAAACAAGAATTTTTTTATCAATAGGTAATCTTGACCAACTACGAATTGAGTTTTTTTGCATAATAGTTATATCTTCATTATTTAATGGTTTACAAGATGTAATAAAAATTAATTTCATTAGATGTTTTTAAGTATTTTATCTTTCCAATAATCATAATCAATAATATCTAAATTGTAATTATTAGAAATGATTTCATTATATTTTTTATCAATTAAATCGTAATCTAATAAATCTTCTATTTTATCTAAAATAATAATTGGTAAAGTTTCGTAAAGTTTATAAATTCCGTAATTATTAACCTTTACTGTTATAGGGATTCTATTGGAATACAATACTTCCCATAATCTATGGGTATCTACTCCGTTACCTACGGGACATAATATCATTTTATAATCAAGCATCCTATTAAAAAAATCATGTAAGGACAGATTACTTTCCTCCCAATCTATATGTGGACATCCGATTGAAATATTTTTGTATTTTATTCTTTCTGTATAATTTGTATGAATGTTAAAATTAGAATAAATAAATTTTTCAGGTTCTTTATTTTTTATGTTGTTTAACAGGTTCTCTTTTTCTTGAACCCTTTCAAAATACCCAATACCATGATTGTATCTTAATGATTCTAATTTATTTTCTATTCCCATAGGAATAGGAATGACTAAATCTGAATTTGACAATGCGTTTTGTGCGTACCATTTTTTAATATTTGAAGGTACATGGGAAACATGATAGTCGGTTATTGGGTAGTCAGAATTACCTGTGATTAAAATTACATCAGAATCAAGATTTTTTATTGTATTAAATTCCTCAAATAAAAAATCTGTTTTACAAAAAATTATTTTATTACCATCATGAAGATTAGTGAATTTATTTAATTGTATGAAATTCATAATTTTATTTTTTAATGGTATTCATCAACAATTTTCCTTTTTCTGTTAATTCTATCATTTGTCTTTGTACTGTCATATTAAATTGGTTTTTTTAAGTAATTCCATTTCATCAACGTTTATTTGTTGTATGAAAAAATTTTTATCTTCTATATTAAAAGGTCTTTTTCTACCATATCCAAAATCAAATTCTTTTATATCATTAGGATATTTTTCATATAAAAAATGATGTTTTAGTTCTGTTAATAAATCATAATCGGCACTTGGGATATTAAGCCATTCAATAACAAATGTTAAAATAAAATCATGTTTTACAATAAAAAAACTTTGTTCTACCCAATCACTATGTAAAATACTCATTAAAGATTTACATTGTTTATTTTCCAATTGTTCATAAACATTATTTATATCACCAAAAAAAAGACAATCTTGTTCTTTATAAATAAAATCACAATTGTTATTATAACAAATTAATAATCCTATTAAAATTGAGAGGCTCCACCCACTGAGGTGAAATTTTTTTGTTTTAATTAAATCACCAATGTGTCCTAAATTGTGTTCTAAATTAATAAATTCCGTGTTATCATATTTTTCCTTCTCAAAGTTTCCGTCAATATTAATCACATAAATTTTATTATTTGTGAATTTTCTGGTATTTTTATACCATATATCAAAAAATTTATCTTTGTCAAATCCTGAATACATTTTGTTATTACCCTGAAAATATCCGGTAATAATATTAAAATTATTATTCATATTATTGTAAAATTTAATTTGGATTGTGATTTTGTTGTACTATCTTTAATTTTATTATTTTTAAGGTTTATATGGTAAAATAAATTACTATTCCTTAATTGTAATGAATCAAATAATAATTTAAAAGAACTATCTATAAAATGTGATTCACAACTTTTTTCCATTAAATAACAATAATCAAAAATATTATTAGATAAACCTTTTTTTGGTGATATTATTGGTAAGTCTTTGTTTATTATTTTCCCTTTATTAATTTCAAAATTTCTATCCAAATCGTCGTGTAAAAAAACATAGTTATTCTCCTTAACTTGATATAAATCAAATAATTTTTTTTCTGATTCTATATCACGATTTACAAAAAATTTGTCCCATCTATAATCAAATGGTAAATTATTTTGAAGATAAAAACTGTCATCAAATTCTTTAGAATTAGGGTGTCTGTAAAATCCTGCAATTATTAATTCATTTTTATTTATATTATTTTCATTAATATAATTTTGAACAAAATCGTCGTCCCCAATTAAAAATGATAAATTATTTAAATCACGATACATAAATGATACACTATCTAAATTATGTGATTTGACAAACATTATATATTCTTCATTAGGGTTAATTAAAGAACGAACTAAACCATTACAAATTATGTGATCACCTAAACCTAAATGATGATAGATATATTTCATGAACTTTTAATTACAAAAATTATTTAATTCATTCATCTCATTAAAATTTTTTATATGATGAAATGTTATATTATTTTTTATTTCATTTTGATTAATGTTATATGATAATGGGGGTTCAGAATGAAACATCTCATCTGTTTTCATTTTTATACCACACTCAATTAAATTTAAACCTAATGTTACATCGGCAAACATCGTATTTTTATGATGTATTTTTTCACAAAGAACATTTAATACTTCTCTATGTAACAATACCCCACCGCCCCCTGAATGATAAAACAAATCTTTCATTTTAGGCCAACAATTAATTAAAAATCCGTACGCTGATTTAGTATCACAACCCACAACAAATTCTTCTAATTTTTTTGTGTTTACAAATGTATCATCATCACAGAAAAAAAACCATTCCTTATCTAAAAAATTATTTTTTAGATATTTAAAAATGTTTATATGTTTCTCTTCTAAACTCCAATAGTCGGATTTATCAGTGACTTTAATGGTTTTTTCATCTTTACCATCATCATCTGAGTAAAAAAATAAATCCTGATTTTTTCCCCATGTTTCAGAAACATTTCTTTGTCTATCCAAGTATATTTTACTTGTCATTACAAAATAAGTAATTTTTTTCATATTAAATTAAAACCATTGATGTAGATTAATTCCTAAAGAAGTGATTTGATTTACTAATTCATTTTTAGTTTGTTCATTTTCTTTTGGCATAAATCTTTCGTGAAACTCAACATAAAGTTCATTAATTTTTTTTATAGAACCTTTCTCCAGTAAGTCTCTAAGAACTGCAAATTCACTCCCCTCAATATCCATTTTACAAACAATATAATCATCATCATTATACTGTTGGAGAAAGTTACTTAATGAAATTGATTCTACCTCAACCTTTGTTTCATATCCTGGATGAATAAATCCAATATTGTCAATTGACGACCCCCAACCATCAACATCTGATTGTCCATCGTGAGGTGAACCTGAACGACTTTTTCTGTGGTTTTCTTGGTTAAAAAATACTGTTCCATCCTCAATCCACACCGCTTTTTGATGTGGTGTAACATTGTACGGAATTTGTTTTATTCTTTCAATAATGTTACAAGCTGGATTAGCTTCAAATGTGTGAATTTCAAAATCTTCAGTTACAATTTTTTTACCTATAAAATCTTTTAACCCCTCACATAAATGTGTTCCGCAATCTAAAAATACTTTTTTCATATTTTATTTTATTTTATTTTATTTAATATTATCTACACTAATTTTGAGTGTTCTGGATAAATCATATCATCGTTCTCATTAAATGCTTGACCAACAAATCTATTATTTTCTCTTTTAGATGGAAATGGTTTATTATTAAAAAACTCATCATGAACCACACAATTATCTTTAATTAACGGGTAAATAATATCTTTAAGAAAAAATTGATCTACTTGCCAAAAATTACCCTTAACATACTCATCAATTTTTGTTTTCATATTATGTATTGTTCCTTTTTTTGATCCCCACATTCCACCAAGTATTTCTATGTTATGATACGGGTGATCTTTCATAATATGAAATCCTTTATCAGACTCTAACCATTCATCAACGGCATTTTTTTCTCTTTCATTTAATCTTGAGTCACAATCTCTAACAATTACAACATCAACATCATCTTCACTTGATGGGTAAAACCTCCAGAACATTCCTGTCCAATCACCATCAGTGTCCATTAAAATAATTTCGGTGTTATCAAAACTATTTAATTTTTCTATAATTTCTGTCGGAACACTTTTTCCAACATAATATCTACATATCCAATCAGGATAAATAGTTTTAGCAAGTTCAGAATTTTTAATCGCACCAATATTATATATTGGATTTGTTCCCCATAAACTAAAAGATATTATTTTTTTCATAAACCAAAATTTTTTTCTTTTCGTTTAATATAAACATTTCTATCAATAGTGTCAAACTTTACATTATCAATATGAACAAAATCTCTTTTACCAAATCCAGCGTCAGGATGTTCATGTCTAATAATTATATCATTAAAATATGTTTGTTTGTTTAATAAGTTTGCAACATCCATAAATTCATTATCCGCCCATAACGATGTGTAGTCAGGATGATAAATATAATTAAATCTTTCGTAATATTTTTTACCTAAGATACATAAAGTATTCAACCTATTACCTTGATTTCCATCGTTAAACCATAAAACCCCGTCAGTGTTAGGATATAGTTCAGTCATTTTATTTCTGATTATATTATCATACCCTTTAACTTTTGGTATCATGTCATCAGAGGCAATTAAAATAATATCCCAATCACCAATTGTTATATCTCTATTAACCGCATTTATTTTATTTTTACTAAAACCAAGATTGTACTTTAAATTTTTATAAGTTTTTAATTTTTCTAAAACATTATGATTGTTCATAGACTCGTCGTCTGTATCTATTGTAATTTGAAACTCAACATTATCAATGTTTTCCGCTAATTGGTAATATATGTCTAAAACGTTAAAAAATTTATCTCTCCTACCTCTTGTTGGGAATTTAATTAGTATTTTCATTTTTAAAAATATTATTTTTATTCATTATATAATTATATAATTCTTGTGTGTTTTTATTTGCCTCAGTAGATACGGTACCATCTTTCTCATGGTGAAAATATGTGAATAGAGGTTTTGGTATTCTTTTACCAACAAAACCATTGTTCATCATTCTAACCCATAAATCATAATCTTCCCATCCTTTCATTTCTTCGTCATATCCTCCACAAATATCAAATGATTCTCTTGTAAACATTGAACAATTCACAATGAATGGTCCTTGTATCAATCTTTCTTTTGTCCATTCAGGACGATTCTCAATTCCACTCATTTGTCCAATGTGATTAGTATCGCAATATACGGGACTGATATTGTTATCTTTTTTAATAATATTCACACAAGTTTGAATATATTCTGATGAAATCATGTCGTCAGAATCTAAAGGTAAGATATAAACACCGTTTGAGTTTTTTATTCCGTTATTTCTGGCATTTGCCGGACCTCCATTTTCTTGATTAATAATTTTAATATTTGGATGATTGGATAATGAACTCAATTTATTTAAGACGTATTCATCCGTGGATCCATCATTAACAATAATCAACTCAAAATTTTTGTATGTGGAATTAAAAACGGACTCAATTGATTTATGAAACATTTTACCATAATTATGAACCGGCATAATTACCGAGACTAAAGGTAAATTTTTATTTGGGTTTAATACTGGTAAGTTGTTCTCTAAAATGTTAGGTAGATGAGGTTTGTAATTTTCAATAAAAACTTTCCTATTTTTATCCCATTGTTCATTTGTCATGCCAATTGATAAATGAGTTATTGGAATATTGGAAACTACCCCAACCTTAACACCGTTAATATGGTTCTCAAATGAAAATGTTGTATCATAAAAATGGAAACCTTCAACTGATTCATTAAATGGTTTAACAATTGTTTTTTTATTTATCATCATAAATACACCATCAATAATTACGGTGTCGATGATTTTACCCCCAAAAGGTTCATTATAGGATGAAAGCCATTTTTTACCATTATGTTGATGATAAACTTGTCCTACCATTTCTGAACTAATCTCCCACCACATACCTGACGAAGGGTAGTATCTTGTTCCTGCAACACCCAATATCCCAAATTCAGGTTTCTTGGTAAAATGTTCTATAACTCTTTTAGCCCAATACCCCTTTTCAAAAATGATATCATCATGACATAAAACAACGATATCATTTAGACTTTCGGATAAAATTTCATTATAAACTACTGACAATGATTTTTCACCATTATTAATTTTCTCAATGATTTGTACATCATTAATCCCACAAGTTTCCTTAATATGTTCAATAAACTTTGGTTTTGTTGATTTTGTACTATACCCAATTGTAATCATATCCCCGTACTTCCGAAACCATTTGAGTTTCTATCTTTATTGTTTATATTATCTACTTTGTTAAACTTTATCCATTTACCACACGCTACAGGAGAAAAAACGGCTTGAGCAATTTTTTGTCCTTTTTTGATTGTTGTTGGTAAATTATTTGCGTTAAAAATAATAACCTGTATTTCTCCCGTGTATCCTTGATCAACAGTTCCTGGCGAGTTCAATACCATAATACCATCTTTAAGTGCTAACCCACTCTTTGATCTTACTTGAAGTTCGTACTGTTCAGGAATATCAATATGTAATCCTGTTGGCACTAACTTCCTACCAAACGGAGGAACTTCAATCTCCTCAGTTGAGTATAAATCAAAACCAGAATCTGTAAAATATGCGTATTGAGGATCAACTGAATCGGGACGACTAAAAGAATAATTCACATTAATCTTTTGTTCGTATCTTTCCATATCTCTCTCTAACTCGGCAATATCAATTCCAAACTCATCAATAATTGCTTGATAATTCGGTTCTTCATCTCCAAATACTTCATCAAGTTCTTGGAGTTGTTTTAATAAATCCTCAAGACTTTCCTCATCGTTATTATCACCTAATGTAAAACTCATTTTAATTCTTTTAATTTTTTAATTGCGTCAACTAAAACAACAACATCCTTTTCACAATATTCAGATATTTCTTTTAATTTTTGTTCTTCCCAATAAGCACTATGAACTTTATCTCCAGTTACTTCCCCATCTTTTGGTGTTGGTATATCAAGACAAGAACACATCAAATCTAATGAACCAATTGATGTATAAGCTCCGTATTGCCAAATTTCTTTGGTATCAATGGCTTTAACTTCCCAAGGTTTTGTATCATATGAAGGAAGAAGTTTTGATGGCATAATACCATTAATAATCATTCTTTTTGCCATCATAGGAATATCAAAATTCTTTAAATTATGCCCACAAAGATAAAAATCTAATTTTTGACATCTGTCTAAAAGATTTCTTACTTGAAGTAGTAATTCTTTTTCATCGTCTCCTGAAAATGTTTGTTTTTTTATGTCTCCGTTATCCATAACAAATGCCATAGACACACAAACAATTTTTGCAAATTCAGGAACAAGAGCTGCTCGTTTTTTAAACACCTCATCCTTAGTTAATCCATTATCTTCAGGAAACCTTTTTTGAAACCAATCAAAATATTTGTCAAACTGATTTGCAATACTTGGACTAAATCTTTCACAAGATTCATAATCAGGACATCCACCAACCGTTTCAATATCCAAGAATAAAATTTTTGTAATAGGAATATTAATCATAAATTATTTAATTAAAGATTTGTAAAATTCTGCTCGTGTTTTTGTTACATTTTTAAGATCATATCTATCTTTAACAGTTTCATATAATCTTTCACCCATATCAACAACCATATTTGGGTTGTCAACCAATTTTTTAACATATTTTGCCCAATCTCCATGATTTCTATTTTTATCCACTAATAAAGCGTTACCATCAGTAAAATTACCATTATTAAGTGAATGTTTTAAATCAATGGTATAAGGTCCAACATTAGATGCGATTAATGCTTTTTTATAGAATCCAGCTTCAATAACCTTAAGTTGTGACTTCATTCGGTTAAATACATGATCAACAATTGGTGCCAATGAAATATCAAACTTAGAGTAGTTCTTGGCATATGATGTGGTAGGTTTTGTCCAAACCCTTACATAGTTTTCATTTTCCCAACCAAAATATTCTTCATCGTTAAATTTATCCAAAAATGTTTTATAGTTTGGTGTAATGATTTTATAATTGTTAGTAAATATACTCTCATATTTAACCCAAACAGTTTCTTCAGGTCTAATTGGTCTTCTTGTCTCTTGTCCTGTCTGTTTGTTTATTTCAGTCACAGTTCCTCTTGTATCAAAACCACAAACATAATATTGTAATTTATCTTGGATTGGTTTTAACTTTGACACCATTCCATCTAAAAGTTTTAAATCGTGAAGGTGAGATGATCCCCCTAACCAACCAACTCTAATTTTTTCTGATGGTAATGTTGGTTGATTAAATTGTTCTTCGTTTGGATTAATTGCATTTGGTAAAACAAGAACATTTTTATTAAATTTTCTTATTTCATCGGCGAATAATTCTGTCGTTGTTGTGACATACGAACAAACTTTCATGTTTGCCGTTATCTTTTCGTGTATTTTATTTGTTACAATTAATTGATGTATTGGGTGTTCCTTTGTTGGTAACCAATAATCATCAATATCCATAATAACAACAATACCATTTGATTTTAATTTTTCTATTAATGATGGAGTTTCTTCATAGTTATTCCCAATATTTCTATGGAAATGAACAATTTGATACTGACCCCAATATTTGTCATCATCAACTTTTGGTTGGAAGTCTATGTCAACATGAAAATCATCAGAATATAAATTTTGTAACATTACATGGGGGTCAACGGATCTGTACTTACCAACACCTGAACCATCAGATGGGAGTACTAATACTTTAATTTTTTCTTTCATAAATTAGTTATATAATAATCCAATTATAATCATTAATTTATGATATATCAATAAATAAAAAACAAAAAACCCCCACTTTTGGTGGAGGTTTAGCCGATGTAATAAAATACAAAGGGGTGCGTGTTATTCTGATATTTTTCTAATTTTAGTTACTCTACCCTCAAAAAGATGTTGACCAACTCTAAATTTAAATTGTTCATTTGATTTTTTTGTTGACTCAACTAACAAACCATTTTCTTTCAAAACATCCTCAACAGTTTCTCTAACGATAGTTTTAATATCACTTGCGGATATACCAATTGATTGTGGTTGGGGATTACTAACTCTTTGTTTAGTTTCATTAATTACTTCACCTTTTGCGTTTGTGTTCATTAATCTTGATGCCTTCTCAACTAAATCATTAGATAATGATGGTCCTCCCATATTAGATGGTTGATTAATTGGATGTTCCATCATTAATCTTTTAATCTCATCAGGTAATTTTGAATTTGCTATTCTATCTACTGTAGGTACCTCAGTGTTATACGATTTTGGGATTGACTCCTCACTTAATAAATTTTGTGGTAAGTTATAACTGGCATTAACAGGTTGAAATTCTTCTACCATTGGAGAGTTAAATGCTTCAGGATTATTAATCCCATTACGACCCATTGTGTCGTGTCTCTCCATTATTTTTTTTGATATCATTAATTTATTTATCAAATCTTGTTCTGCTGACATATTATACTAAATTTTCTTGGTTATTATCAAATACTGCATTTATCACAACGCTTGTCATACTTTTATCACCATTTGGGTTATATCCAGGTTTTGGTTCATTAAATGTTTCTGCCGTAGGTCTGAATGACACTATCTTGTCAACCCTAAACATTCTCCAACTTGGTAATGGTTTTTTTCCTAAATACGCCTTATGAGACGCCCCCTCTAAATCCCAAGCTCGTAACACAGGATTTCCTGCCTTACTATACCCAAAACAAACAGGTTCTATTGTTCTTAAACCATTTCCACCTGGTTCATCACCTTGGTAATAAATCACAACTTTTTGTCGTTTCTTAATTGCATCAACGATTGACTCAATAGATGCTACCTCAAGAATAAGACTTTTTAATGTGTTGTAAAGTTTCATTAAACTGATGGAGTGGTATATGGTTTATCGTATTGATATTCATTAATTTTTATTTCATTTTTTCTTTCTAAAATATCAACTGAAGAACCACCATTAACAGTATCCAAAAATGATCCAGTACCTTTACCCAATTCATCCCCATCAGACAACGCATCTTTATTTGTTGCCGAATATTGGTTAACAGGTTTGTAATCGTTTTTTGGGATTAACTTTTGTCTTTGTTGTTCACCTACTTGACCTAACTCATTCAGAGGTTGATCAAAATTCAATCTTTCACTAATTGCCATTTTAAATTATTTTTTTTATTAAATCATTTATCCTTTTAAGGTTTTCTGTGATTTTTATATCATCATTATAATCTTTGTGACTTTTTACGTCTCTATTCATATTTGATAACCATCCCATGTCATCAATTAATTCGTCAGTAATGTCATCAGGCATTACATCACTTACCGCTTGATTTGTATGAGTTCCGTTTCTCATTCCATCAATTGTTGTTGTTACCCAATTATTCATATAATCACCACCATTTAAAATATATGGTGCATCTTCTTTATTACCGTCAAAATATTTAAACCAATTTTGAATTCTTTCTAACTGCTGAAATGTTACTTGTCCATTATCTCTTAAGAACATATTTCTTTTGTGTCCCTCAACAGTTGCATCAGAATTTGGTACTTGATCAAAACATTGTTGTAAGTACTGTGTAAGTTCTTTAGGTAATACTACTACCTGTCCGTATAATTCTTTATTCACCTGTTTTGAGTATTTTGATTAAATTGTTTATACTTATCCCTTCTTTTTCCGCAATCTTTTTAATTGATTGTAAATTCCTTGTTAATATTTTATTAACTGGTGTATCGTCAATTTCGGAATCTTTCTTAACAACATCTCCTGATTTATTTTTTTTATTAAGAATAATTTCGTCAATCATCCTCACCATTTTTTCTTTTTCAATTTCTGATAATCTTTTTTTAGTAAAACAATTTTTACATTCACCTTGTTTTTTTTCTCGTTTTAATTGTTTGTCTAAACTCTTATCAAATCCAAATACCTTACATCTTTCATCTCTCTCAAATAAATCTTCAATACCCAACTTTTCCATAGTTTCCATACATTCTTTATATGTCTTATCATTTTTGGTTTCTTCATCACCAAACGCGCCAGACATATCTATTTCATCAAGTATATTTTCGTCATCATTTTCAATTGATTCACCATAATAAACTCTATAACCACGAACAACAGGATTGTTTGTTTGTCTTGTTGTTATCACAGTTTGATCCATTGTTTTTCTTGGATGCATTCCTTGATCTAACATTGGTATATTTGAACCTGCAAAAGTACCGTCAGAAGCAACAAACTCAGTCATTTCACCATCAGTTTCTTCATCTTTGTTTTCTTTGTATTTTTCAGGAATTTTAGTGTTTAATTTCATTCCTAATTTTTGTCCAAGTTTAATAATGAATGGAGTTGCAATTGTACTTCCTGGTATAATTTGTAATGCAATTAACGGTATTAATTTTAATAAATCGGCAGATTGATCTTTAATGAATTCCTTTTCATCTTTAGGTAATTCAAAATCTTTATTTTTTAAATATTCTTTTGCTGAAGACATAAGAATTTTAACAAGGACTCTTGTTTGTTTTGCCTCATTAGATGCAACTTCTTTGTATTTCTTCAAATCAGAATATACTTTGTCTACAGTTTTATTTTTTGCCTCTTTAAAAGTCATAGGTATTTTTTACAATAAATACTTTGATTTGTGGTATTTATTTAGAAAAAAGATGGCACAACAAAATATTAATCAATATGTATATTCTAAATTACGACTTAACATCGTAAATGAGTGTCAAGATATGTCTTTGGCGTCTGATGAGGTAAATTACAACCAAGAAGTTGTATTTTCACCATTTCTTATTGCCCAAACATATGGAAATAAGTTACCAATAAACATAGATATATCGGATACGGATACCGTTCAAAATTTGAATTTATTCTATAAAGATTATAATTTCAATAATATTTTTGTTTCTCAAAATTATTATAACCCTGAAAATAAAGATTTGTTATGTTTTTCATCATCAACAGCTTGTGATATAGGATTAACGGGAATTGATAATGGGTTGGTAACATCAATGAATGGTGAAGAAATAAATTTCACAAATGGTTTATACGATAACTCATTAAAATTTGAAAGATTATATTTTGATAGAAGATTTAAGATGTTTCAAACTACTGGATATACTACTGATAATGTTAGATTTTCAGGTATAACCGACAGAACATTGTATGAAGTTGTTAGTAAGAATGGTCCAACAGGAAAATATCACGAACTATATGGGGGGTTCTATCAAGGATTTTATAGATTGTTTGGTTATGATTATAATATTTTTCCTGAAAGGATGAATAAAGGATGGTCGGTTGAGATGTTGTTAAAACCGAGATTGATAGATGAATATTTTCCAAGTACAGGAGAAACTACTCTTAATGAAATTTATCCTGAAAATGCTGAAATATTCTTTTATTTTGGTACAAGAGCTGAAAATAAATTTTATCACCACGCAGATGGTTCCCCAAATTGTTTTCCTGAATATAACAGAGTTACAAATGGGTTAGAAGAATGTGTGCAGACTTGTGCTTGTTGTAATCAACAAATCACAAATAGTAGATGTATATATGTTTACCCACCAAGATCAGAAAATAATCAACACGATCCTCATTTAAATTATGGATGTGATTTATGTAATGGAAATAAAGATAAAAAATTAACTTGTGGTTGTGACTGTGGTAAACAAGCTTGTGATTTGTGTGGGTGGGAATGTTTTACTCATCAGTGTGAAAACATAATTACGCCAACACCAACGCCAACACCTGATCCAACACCGACTCCTGATTGTAATAACCCCATACCTGTCTGTACTCCAACTTGTACAACTTGCGATACTTGTGACGAATGTGAGAATTGCCCATCAACAGGATTTACTTCAGTTGAGAACACTTGCGAATCTAATCCTTTATTTGACTCAATGTCGAATGCGATAGCAATTAAATTATGTGGTAGTAAAAACAATCCTCAAATTGGTGTTAAAATATTTAGATGGACTGGTAATTGTGAAACCACAGGAACTTGTGTTACAGGACAAACTTATGTTACGGGTTATACAATAGATGAATATTGTTCTCCTGATGGAATATATGATTATTGTGAAATAGTTAATCCTTTATATTTGTTAGAGGAACATTGGTTCCAAGTAGATGTTGTATGGGAAAGATATACTTGGTTAGATATATGTGATTTATGGTGGAGAGGTGGTCTTGGGGACATTACCAAATTTGAATACTTAGATTCGTTGGCTAACGATACTACAAAATTAATTAAACCCCCAATTACTCGTGGAACAGAAATTGCGGAGAAAATAGAACTTGTTAATTTGGATCAATCTTGGTTAGATGACACCCAATTAAGAATGGGGAGATTAAAAATTTATGTTAATGGAAAAATATTCTTCAAAATAGAAAATATTGAGGAGATAATACCAAGAGCATTAAGTACGGATAAAGAAAGACAGTTAGGAGTTCCATTTAATATTTCTTGGGGTGGTGGAACACAAGGATTAAGGGAAAATTTAACATTCTCGGCTTGTACTGCACTTGACGGAAAATATATACAAGACCCCGAATGTTTCTCAACAGAGTTATTAAACACAACATCTTTAGCAGGATTACAAACAAATATATTATTGGAACAAAATTTTGCGGGGACTTTTGAGGGTGGTATATCACAATTTAGAATGTATGTAGAACCTTTATCGGCACCTGAAGTAAAACATAACTTCTTATTACTTAAAGATACTTTTGATATGTTAAACCCTGATTGTCCTGATTGTAGTACAATTGTTTGTTTACCAAATGATTTCACATATGTTTTAGTTGAGTTGGATTTCTTAGTAACTCAAGATTTTTTCTACATTAGAACACAGAATAATGATTATTTCATAGTCTGAAATATTTATAGTAAAAAAACATGGCAAACATTAGAATTACCGATTTAGATTTAGTCCCATTTTCATCAATAACTGTTGATGACGTTTTTCCATTGGTAGATGTTAGTGGTAATACCACATATAAAATTAATTTAAATCAATTAAGTAATTATTTATCAGGATTTAATAACCGTTGGTACATTGAATCAGGTGAAACAATAACCGTAAGAACAAATACTCAAAGTTTTATATATAACGATTTAATTGTTTATGGTAATTTAGTTTTGGAAAATAACTCAAAACTATTTGTTGTTAATGGGAACATTGAACTTATAAGTGGGGGAACAATTTCAAATGATGGGGGAGATATAATTTTAATTGATTTACCTGAATTTGATACCAAAGTTACTGATTTTACATATAATGACAATGAATTTACTATATCAAATAATATTGGTAGTTCATATTCAGTTTCACTTAATGAAGTTACAGGTTTAACTGTAAACGGTAATTTTAGTGCAACAACAATAAGTGCGTCTACTATTGATTTGTGTGGTACAAATGGAATATTATTTACCGATACCATATCAGGATGTTCCCCAATTAATATTTTAAGTTTTGCAATTTTTCACGAAGGGTTAAGTGCCAATACAATTTCTGCAATAACATATCAAAATTTACCTGACAATGTTACTGGATTTTATTTACCATTAAGTGGAGGGACAGTTACTGGATCAACAACATTTACTAATGGATTATTGTCAAGTACAATCTCTGCAACAACAATAAGTGGAGGTACTTTTTATGGTGATGGTAGTAACTTACTTGGTAGTATAACTGGTGGAACTAATTTAGGTGACGGATTACCAATTTTTAGTAACACTCAAAATAAAAATTTAGAATTTAACTCAATTACTGGAGACACCCTTGATAAAATTTCAACTACTCTTAATTCAAACAAAATTGAAATTGGGATAAATGAACCTAATTTAGATATTTGGCCTTTAGTGGTAAAAGGAAGTAAGTTGTTAAATGGTGGTGTTTCATATATAAGCGGTTATACTTTTGAGGTAAGTCCTTTAGAATATATAATTGGAGAAACTATATATTCAATAACATCGTCATCAACTGTTGTATTGAATTCGGGAGATAGTACATATGATAGGATTGATGTTATTATATCCGACGTTTTTGGGAATACATCTGTAATTCAAGGAACACCATCCTTAAATCCCGAAAAACCAAATATAGATGAATTAACCCAACTTGAAATTACATTTATATTGGTACCAGCAAATAGTATTGAACCTGATATAACCACACTAATATTATATAATAATAATTTGGGGACACCAACGGAATGGACATTTGGTTCGGTTGGTTCACAACCAACAAGAATAATTTCATCAGCAACTGAAGAAACTTACAGTGGATCAACATCTATTAGAGTTAGTGGTGTTACAGGTGCATTTACAACATCTTTTAGATTAACTGGATTAACTACTGTTGACACAACAAATTATTCTTCATTACAATTTGCAATAAGAAATTTATCCGCAAACACAACAACAACACAAATAAGATTCAGATTTTTAACATCCACAGGTACTCAAAATGGTAGTGCTGTTTTTATGAATGCCGCGGGTTCTTCAAACTTTGTCCAATATAATAATACTAACACATCATCATGGCAAGTAATATCAATACCTTTATGGAGATTTTATCTAACTAATAATTTTGCACAAATTTTAGAAGTATCATTCAATAGTCCTAATGCAAGATATTATTTTGATTTAATCGAATTGTTAGAGGGTTATTCATCTTCCCCTCCTGTTAATTCTTGGACGGCAATAAAAGGTGATGGGACAACCACTATTACCGCACCAAACCCAAATGCTACTTTAACAATTTCAGGTGGAACAAATATTAGTTCATCAATATCTGGTTCATCTACTGTTGTTCTAAACTTGGATAATAATATTTCACTTAATAGTGTTAGTGCAACAACTATAAGTGGGGGAACATTTTATGGTGATGGTAGTAATCTTACAGGAATTGGTGGTGGAGATAACTTTTTACCATTAAGTGGTGGTACGGTAACAGGTGATACTATTTTTACACAAAATATTACTGCGAATACCGTTAATAGTTTAAGGTTAGGTATTGGTGGTGGAAACATAAATTCTAATATTTCGTTGGGAACAAATTCACTCCAATCTAATACTACAGGATTTGAAAACATTTCTTTTGGTAATCAATCACTCCAAAACAATACAACAGGTGTTAGAAATATTGCAATTGGTTCAAATACTTTACAAGCTAACATAACAGGAAATTACAACGTATCATTGGGTAGATATTCACTCCGATGCAATACAACAGGTAGTAACAACGTATCATTGGGTAGATATTCACTCCGATGGAATACAACGGGTAGTAACAACGTATCATTGGGTGCGTGTTCACTCCTTTGTAACAGTACAGGTACTGCAAATATTGCGTTGGGTCAAAGTTCACTCCAACGTAACACAACAGGTTACCGAAACGTATCATTAGGTAGTTATTCACTCTATTCTAACACAACAGGAACTAACAATGTATCGTTGGGTGCAAATTCACTCATATCCAATATCTCAGGATGTTTAAACGTGAGTATAGGTACAAATTCACTCCTATCTAACACAACAGGAGGTAGTAACATATCGATGGGTTTTCAATCACTCCGTAACAACACAACAGGAACTAACAACATATCGTTAGGTGGGTGTTCACTTTATTGTAACAGTATAGGATGTAACAACGTATCATTGGGTAGATATTCACTCCAACGTAACACAACAGGAAATAATAACGTTGCGTTGGGTTACTCCTCACTCCGATGTAACACAACAGGATTATACAACGTATCGTTGGGTCAAAATTCACTCCGATTAAACACAACAGGATGTAACAACGTATCGTTGGGATCAAGCTCACTCCAAAATAATACAACAGGTAATCACAACATATCATTGGGTTCAGGTTCACTCCTATCCAATATTTCAGGATGTTACAACGTATCGTTAGGTCAAAGTTCACTACTAAACAACACCACAGGATGTAACAACGTATCGTTGGGTAATTGCTCACTCCGAGGTAACACAACAGGATGTAACAACGTATCGTTAGGTTTGTGTTCACTCCGAGCAAACACTACAGGTAATGGAAATATTGCGTTAGGACAAGTTTCATTATTTAGTAATACAACTGGTTATCGTAATATTGGTTTAGGTGTAAGTTTAGTTGCAAATACCACAGGGTCTAATAATATAGCCCTTGGGGATAATGCATTAGCCTTTAACACAACAGGAAATGGTAATATTGCATTGGGATCAAGATCTTTAAGAAGTAATACAACAGGGTTTTACAACGTCTCTATTGGTTGCGGTGCAATGTATTGTAGTACAACTAGTAATTTTAATACCGCAATAGGTTTTAGATCGTTATTTTGTAACACAACAGGTACTCGTAATGTTGGGATTGGTCAACAAACACTTTACGATAATACTACAGGTAATGATAATGTTGCGTTAGGGTATAGAATTTTAAGACGTAACACAACAGGATGTAACAACGTATCGTTAGGTTCTCTTTCACTATATGGTAATACAGTAGGAAATTACAACGTAGCGTTAGGACAATCTGCTTTACGTTGTAATACTTCAGGTACAACTAATGTTGGAATTGGGAGGTGTTCTTTGTGTTTAAATACAACAGGTTCTTACAACGTAGCGTTGGGTCAAAATTCACTCCGATCAAACACAACAGGATGTCTTAATGTTGCGTTGGGATCATGTTCACTCCAAAACAACACAACAGGATGTTTTAATGTTGCTTTAGGTTTAAGTTCACTCCGATTAAACACAACAGGATGTAACAACGTATCGTTGGGACAACTTTCGCTCTTTTCTAACACAACAGGAGCATACAACGTATCGTTGGGTACAGGTTCACTAAACACTAACACAACAGGATGTAACAACGTATCGTTGGGTAATCGTTCATTAAACTTTAACACAACAGGTTCTGACAACGTATCGTTGGGTAATCGTTCACTCCAATGTAATATTAATGGTGGATCAAATGTATCAATAGGAAGGTATTCATTACAATGTAACACTTCGGGAACTTTAAATGTTTCTATAGGAGAAAGGTCAATGAGAAATAATACAACATCTAATTTTAACATTGCAATGGGTTATAACTCACTTTTTAGTAATTTATCAGGTAATACTAATATAAGTTTGGGTGTACAATCTTTATTTAGTAATAATGTTGGGGCGTGTAATATTGCAATAGGATTTAAAAGTGCTTGTATTAATACTTCAGGAAATACAAACGTTGTTATAGGATGTGAAGCACAAACGGGTGATTTTTCTAATTCGGTAATATTAGGTAATAGTGCCACTGCGGGTAATAATAATGAATTTGTGGTAGGTAGTTCAGGAACTCCTTTAGGAACAATAACAACCGAATCGTGCACATCAAGTAAAACATGGCAGATAAGAGTCAATGGTAACTTATATAAATTACTATTGGCTTAAAATATTTTATGTTTATGTTTTAGTTAAATTAATAATATAACATGGTACAAAAAATTTTTTTTAACGCATCACTACCGAGAGCAGGATCAACATTACTGCAAAATATTCTAATGCAAAATCCTGATATTTATTCCACACCAACTTCTGGTGTTATAGAATTATTATCAACCGCAAGAACATTATATTCTAATGGAGATGCGTTTAAGGCTCAAGATTCTGAAACTATGAAATCAGGATTTAAAAATTTTTGTAACAAAGGTTTTTTTGGGTTTTATGATGGTGTTACTAATAGACCTTATGTTATGGAAAAAAGTAGAGGTTGGCTTGGATACCAAGATTTTGTTGAATTTTTTATGGATGAAAAACCTAAAATAATTTGTATGGTTCGTGATTTGAGATCAATATTTTCATCAATGGAAAAAAATTATAGAAAAAATCCTGATAAAGATCCAAACATTGTTAATACTGTTGAATTAAAAAATATGACAACAACATCAAGGATAGATCATTACTCAATTTCTCCCCCAATCGGACCATCATTAGAATGGTTATCGGAGACATTCCAAAGAAAACAAAATAAAGATATACTTTTTATCCGATTTGAGGATTTAACATCAAATCCTGATACTGAACTTAAAAAGATTTACAACTATTTAGAATTACCTTACTACCAACATGATTTTAATAATGTACAACAACTTACATTTGAGAATGATATAATCCATGGGATTTTTGGTGATCACCAAATTAAATCTCAGGTAAAACCTGTTAAAGATGATTACGTTGATATATTAAGTCAAGAAAATTGTGATAGATTAAGACAACATTATGATTGGTTTTTTAGGACATTTAACTATTTATAATATATAAAAAATTAAAAATATAATAAAATGGAAGAAAATATAACACAAGAGCAAATCCAAAACAGTATCAACGCCGCGTTTGACTCCGTTAATTTAATAAATCAAATGTTAACGTCAGAAAAAACTGATGAAAACAAAAATACTGTAAAAAGAAATTTTGAACATTTGGAAATAATGTTATCAAAAGATTGGTTTTTAACAAATTTAACTGAACAACAAAAAACGGATATTGATTCTTCAATTGAAGATGGTAAATTGTTTATTTTGTAATACTATAAATTATATTTTTTCTTATGGAAGAAAAATATTTGGTTTGGCACATTGAGGGTGGTTTAGGTAAAAATATTGCGGCAACGGCATTATTAAATTCATTAAAAGAAAAATACAATGATAGAAAAATTGTTGTAGTTGCATCTTATCCCGAAATATTTTTAAACTTACCATCGGTATATAGGGTATACAAATTAGGTTCTACTCAGTATTTTTATGATGATTATATTAAAGATAAAGATACTATAGTTTTTAAACATGAACCATATTATGAAACACAACATATATTGAAACAAAAACATTTGATTTCAAATTGGTGTAACATAATGGGAATAGATTATAATTTTCAATTACCAACTTTAAATTTTAATTTTGTTCAACAAAGGAATGTACTTTCATGGGAAAGAAGTAAACCTATTTTGGTGATTCAAACAAATGGAGGACATCTTCAGAGTAATCAATCTTATTCTTGGACAAGAGATTTGCCTTATATGATAACTTCTCAAATTGCAGAAAAATATAAAGAGACTCATCACATCATACAAGTATGTAAACCAAATTCAATAAAATTACCAAACGCAGAAATTATTGATTATCAAATTCAATCAATGGATTTGTTTGGATTACTTATTGCAAGTGATAAAAGAATTCTAATTGATTCTTGTTTGCAACACGCATCCGCCGCACTTAATTTACCATCTACTGTGTTTTGGATTGGTACGTCACCTAAAAACTTTGGTTATTCATTACATAATAATATTATTGCTAATCAACCAACCGATACCACAAAATTAATTGATGGTTATCTTTTTGACTATTCTTTTGACGGAATAAGTCACGAATGTCCTTATTATAGTTTGGAAGAAATGTTTGACATACCAAATATCTTGGAAAAGATATAACCCGTTAAAAATCATTTTTTTATTTACTTTTTAAAATTAATTTCTGTATCTATCAGACAATTCTCTATTGGATAGATATTTATTGTAAAAACTAATAATGGGAAAAATAATTCTTAAAAGTAATGGTGTTGAGACACAAATAATCAACGTAACCGATTTTACCGCATTAAGTGGAGAATCAAATGTTTACGTTTTAGGTATTAACGATAACGGAGATGTTTTAGAACAATTTAATCCTGATGGTTCAGTAATCAAATTTGATAACAGTGGTGATAAAATCACTCAAGGAGTTTATAACGATAATACAGGAACTTTAACACTTACCGATTTAACAGGTGGAACTTTAACCGTTACAGGTTTTACAACAGGATCAACTGAAATATACATAACAGGTGGTACATATTCCGCAAATACTATAACTTTTACAAATAATACGGGAGGAACATTTAATGTTACAGGTATTACATCTGTATATGAAGTAGGTTCAGGAAGTAGTTCCGTCCAATTAGTGGGTGTTAGTGGTTCGGCAATTGGGGATTATTCTGTAGTAAGTGGAGGATTTAATAATACAACTTTTGGTGACTGCTCAAGTATTGTCGGGGGTTCAAATAACCTAATAACTGGACCAACAGGAATTGTGAATTCAACGTATAACGGGATATATAGTGGGAGTACATTTAGTGGTTATTATGGAAGTTATTCACCATCATCAACATTATCAGGTTTAGGAACTGGTGCAACATTCTCATTTTATTTTAACCCACCAGGAACATTAAGTAATGTTTATGTTAATAATAACGGTAAGAATTACATTAATAATGATACTGTAACAGTACTTGGAAATGTCTTTGGCGGAACAATAGGAACAGATAATGTTACATTCCAAATTGGAACAGTTAATGCTCCGTCTAATAGTTTTATTGGTAGTGGGGAATTTAATACAATTTCAGCATACTACGGTTGTTCTGTAATTGTCGGTGGTGAAAATAATAGAACTTACGATGGTTATGATTCTGTTAAAAATAACTTTATTGGTGGGGGATGTAATAATACTTCTAGTGGATACTTCTCAACGGTTGTTGCGGGTAGAAACAATTGTTCTTTTGGTGATTGTGCCTTTGTTGGTGGTGGTTGTGGAAACCGAGCATATAGTAGATCAACAATCGCTGGTGGTAGAAGAAATACCGCAGGTATATCAGGAGGAGTTAATTCTGTAAATATTTTGGGTTCTTACACAGGTACTGGAGTTTCTCAAGGAACATATAGTGTTTATACAAATAATGTTATAAGTTCAGGAATTGGTTTAAGTTTATTAATTACTTTTGATAATTCTGGTGTTACTACAAATACCCAAGTTGAAAATAATGGTAACTTATATAACACTTCCGATCAAGTTATTGTTCCAGGAAATTTATTTAATGGTGGAACATCACCATTAAATGATATTATTTATGAGATTACTGGTACATTTACAAATTCTTACGCATCAATTATTGGTGGTTGTGGAAACAGATCTATTGGTGAGTATTCAACCATAAGTGGTGGTTATCGTAATACCGCATCAGGATATGTATCAACAATAAGTGGTGGTTATTGTAATACCGCATCATCACAATACACGGTAATTGCTGGTGGTTGTTGTAATGAATCAAGAAAAAATTCATCAACAGTAAGTGGTGGTAGAAGTAATACAGTTGATAACGAATACGATACAATTGGTGGTGGATATAGAAATACAACATTAGTTAGTGGAAGTGCTTGTGGGGTATCAACAATAAGTGGTGGATACCTTAATACATCTGGAAACTATTATACATTTAATGGTGGTGGTTGTAATAATAAAACTTTAGGGGAATACTCATCAATCGTTGGGGGTTGTAATAACCAAATTCTTTCAGGTTTTGTTGATGGTGTGAATTTTAATGCGGGTGATGCTTCCTCAATACCTAATAACACATACACCGTTAATCCTACAAATATTAGTGGTTATGGTGACGGACTTCAAATAAGTTTTGATGTAAATAGTGGTGTAGTAAGTAATATTAGTATATTAAATCCTGGTATAAGATATGAAAGTGGGAATCAAGTTTTAGTTCTTGGGACTAGTATTGGTGGTTCATCGGCAAACGATTTAACATTTGATATATCAAATGTTAAATCATCAAATCATTCATTTATTGGTGGTGGTAGAGAAAATACAACATTAAGTGATTGTTCAACCATAAGTGGAGGTTATGAGAACACTGTCAGCGGAAATTACGGATCTATAGGTGGTGGAGCAAACAATACAATATCAACATATTCTGATTACGCAACAATCGGTGGAGGTGACGACAATACAATATTATCGGGTGAAGCACCAACAATATCAGGTGGTGAAAACAATACAGTTAGTGGTCGTTATTCAACCGTTGGGGGTGGTAATTACAATGTAATAGAATCAATAACATCAAGTAATTATACTCAATACGCATCAACAATTGGTGGAGGTTCTTGTAATACAATTTCATCATATAGTGGGTACTATGATATGTATGGTAATACAATTGCTGGTGGTACTTGTAATACAACGGTATCTTCAGAATACAACGGACAAACCATTAGTGGGGGATATAGGAATATAACAATGTCTAAATTCTCAACAGTTGGCGGTGGGTGTAACAACACATCAAGTGGTGATTATTCATTTATTGGTGGTGGTAGAAGTAACACATCAAGTAGTAATTACTCTATGATTCTTGGTGGTAATTCTAACACGACAATTGGTATAAGAAGTGCGGTTGTTGGTGGACAAAACATTATTGCAACAGATGATGATATGGTTTATATGGCAAATGCCAATATTCAGTCATCCGGATATATTTATTTTGGAGATGTGAACACAGACGGATCTTGGAGAATGAGAATATCTGGTACAACATTTATAATAGAAAAAAGAGTTGGTGGTTCTTGGGTAACATCAGGAACATTTGTATAAAAAATTAAAAAAAAAATAAAATATGGGATTTATAAGTGATAGTATATCGGGAACAACAATAAGTGGTGGAACTTTTTATGGTGATGGATCGGGTCTAACTGATGTGTCATTAAACGATATTTTAACAGCATCAGCGATTCTTGGTGTAAATATAAACACGTCAAGTGATTACTTAGGTATTACAGCTATTGACACATTTGATGATGAATCATCAAATTATATAAGTTGGACAAATGGATCAAACCAAGGAACTGGTTTTAATCCTTGGGTTATATCAACACAACCAAATACAGGTGTTTTTTTAGGAAATCCGGCTTCAGATGGAATGGGAACAACTGGTATTGGGACAAACGCATTCGCTTTATTTGCAACTGACGGATCAAACTATGTATCAACATCAAGAACATTTACAACACCTTTAAGTGTCGGTGAAGTGTTTTCTTTTTATTGGGCAATTAATTTTGATGCAAATGGTGGAAATAAAGGTTTTGATTTAAAAGCTGGTGGTGTAACAATATTTAATGCAAATAATAATAATACATCAACAATTACCTCAAATTTATCAGCACCATATAATGTTGTTGATGGTGGTTATGGGACAACACCAATGCTTGTAACATTAACAAGAGACTCGTCAACACAATATACAATAACAATAACATCAAGAAGTGGTGGTCCAACATATTCAGCACCAATAAATTCTTCATTAGCAATTAATGAATTAAGTTTTTATTGTGGAGCACAAAGTGATGGATCAGGACAAAGAAATTTATATTTTAATAAATTACAAATAACACAAAATGTAAGTTTAAATAAAGTTTCTGTTGATGAATTAAAAATCGCATTAAACGTTGGTGATATATTATATTCGGCAGGAACTGGAACCGACTCAACTGTAAGAGTAGACAATGGAAATTTTGCAAATGGTAACTGCTCAATTGTTGCTGGAGGAAGTGGAAATATTAGTGATAGTCAATATTCAACAATCGGTGGTGGATGTAATAACACAATAAATAATTTTACAACAAATTCTAACTATTATTCGGTAGTTGGGAATTTAATTGGTGGGGGTAATCGTAATACAATTGATTCTAATACGTTAAATGATGCCGATGTTGGTGGATCAGTAATTGGTGGTGGTTATGTAAATCAATTGATTTCACCTTTTTATGGTTTCAACACGGTTAATGGTGGGGTTTTAAATAGAACATTTTTTGATTATAGTACAATTGGTGGTGGAGCAATCAATGTTAACTTAGATTCGTTTACAACAATCGGTGGTGGAGCATTTAATACAAACTCAAGTTATACATCAACAATCGGTGGTGGTAATAATAATACAATTGGAACTTTATCTTCTTATTATAATGATCCTATTATTGGTCAAACTATAGGTGGTGGATCTTGTAATACAATGTCATCTTATAGTGCTCAGTATTATAATGGTGGTAGTACAATTAGTGGTGGATATTGTAACACAACAGTTTCTTCATATTATGGAGGGCAAACTATATCAGGAGGGTTTAATAATATAACATCAAGTGATTATGCAACAGTTGGTGGAGGGGTTAGAAACACATCAAGTGGTTATTATTCAACTGTAAGTGGTGGGATTAACAATACATCAAGTTGTGGTGGTTCATTTATTGGTGGTGGTTGTAACAACACATCAAGTTGTAATTATTCTACCGTAAGTGGAGGTTATAGAAATACATCAAGTTGTTGTAATTCAACAATAGGTGGTGGTAGAAGTAACACAGTAAGTTCTTGTTATTCAACTGTTAGTGGGGGTCGTAACAACGTATCCGGAATTAGCGGAACTATATCAGGAATTTATGATCAAACATATAATGGAGGAACATTTAGTGGTTATTATGGGTCATATTCACCAACCTCAACATCTTCAGGGTTTGGTAATGGAGGAACATTCTCATTTAATTTTAATACGGGAACATTGTCTAACGTTTATGTTAACACAATTGGTCAAAGTTATGTTCAAGGAGATACGTTATTATTTGACGGTACTTTATTTGGTGGATCAAGTGGTACTGATGATGTGACAATTAAAATTAATGTGACATCAAGTGGTAATAATTCTACCGTAAGTGGAGGTTATTGTAATACATCAATTGGTAGTAGTTCAACAGTAAGTGGTGGTAAAAGAAACACATCAAGTGGTAGTTATTCAACAATTGGAGGTGGTAATGTTAACACATCAAGTTGTTATTACTCAACCGTTGGTGGTGGTAGAAATAACACGTCAAGCGATTATTGTTCAACCATTGGTGGTGGTTTTAATAATAAAATTAATCCAGCATCATCCGATAGTGGTACTATATACGCATCAACAATAGGAGGAGGATCTTGTAATACAATCGGAACATTATCGGCATATTATGATGTATATGGTGCAACAATAGGTGGGGGAACTTGTAATACAGTTGGGACATTATCCTCTTATTGTGGTGTGTATAGCTCAACAATTGGTGGAGGTTCCTTTAATATAATATCATCCTACAGTGGATACTATGAAATGTATGGTAATACAATAGCTGGTGGTACTTTTAATACAACGGTATCTTCAGAATACAACGGACAAACAATTGGTGGAGGTCGTGGTAATGTAACAAGGTATAATTATTCAACTGTAAGTGGGGGTAGAACTAACACATCAAGTGGTTATTATTCAACAATTGGTGGTGGTATAAATAACACATTAATAAATGGTTGTTCGGCAATACTTGGAGGAATATGTAATACGTCACAACACGATTGTTCATTTATTGTTGGTAGTGGTATATGTAGTACTGCCGCAAACACAACACACGTAAATTGTCTACATTTCAGTAACATACCTACATCGTCAGCAGGACTTGCACCAGGTACTGTATATAGTGATTCGTGTGTATTAAAAATAGTATAAAAAATAATATCAAAAAACATTTCTTAAGAGGAATAAATAAATAAAAAACAAATAAAAATGGAAAACAGAGAAATTAAATTATTGTTTAAATATGAGACACCAGTTACTATTGGTGAACATAAAGTAATTGCAATTAGACAAACACCAAAAGGTATTAGATTTAGAACTGAAAATGGTCCTATTTTAAAGGAGGTTGAACGTAAAGAAACATGGACTGAACAAGAATTGCATGATTTATTGTTGAGTTAATATTTTAAAAAAAATACATATACTTTTACAAACATATTATTAAAATTGTAATATGTTTGTAACTGTATGTAATAAAGAATATCTTATTGGTTTTGAGGTAATGTTAAAATCTCTTGTGGAGAATAACCCAAGAGTTATTGAGGAAGATATCCCATTCACAATTATTAGTAATGATTTAACATCAGATGATTTAATAGTTGCGAGAAAAATTCATAATAATATTTCATTAAAAACCTATGATTCATCAAAATATTATGAAATTGATGAGTTAAAAAAACAACAGATGTCGTTTGGTGATTACGCCAAATATGAAATATTTTCTATTGAGGATGTTGATAAAATCATATTTCTTGATTCCGATACTTTAATATTAGGGAACATTGATAGATTAATTGACTCTGATTATAATTTTGGTGCTGTTAGAGAATTGTATATTGACCAATACAATACCGGAGTAATAGTCATTTCAAAGAAATATTTAAACCCTAAAATCACAAATGATTTAATCAATTTAACAAAAGTTTATGGAATAACTGAACATTCCGATCAGGATATTATAAATCATTACTTTGAAGACGTTATTAAAGATTTCCCAATTGAATATAATTTTTTAAAAACATACAATAAAAAAGTATTCCAAAACACAGGGTTACCTAAGTACATCAAAATATTACACTACATAGTTAAAAAACCTTGGCAACAAAAAGAATTAGTGTCTTTAGAAGAAGGGACTTTATGGACTGAAAGATATTGGTTTGATTATTATTCAAAAATACTTAAACTAAAAAATGATTAAAAGACATTACGATAAAAGTGAGTTATTAAACTACGTTGAGTTAGATAAGGATACAACAACATTAGAGAATAAAGTAATATTATTACATTTAGATTCTTTTTGTTTGGGGGATACTATTTGTTTTGCGTCATTTATTGATTCATTTATAGATTACCACAACCCAAAAAAAGTTATTGTATCCACATTTTTTCCTCATTTATTAATATCAAATAATGAAAAATGTGAAATTATTAACGCCAATCAACAAAAAAAATTAACAATAGATAAATTAATTGATGTTGGTTATGATAAAAATAATATGTCACATACTTTGGGTGGTATGTTGTATGCAACCAAAGATACAATGATGATACCACAATCAACCGAACCAAAAAAACCAACATTAATACCAAAATTTAAAAACGTTAAATCAAATAAAATAACTATTGCTCCCGAATCATTAAAATCAATTGCTCAATGGGATAGAGATGGTTGGCAGTTAGTTGTTGATTCTTTGGTTAATTCTGGTTTTGAGGTTTTTAATGTCTCTTACGAAGATACATTAAAATTAAATAATGTTAAAGGATATCACGGATTTGATGATATCAACGTCTCGTTAAATCACATATTAGAATCAAGATTGTTTATTGGGCTATCTTCGGGATTATCTTGGTTGGCATGGGCGTATGATGTTCCAGTTGTTATGATTTCAGGTTTTACAAAAGAACACAATGAATTTGATTGTTTTAGAGTTATTAATAAAAACGTTTGTAATGGGTGTTTTAATTTATTTCCAAATATTAGCACTAAATGTCCGATATTTTTAAATACAGAAAGAGAAAACGAATGTCATAAAAAAATAACACCAAAAATGGTTATAGAACAAATAAACAAGGCAATTATGTTTACAAACAATAAATAAAATATTATTATAAATTTATGGAAAAAAAATATTCAATATTTCATATAGAAGGTGGGTTAGGAAAACATATATGTGCAACTGCGGTTGCAAAATGTATTAAGAATAATTTCCCTGAAAGAGAGTTGATTGTGGTATGTGCTTACCCTGAAATATTTTTAAATTTAGAATTTATTGATAGAGTGTATAGAATTGGTAACACACCATATTTCTACGATGACTTCATTAATGATAAAGATTCAAAAATATTTAAACATGAACCTTATTTCACTGATGAACACATACATAAAAAATTACCTCTAATTGAGAATTGGTGCAAACTGTTTAATTTGAATTATTTAGGAGAGAAACCTGAATTAGTATTTAATCTTAGGCAAAAACAAACAGGTATTAACAAATGGAAAAGAGATAAACCTGTGATGGTAATCCAAACAAACGGAGGACCCTTAAATGATCAACCTTATCCATATTCTTGGACTAGAGATATTCCGTATGATGTTGCTCAACATTTAGTTAATTATTTTTCACCACAATATCACATAATTCAAATATGTAGAAATGAAAAAAATGCAATTGCAGGATGTGAAGTTATTACAGAACAAATGTCTAACATGGAATTGTTTTCACTATTGTTTATGTCTGAAAAAAGAATTTTAATTGATTCTTGTTTGCAACACGCATCTGCGGCAATGGGAATACCATCAACTGTTTTATGGATAGGTACATCGCCAGTTATGTTTGGTTATAACACACACAAAAATATTATTGCAAAATTACCTAACACGGTGAAATTACCTGATAGTTATTTGTTTGATTATAATTTTAATGGGTTAACACATGAATGTCCTTTAATAGATACCGATATTTTTGATATCGACGAAATAATATATAATATAAATAATTTTTAATATGGTAGAAAAGATATTTTTTCAAAGCTCATTACCAAGAGCTGGTTCAACATTATTACAAAACATAATGGGGCAAAATCCTGATTTTTATGTTACACCAACTTCAGGTGTTTTAGAACTTGTATATGCCGCAAGAAACAATTACACTAACTCGCCTGAATTTAAGGCTCAAGATTCTAAATTAATGAAAGATGGGTTCATATCATTTTGTAAAAATGGTATGGAGGGATTTTTTAATGGTGTAACAGATAAACCTTATGTTTTAGATAAAAGTAGAGGGTGGGGAGTTCACTATGGTTTTTTAAATTCTTTTTATCCTGAACCTAAAATAATTTGTATGGTTAGAGATCCAAGATCAATTTTTGCGTCAATGGAGAAAAATTTTAGGAAAAGTCAACATTTAGATTCAGGATTGGTTAATCATGCTCAAATGGCAGGAACAACGACTGAAAAGAGAATTGATATATGGGCTCAATCACAACCTGTTGGTTTGGCTTTAGAAAGATTACAACAAATTTTTAGAGAAGGGGTAAACGACAAAATATTGTTTGTTAGATTTGAGGATTTAACCTCAAGTCCTAAAACAGAAATAGAAAGAATTTATACCTATTTAGGATTACCGTATTATGAAGGTCATGACTTTAATAACGTAACTCAAATTACAAAAGAAGATGATTCAATTTATGGTATTTACGGTGATCATGTCATTAAACAACGAATAGAACCTACCAAAAAAGATTATCGGGATATCTTAGGTGATGATGCTTCTAATTGGATAAAAAACAGATACAAATGGGTATTTAATCAATTTGGTTATTTTTAATTATTATGGAGAATAAAATTTATTGGTTTACCGGTCAGCCAGGTGCGGGAAAGACAGTTTTGTCTTTAATGTTAAAAACGGTTTTAGAACTTGACAATAGTAATAAAGTATTTCATATTGATGGAGATGAATTAAGAAGTCTTTTTAATAATCAAAAATACGGTAGAGAAGGTCGTGAAGAGAATATAAAACGAGCACAAGATATTGCTAAATTTATATTAGCTCAAGGACATAGTGTTGTTGTTAGTTTGGTTGCACCATACAAAGAACTTAGAGAAAGTCTTAAACAAGAGTTGGGTAATTTGCTTGTTGAGTTTTATGTTCACACTACAGATATTAGAGGTAGAGAACATTTTCACACCGACGAATATGAAAAACCAACAGAAAATTATTTAGATATTAATACAACTAATGTTGACCCACAAATATCACTAAACCAAATAATAGAACACATTTCAAAATGAATTGGGAAGTAAAAAATCACGGAGGAGAACCTACAACAAACGAAAGTAAAAAATATGCAATATTTGTTGGTAGATACCAACCATACCATTATGGACATATTGAGTTAATACAACAAAAATTAAATCAAGGAATTCCTGCTCTTATTATGGTTAGGGATATTGAACCTGACGAAAAAAATCCATTTACCACTGAACAAACGGTAAAGATGATTGAGGAATATCATAACTCAAAAGGTGATGATGTTAAAGTTGTTATTATTCCTGATATTGAATCTGTTAATTACGGTAGAGGTGTTGGGTATGAAATAAATGAATTCACACCACCAGATAATATTGGATTCATATCTGCAACAGGAATAAGAAACTCAATTGCTAAAGGTGACGACAAATGGAAAGATATGGTGGACGAATCAATACAAGATTATATAATTAATTTTTTAACATATGCAAATACAAAGTAAAACTTATCAAATCAGATTTAACACAGATTCAAAAACTGATGATGAAAGATGGAGATTAATTGAAAACGGTAACGAGACATTAGTTTCAGACATCATTATTGATGGACACACTCAAACAACTAAAGATTGGTTACCGGAAATTAATGATTATAAATGGCATGTTAGTTGTGTTGGTTATTGTAGTATTGAGAATAATGTTGCATATATAAAAACCATAAAAGAAGAATCTGTATTAATTAGACATATTTTAAAAACAGTTAGTTATAGATTTTTAGGAACCTTAACTACAGTTGTTGTTGCATATTCGTTAGGGGCAACAATTGAGGTTTCGGCATTGCTTGGTGTTGGTGAACTTATTATGAAACCATTTATATATTTTGGTCACGAAAGATTGTGGTATAAATATATAAGAATTAAAAAATAACTTTCTTTCATTGTATTTATAAGATACAATGGAGCAATCAATTACTATACAAAGTATTAATTATGACGGTGAACTTGCTAATATCTTATTTAAACCAGATATTAGCGAAACCGTATATAATTTAGGTGATCAGTTTTTACCTTTTGTGTTTAATTCAAACACAATTAACCCTAATTTAGAAGTATTTGGGACATATACTATATTAATTTTATTTAATAAATGCCCATATTTTTTAAATGTCCCAAGACTTACTCCTACACCGACACCTACAAATACGCCAACTAGAACACCAACACCTACACCAACACCTACGATTACACCTACACCTACGTTCGATCCTTGTAAGGTACCAACACCAACACCAACGGTTACTACAACGCCTACGATTACACCTACAAATACACCAACTCCAAGTGTGACTTGTACAAATCCTTGTGGTTGTCCTGAACCAAGTAAAACACCAAAACCAAGTAAAACACCAAAACCGACACCTACTTGTACAAGTCCTTGTGGTTGCCCATAAACAATTTAATTTTTGATTAAATGTTTTATTGTATTTATATAATGTAATTTAAAATGATACATCAAATTTCAATAACAGGAGTAACAGGAACTCCACCATATTCAATATCGGTATGTGATTCAACATACACATATTGTTATTTGGTTACAGGTTCAACAACAATACCACCAACATTTACTTTTGATGTTCCATCACCTTTAGATGGAGTTAATAATTTAATTGTAAAAATAACTGATTCTACAGGATGCGAATACTTTGAACCTTATAGTTGTCCTCCTACACCGACACCAACACCTACTCTAACACCGACACCAACACCTACCCCAACCGATTTGTGTTATTGTTTAATGGCAGTTAATTCATCCATGATGGATGGTTCGTTTGATTATATAGATTGTGATGGATTATCACAATTAAATATTCATGTCCCAAGTGGAATAACATATTATACTTGTGGATCTAACCCGACAAACATAATTAATTTATCAATCGGAATAGGTGATTTATGTTCTTTATCCAGTTGTAATCCACCTTTACCTTCATTATCGGCAACACCAACTCCTACTCCCACACCTTCGTCATTACCTTTTGCGTTTATTTCAGTTTGGTCGGCATCAACTACAATTGAACTTCCGTATTCACCAACTGGAACTTATTCAGGAATAATAGATTGGGGTGATGGTAATACATCTGTTAACTCATATGCAAATAGAACTCATACATATTCGATAACAGGTGATTATACTGTAACAATTACAGGTACAATTGAGGGTTGGGATTTTAATAATTATGCGACATCTTATAAAAACAATATAAAAGAAATATTAAGGTGGGGTCCACTAAAAGGAGAATCAGGTTCAAACAATGGCATGTTCTATGGTTGTCAAAATTTAATTATAACAGGTGTAACAGATACTATTAATTTAATTGGAATAACAAATTTGAGTAGTATGTTTTTTGGTTGTACTAGTTTAACTACCGTAAATAATATGGATAGTTGGGATGTATCATCTGTTAATAATATGTCGGGTATGTTTACATTGACATCTAATTTCAATCAACCAATAGGAAGTTGGGATGTTTCAAATGTTACAAATATGGCATCTATGTTCTCGTTATCCACAAACTTTAACCAAAACATCGGAAGTTGGGATGTTTCAAACGTTACCAATATGTTGGCTATGTTTTTAGCCGCGGCAAATTTCAATCAACCAATAGGAGGATGGGATGTTTCAAATGTTATCAATATGTCAGCTATGTTCGCAGGTTCTCAAAATTTCAATCAACCAGTAGGAAGTTGGGATGTTTCAAATGTTACCAATATGTCGTCTATGTTTGGTAATGCAACAAACTTCAATCAGACAATTGGGGGTTGGGATGTGTCAAATGTTACCAATATGGGTAATATGTTTGGTAATGCAACAAACTTTAACCAAAACATCGGAAGTTGGGATGTTTCAAATGTTACCGATATGAATGGTATGTTTTTATCGGCAATAAACTTTAACCAAAACATCGGAAGTTGGGATGTTTCAAATGTTACCGTTATGAATGGTATGTTTAATAATGCTACAAGTTTTAACAATGGAGGTTCTCCAAGTATAAATTTATGGAATGTTTCAGGTGTGACAAATATGTCATTTACTTTTTATACCGCAACAAATTTCAATCAACCAATAGGAGGATGGGACGTATCTAATGTAACAAATATGGAAAATATGTTATCATTGGCAACAGTTTTTGATCAACCAATCGGAGGATGGGATGTTTCATCAGTAACTAATATGAGTTTTATGTTAAATGGTACGTCATTATCAACACCTAATTATGATTTACTACTCAATGGATGGGCATCATTAGGAGGTTCATTACAACCCTCAGTTAATTTTAATGCCGGTACTTCTGTATATACGATTGCAACGGCTGGTGTGAGTAGAAATTATTTGACAGGAACCAAGTTATGGAATATAACTGACGGGGGAGGAATTTAAAAACATTTATTGAGTTTTATTTTTATTTTTTTATTATTAAAATAAAAATGAAAATTTTCATCCAAATCGCTTCTTATAGAGATCCCCAACTTATACCAACAATTAAAGATTGTATTGATAAATCAAAAAAACCTGAAAATTTAAGATTTGGTATTTGTAGACAATTTCATCCTGAAGATGGTTTTGATAATTTAACAGAATATGAGAATGATGATAGATTCAGAATTTTAAATATTCCATATCAAGAATCAACAGGCGTGTGTTGGGCAAGAAACCAAGTACAACAATTATATAAAGGAGAAAAATACACTCTACAGTTAGATTCTCATATGAGATTTGAACAAGATTGGGATGATACTTTAATTAAAATGATTAAAGGATTACAAAAGAATGGCTATAAAAAACCATTATTAACTGGTTATGTCTCATCATTTGATCCTGAAAATGATCCTCAAGGTAGGGTTACCGATCCGTGGAGAATGACATTTGATAGATTTACACCTGAAGGTGTTGTATTCTTTTTACCTGAAGTAATTCCTAATTGGAGGGAATTTAGTGAACCAATACCTTCAAGATTTTACTCCGCACATTTTGCATTTACATTAGGGGAGTTTTCTAAAGAAGTTCAACATGATCCTGAATACTATTTTCACGGTGAAGAAATTTCAATTGCAGTAAGAGCATACACTCATGGATATGATTTATTTCATCCACATAGAGTTGTTATTTGGCACGAATACACAAGGAAGGGTAGAACTAAACAATGGGACGATGATAAAGAGTGGTATAAAAAAAACGAATCTTGTCATAAAAAGAATAGACAAATACTTGGTATTGATGGAGAATCTTATGAAGGGGATTTAGGTAAATATGGTTTTGGTACCGAAAGGACAATTAGAGATTATGAAAAATATTCAGGTATCCTATTTTCTAAAAGAGCAATACAACAATATACAATAGATAAAAATTATCCTCCTAATTCATACGATTATGAAACTGAAGAACAATGGTTAGATAGTTTTACAACAATATTCAAACATTGTATTGATATATCATTTGATGGAGTTCCTGAAAATGATTACGATTTTTGGGTTGTTGCATTTCATAATGAAAAAGATGAAACTTTATTTAGACAAGATGCCGACTCAAACGAAATAAATAGAATGATGCAAGATCCTGACAGATACTGTAAAATATGGAGAGAATTCCACACAAAAGAAAAACCTAAGTATTGGGTTGTGTGGCCGTATAGTAAATCAAAAGGATGGTGTCCAAGATTAACAGGTAATTTATAATTTATATGGTAACATTTAATGATGTAAAAATAGCTGATGTTGGGTATTATATAAATTTGGATAGTAGGGTTGACAGAAAAGATAACCTTGAGTCACAGTTTAATAAATTTAACATAAAGGGGGTTAATAGATTTTCGGCATTTTCAAGTTACCCAAGTAATCCCTCAAATTGTAAAAAAAGTCATTATCAATTATTTGAATTGTTTTTACAATCAAATTACAATACTATGTTAGTATTAGAAGATGATTGTAAGTTTTTAGATTTTTTAAAGGATGAGTCAACCGAAATTTTTGATAAAATTTTAAATACTGATTGGGATTTATTTTGGTTAGGATGTAGAAATAGAAAACCACCAAAAAATTATATTAATAATTGTTATTTTACCTCATCAACTTCCGGAGCTCAATCTTACATTATAACAAAAAGATTTGTTGAGTATCTATTATCTACTTTCCCTATTGAACCTAACGATAATTTAAGGAACACATCAATTGATGAACTACTGTGTTTATCAATATATGATATTGATGTGGTTAATAACCCAAATAAATATAATTTTTATAATTTAGATCAACCTTTAGATAATCTACAAACTAAATTTAAATCATTGTGTTATGAAAAGGCACTTACAACACAATATCTTTCATATAGTGATTTATGGGGTACTACTACCGATTTAGAATATTATATGATATCATCACACCCAAAACAATAATAATATGAACGGACACTTTATTTACAAAAATTTAATTATTAGTCAACATCCAAATGTTGGGGAAAAGTTTAAAACACTTATTGACGAATACAAACCATCAAGAGTTTTAGAAATAGGAACTGCGGATGGCGGATTAACATTATTAATAAGAGATTTATTAGATAGTGTGGGATTAACTAATACAATAGTACGAACTTATGATGTTAATGAACAAAAAAATTTAAAGTTAAAAGAAAGAAATATTGAGATAATCACAAAAGATGTTTTTAATTATCCATATTCAGATTTAGAATATCCTGATGAAATCAGAGACTTTATACAAAGTAATGGTAAAACTTTAGTTCTTTGCGATGGAGGGAGTAAAAAAAATGAATTTAGATTATTATCTCAATTTTTAAAATATGGTGATATTATTATGGCTCACGATTATGCACCAAATGAAAATTATTTTAATGAAAATATAAAAGATAAAATATGGAATTGGTTAGAAATACAAGATTTTGATATTAATGAAAGTTGTTTAACTTATAATCTTAAACCATATATGGAAGATGAATTTCGTTCTGTTGTATGGGTATGTAAAATAAAAGAACAATGATTACATTAGTAACTGGTTTATGGGATATTGGTAGAGGTGATTTACAGGAAGGTTGGTCACGATCATATCAACACTATTTAGGTAAGTTTGAAGAACTACTAAAAGTAGATAGTAACCTTATTATTTTTGGTGATAAAGAGTTACAAGATTTTGTATCTCAAAGAAGACAGGTTGAAAACACTCAATTTATTTTGAGGGATTTGAATTGGTTTAAAAATAACGAATATTTCCAATTAATACAAACTATACGAACAAATCCTGATTGGTTTAACCAAGTTGGGTGGTTAAAGGACTCAACTCAATCTAAATTAGAAATGTATAACCCTTTGGTTATGTCTAAAATGTTTTTACTTAATGATGCAAAAATTTTAGATAAATTTAATTCAGATAAACTATTTTGGGTTGATGCCGGTTTAAGTAATACCGTACATATGGGTTATTTTACGCATGATAAAGTTATGGATAAAATAGATAAATTATCTGACAAATTTTTATTTATTTGTTTTCCATATAACGCAGAAACTGAAGTTCATGGATTCAAGTATGAAGAAATGAAACGATTAACAAACTCAACACCTGATATTGTTGCTCGCGGAGGATTCTTTGGTGGGGATAAGGATTTAATATCACAAATGAATAGTTTGTATTATGGGATATTAATTGACACCCTTAAACGAGGTTTTATGGGTACTGAAGAAAGTTTATTTACAATATTAACATACCAATACCCTAACATAATTGATTACTGTGAAATAGAATCTAATGGATTAGTTTATAAATTTTTTGAGGATGTTAAAAACAATTTAGTTGTAATAAAAAACTTTGACTCAAAACCAACAATCGTTAAAACTAATTTAGAAATTAACTCAAATGGGATTGGTTTATATATTATAACATTTAATTCACCAAATCAATTTGAGACATTAATCCAATCAATGTTGAACTATGATACTGATTTTATCACAAGAACCAAAAAGTTTTTACTTGATAATTCAACAGATACATCAACAACCCCAAGGTATTTGGAACTTTGTGAACAATATGGTTTTACTCACATAAAAAAAGATAATATTGGTATAACTGGTGGAAGACAATTTATTGCGGAACATTTTAATGAACAAGAAGATTTAGGTTATTATTTCTTCTTTGAGGACGATATGTTATTTCACTCAGGTAAAACCGATGTGTGTAAAAATGGTTTTGGTAGGTATGTTAAAAAACTATTTACCAAATCTTTAAACATACTAAAAAGAGAATCTTTTGATTTCTTAAAATTAAATTTTACAGAATTTTATGGTTCTAATGATAAACAATGGTCTTGGTATAATGTTCCCCAAGATTTTAGACAATCCCATTGGCAGAACAATCCAAGGTTACCACAACAAGGGTTGGATCCAAATTCACCAAACACAGAATTCAAATATATTAAATCATTACAGGGGTTACCATATGCGAGTGGAGAAATCTATTTGTGTAACTGGCCGATTCTAATGTCAAAAGAAGGTAATTATAAGTGTTATTTAAAAACAAAATTTGATCATCCATTTGAACAAACTTTAATGTCCCAATGTTTCCAAGAAACCATTAAGGGTAATATCAATCCGGGTTTATTATTAATAACCCCAACTGAACACAATCGTTTCGATCATTATGAATCCTCATTAAGAAAAGAATGTTAAAATAGATTATTGATATATTTATAGTAAAAACTATAGATGGAATTCTACATTAAAAAAAATGCAACTCTTCCTGTTTTAAAGATACAAGTTGTAAAAGACGGAAGAAGTGATTATAATAATTTTATGGAGATGATTGAGGAATCTGCCATATTTTTTTCTATGGTAAATGTAGAAACTGGTATCCCTAAAATAACAACAAGACCCGCAGGATTTGTGGAAAAAATTCAAATAGAACCAAACGCAACTCCCGAATATTATATCTACTATAGATTTACCTCAAAAGACACAAGTAAAGTTGGTAGATATGAAGCACAATTCTTATTGAGAAATAATGACGGAACTTTAATTTTACCAATAAGAGAAAGATTATTTATAAATGTCCAAGAGAGTTATATTGCGGATGATTTATTATATCAAAATCCTTATATAGTAGATTTCCCTTGTTGTGGGTAATTGACATTAATGTAATAATAAGATATATTTAAGAGTGTAAGGTAAATGTCGTTACATACGGCAGTTAATAAACCAAACTTAAATATATACAAATGATATCAGAAGAAGAAATTAAATCCTTCTTAGAAGGTGCCGACCCAGAACAATTCATAGTGTCGGTAGAGTATGATTACGCTGCTAATTGCGTTTATAAAATCAAAGAAACACCAGGAAAAGGAAAATCAATACATAAAGAATCTTTTAGTTCTTTTGGTTGGGTAGGTGACTTGCGTGGTATGAATTTTTACCAAGGTTCTAAAGAATTACAAAAAGAGGCAATGACTAAATACGGTATTATCATTGAGAAACTAAGGACTGATGGTAATGAAAGATTAGAAAATGGACTAACATTCTTAGTTAAATCAATCAAAGGATATAGAGAACTAATTCAATTTTTTAGAGACGGTGGTATAGATCCTTGGGGTGAAAAAACCAAAGATAAAATAATGATTCTACCTCCTGTAGAACAATACCTCATCTCAAAAGAAAAACGACTATTTAAAGGATTTGAAGAATACAATGATATTACAAGACTTGTATTTGACTTGGAGACGACTGCTTTAGAACCTAAAGACGGTCGTATTTTTATGATTGGAATTAAGACAAATAAGGGACACTTAAAAGTAATTGAGTGTAAAGATGCTGACGAAGAAAGACGAGGTATCGTTGAATTTTTCAGAATCATAGATGAGATAAAACCTTCAATCATTGGGGGTTACAACTCAGCAAACTTTGACTGGCATTGGATTTTTGAGAGATGTAAAGCTCTTAACATTGACTTAAAGAAAATCCCAACCTCATTAAACCACTCAAAACCTATTGCACAAAAAGAGTCAATGTTAAAATTGGCAAATGAAGTTGAGCGATATAACCAAGTACAAATGTGGGGATACAATGTTATTGATATCATCCATTCAGTTCGTAGAGCTCAAGCAATCAACTCAAGTATTAAAGAGGCGGGACTTAAATATATTACCAAATATATTGATGCCGAAGCGAAAGATCGTATTTACATCGATCACACAAAAATTGGTCCGATGTATGCAAACAAGGACGAATATTGGTTAAATACCGAAAACGGTAAATACAAGAAGGTTGGTGTTGATCAAAAAATTGATGAGGTATGTTTTAGACGAGGTGACATTTATCTTAAAACCACAGGTGATAACATTGTTGAGAGATATCTTGACGATGACTTGGAGGAAACCTTAATTGTTGACGATGAATTCAATCAAGGATCATTCCTACTTGCATCACTACTCCCAACAACATATGAACGAGTATCAACAATGGGTACCGCAACATTATGGAAAATGTTAATGTTAGCTTGGTCATATAAACATAAATTGGCGATACCTCAAAAACAAGAAAAAGGAAACTTTGTTGGTGGTTTATCAAGACTATTAAAAGTTGGGTATTCAAAAGATGTACTGAAACTTGACTACTCATCACTATACCCATCAATTCAGTTGGTTCACGATGTGTTTCCTGAATGTGATATAACAGGAGCAATGAAAGGATTATTAACTTACTTTAGAAATACTCGTATCAAGTATAAAAATTTGGCATCAGAATTTAAAAGTAAGGATAAAAAACTTTCCTTATCTTACGATAGAAAACAATTACCAATTAAAATCTTTATCAACTCATTGTTTGGTGGTTTAAGTGCCCCACAAGTATTCCATTGGGGTGATATGAACAAGGGGGAACAGATTACCTGTACGGGTAGACAATATCTTAGACAGATGTTAAAATTCTTTAGTAAAAGAGGATATAGTCCTTTGGTGTGTGATACTGATGGTATGAACTTCTCATTGCCTGAAGGTGGTGTAGAAGATAGAGTATACATTGGTAAAGGATTAAATTGGTTGGTTAAGGAAGGTAAAGAATATCGTGGTTATGATGCGGATGTTGCCGAGTTTAATGATTTATTTATGAGAGGTGCGATGGGTCTTGATTGTGACGGTACTTGGGATTCTTGTATTAACTTAGCTCGTAAAAATTACGCAACTATGGAACAAAACGGTAAGATTAAACTTACAGGTAATAGTATCAAGTCCAAAAAGATGCCAAAGTATATTGAGAAGTTCTTGGATAAAGGGATTAAACAATTACTTAAAGGTGAGGGTAAAGAATTTATTGAGTGGTATTACGAATACATTCAAAAGATATTTGATCAAAAGATTCCTTTGGCGGAAATTGCGTCTAAAGCAAAAGTTAAATTGAGTGTTGATGATTACATTAAACGCAGTAAACAAACTACCAAGGCAGGTTCGTTGATGTCAAGACAGGCACATATGGAACTTATTATAAGAGATGGGATTCAGTCAAATCTTGGTGATATGATTTTCTATGTGAATAACGGAACAAAGGCTTCACACGGAGATGTTCAGAAAGTTAATAAACCAAAGAAAGGGTGGACAGAAGAACAAATAAGTTTGTTCTTTTCGGATAGTTCAAAAAATAATTTAGATTATAAACAGAAAGAAAAATTTTTAATTAACAACGGTTGGGAAACTTCTTGGTCTGATGATAATTGGGTAAGAAGTGATTCACCGTACAAAGAAGCAAATACTGGTATACCGACAGATGTTGCATATAAAGTCGCTAGTTCAGATTCTGTTATACAACTTAATTGTTATCGTATTGAACCTTCGGATTTGGAAAACAATCCTGAGATGTTAGGTGAGTACAATATCCAAAGAGCGATTGCAACATTCAATAAACGAGTGGAACCTTTATTAATTGTTTTTGACGATGAGGTAAGAGATTCACTATTGGTTAAAAATCCTGAAGATAGAAATTTCTATACAACAGAACAATGTAAATTGATTAATGGAAAACCATTCAGTCCTGAAGATCAAGATGATGTATATGAAAATCTATTAAAGATGGAACAAGGTGAGGTTGAATTTTGGAACCGTGTTGGTATCAACCCTGATTATATTTATGAGTTAGCAGATGAGGGATGGGAGGAGTTAATTTAACTTCAACCCATCACTGCTGATAATGTACCAATTTCCCTCAACAAAACTTAAATGAACACAAGCACCTTTTTCAAGTAAAAGTTCATCCCATTCTTCATCAATTAAACCAATATCAGGTTTAATTAAAACGGTAGTCAAAGATTTTATGGTTACCGTTTTATTTTTTTCTGAACTTAAAGTAACTTCTGAACTTTCAATATCTTTAACAATAACTAAAATTTCTTCATCAACTTGATGTGTCTCTGTTGTTACAATTTTGTCCTCAACAATTTTAGCTGGTGTAGGCGGAATGTGTGTTCTGTATCTAACCACATTTTTTCTCGGTGAAATATTTTCAATTTTAAAACTCATATAACATAAATTTGTCTAGGCATTGCCCTGAACTTTAAAGATTTGTTAAGATTCTCCGCAAGTAAAGCCTCTCGTTCTAAAACTTTATCAGGTCTTAATCTTGTTAACTTACCTTCAGCCCCTGTTAATTCTTCTATTAGTTTAGTTTTTTCGTCTTTACCTTCAGTTGCTAATGACTGATAATCCATTGTAAGTTCTGAATCCGGTGTTTTGATATTACCACTAAATTTACCTCTAACTTTTGATAGAGTTTCTTTACAACTTGCGATAAACCAATTTCTAACCCAAACTTGTGCGGGATGATTTAAATCAACCCAAGAAAGTTTATCAATCGGAACATCAGATGGTAATTTAATAATATCAGGATTATCTTTTAAACATTTGTCTCTACCTCCTTCAGTAGTATCATAGTACCAATACCATACTTTTCCTTTAGTCATTGTTCCATTACCAAAATCAAACTTACCACCAGGAGTGTTCATTAAATGTATAGCTTTTTTACCACCTGGTAATGCGGTAATTCTATATGTTAAATCACCAGCAATAATTCTTCTTTGAATGTTTATTTCTTGCATTCTCAATAACATATCAAAAGCCGGCATCATAAAATATGAACCTGCCATATTACCACCCATTTGTGCGAGACCTCCACCTCCACCAAGACCTCCACCATATCCTAATGAACCAAATGACCATGGATCAAACATTGTGTTGTTTAGTGTTGCAGGAGTAAACCATAGTAGTTCATTAATTTCTCTTCCTTCAGGTATTTCGTATATTTGTTGGTTTTTGACTAATTGGATGTAATCCTTTTTAAGTTCCCACTCTCCACCCGCTTGTAACCCAACGATTTTAGAATATGCGTATGTGTATCTTGTTTCGTAATCTAAACTTTTTGTTACAAAGGCTCTTGATAACGATTGAGTTTCAAGATTCAAATTCCATAAACTTGTCCATTGAGATTCAATCAACCAATCATTAACTTTTTGAGAATACTCATCTATTGAGAATTCAAGAAGGGTATCCATTTGTTCGTCCTCTAATTCAACACTCCTTAACGGTGCTCCGAGTATGTGTCTAATTTTAGTGTATAATTCACTTCTTTGTGGTTCTGGTATAATTCCCATAGTAATAGTTTTATTATAAATATTTATTTCTTCATTCTTAATTCGTATAACTCATTGACGAATTCCCAATTAACACAATTCCAAAAGTTTTTAATGTACTGATCCCTCTTGTTTCTGTATCTCAAATAATAAGCATGTTCCCAAACATCAAGTCCAAGAAGTGGATAACCACCACCCTCAACAACATTCATTAATGGATTGTCTTGATTTGGGGTTGACATAATTTTTAATCTACCTGTTTTAGTTAATACTAACCAAGCCCACCCTGAACCAAATCTATCTAATGCGGTTTTATTAAATTCTTCTTTAAATTTGTTAAATGAACCGTATTGTTTTTTTATTTTCTCAAAAACAATACCTTTAGGTGTTTGTTTTGTTGGGGATAACATTTTCCAAAATAATGCATGGTTGAAAGCTCCTCCAGCATTGTTTCTAACTTTAGTATCAAATTTACTAATGGATTTAACAATGTCCTCAAGTTCCATATCACCTTTTCTACTTGATAAAGCGTCGTTTAATTTTTTTACATATCCTTTGTAGTGTTTGTTATAATGAATATCCATTGTCTCAGGATCTACAAATTTTTTAATTGCTGAATATGAATAAGGTAATTTCTCAATACCTATTTTTTTCATTTCAGTTAAAAACTGTTTTTGGATGTTTTCTTTTTCTTTAAGGACTATCTGTTCTGATATGATATCTAATTTATTGGATATTGATTTAAACCCCTCAAATATTGTTTTTTCATAATTTGGATAGTCTTTCTCAAACATTTTAACAATTTGACCCGCAAACGCATTTGCTTCATCTTCATTTTTCCCACCAATGTCCGGACCTTTATCTCTATCTAAAACTCCGTGTTGATATTCGTGAACCCATTCGTGAGCAAGAGTTCTCATAATATCTCTATTTAATCTATTTTTTGCGAGTATCTTTAATATATGTTTGTTAGTCCTACTACCAGTACTCATTTTACCATATCTTTCACCCGTAAAAACTATTTCTATATCATCAACCAACGGCAATTTTTTACTTAAGAATTTTATAAAATCCTCAAATAATTTGTAATCTTTTTTTGGGATATCCGATTTAAGATATTTTATTGAAACTTTCATTAACAATAAATATCTTCAAATGAAAGTTTTATCTTCTCTTGTTAATTGAATTGAGTATTTCCTCTACAACATCTCCACCATTTTCAAGTAAGTCATCACCCATCACGGTATTTATGATTTGTTTTTTTCTAGTAAGAATATCATATATTGCGCCCTCAATTGAGTTATCAAATAATGGGTAATAAACAAGAACATTATTTTTTTGTCCGTAACGATACGCTCTATCCTCAGCCTGTGCGTGTTCCGCAGGGACAAATGATAAGTCATTCATTATTACCACTTCTGCCGATGTTAATGTTAAACCAACACCTGCCGCTTTAAGGTTACCTACAAATACTTTAATTTTTTCATTATCTTGAAACTGATCTACGGCATATTGTCTTTGAGGTTTAGTACAACTACCATCCAAGTAAACAGACTGTTTCCCAAAATGATTATGTATCATTTGTAATGTATCCGTAAAATTTGTGAATATGATAACCTTTTTACCTTGTTCAATTATGTTCTCAACAAATTCAATTGTGTGTTTGATTTTTTCGTTTGCAATAATTTTTCTAACTTTCATCAATTTACTAAACTGAATAGTCAAAGATGATGATTCGTCAGATTTGTTTTCATACCAATCATAATATTCTCCCATCATTTCTTCGTAGTCTTTAGAAACTAATCTTAGATATATTGGTGAAATAATTTTATCTGGTAAATCAAGGACATCTTCTTTCAATCGTCTTAACATCTGTTTTGAAGTCCTGTCTCTTAATTCCTCAAGATTTGATGCTCCTTGTACATTCCATACTTTTCTTTTCCCTGCCATGAATTGATATCCCTGACAGTATCGGATAGCATAAGCCATCCAATTCTGTGCTACGGGACTTTCGATGATACTCAAAAGATTATAGTAATTCATGGGACGAGATGTCATTGGTGTTCCTGTCAACAACCACACTCGTTTAATATCTTTAACGAATGAATTAATAATTTTAGTTCGTTGAGCTTGTGGATTTGATATCATATGTGCCTCATCCAAAATAACCAAGTCAAAATTTGAATTATGTATGATTGAATTGTCTTTATTTTTTGTATCGTAGAAATTTTTAAGAATGTCGTAATTAACAATCGTAAAGTCTTCTTCTGTAGAGAATTTTTTACCTTCACTAATATAAACACTACGATCAGTATAATTTTCAATCTCTCGTTGCCAATTTATTTTTAATGATGCGGGACATACAATTAAAATTCTTTTTGCACCTGTTTCTAAAGCGGCAATTATTGTGGAAGTTGTTTTACCAAGTCCCATATCATCCGCAAGAATAAATCTTTTAGAACCAACTAATTTCTCAATCGCTTCTTTTTGGTGGGTAAGTGGTGGTCTATGTTCGTATTTAGAATAATCAATATCAACTTTCTCTATTGTGTGGGTTTTAATTAATGCGGATTTAGGAACCCAAAATTCAGTTAAATCATCCTTCTCAAAAAATTTACCCCAAATATGATATGACTTTTCTTTTTCCACTAAAAGTTTCTCAACATAAACAGTTTCAGGAACTTCTAATAGATATTTTTCTTCAGCAAATTTCTTTGCGAAGTATGAATCCAAGTCAACCCATTTACGAGCAACTTTTGGTTTTACATCATGATAAGTATTTATATAATCTGATTGTGATCTAGTAGGAAAGAATTTTTTACTCTTTTCTTTTTTAGTTTTTAAAGATAAAATATAGTTATTCGCACCTGAATATACCTCAAGTACTTCTAATGCTTTTTGCTCTATCGTTTTCGTTAGAATATCCAAACTAATTAGTTTTTTATAATAATAATCAATATTTAGATATTTATCAATAAAACTGTTTTTATGTCAAATAAAGTACCTATTACAAGACTGGGTAAGTTTTTCGGAGAAAATGATTTTAACCTTGATATCTCAATGGGAGAAGAATGGTTAGTCGGGGATATGAACTTTACTTGTGTTCTTTATCGTATTGATAGATATAAAACAAAAACTGATGATGTTTATGGTGAGACTGTTGAGGACGGAATTAAATTCTTACCTCCTGTTGAGTTCAATGCGTTTGTACAAGTATCGGCACCTGAAAATAAAATGATGGGAACTACAAGAATTGATCAGATGGAACCTGGTAATATTAGAGTGTCTGTTTATCAAAAAACATTAGATGATTTGGAAATTGATATAAATTTTGGTGATTATATAGGTTACTATGAAAGTGAAACTTTGGTTAGATATTATACGGTTAATAACGATGGTCGTGTAGTTTCTGATAATAAACATACATACGGTGGGTATAAACCTTTTTATCGTACAATATCGGCATCTCCTGTTGGACCTAATGAATTTAGAGGATTATGAGAAAAATGAAAATAATGTTGTCTGAGTCACAATATTTTAAAGTGATGAGGTTAGTGAATGAAGAAGAAGAAATTGATATCATTGATGAACCAACAAAATATACTTATTTGAGTGTGAATCCTTGGCAGAAAGGAACTACCAAAAAATATTTTTTTAATAAGGTAAGATCAGTACCTGATAAATCACCAATACCAGGAAAAATTAAATTGGTTGGTAACCGTGGGGAGTTTATTTTCAATAAAAGTGATTTAAGATTTAATGTTGAAAAAGAAACCATAAGTGTTGATCAATGGTTATTAGATAAAGATTTTAATTTGGGGGAAGGCGCTAATGAACCTCAAAATATGGGAATTACTCCGAATAATATTAGAAAGGCATTGAGTTTGGCGTTTCCTAATAATTGGATGTCTGAGGATGATATATATAGTGCGGGTTTAAGAGGTGTTTACACTATTGGTGATAAAATTAATGATCAAACAGAAGATTGGTCTATTATGAATTATTTTGATACCAAGCCCGAAATTCATGATTTGATATTTTTAAGATATAAAGAACAAGACAGTAATGAAGATATTATTGATTGGATGATAAATTTATTTAAAAATGATGATGCATTCACACAACTTTTAGTTGATAGACAATGGCAGTCAATTGAAAATGGGTTAAAATTAGAGAGGGATTCCGTTAAATACCTTTTAACCAAACTTAAAAGTGCTTCTATTACTTTTTATCCTCACGGTTCTAAAATGGATAGATGGTACGGTATTGATGTAACAATTAACGGGATTAATTGTCAAGTTAAACCATTAACATCATATTTTGAAAAAGATGGAGTTTATACCGTTTATACTTACGGTATGAGAGATTATTCATCTAAAAAAATGGTAAATAAAATAATTTTTGCAAATAATAAAGAAATACTAATATTTGATAATAAAAATTATTCTGTTAACTCAAGATCAAAAGCAACTTTTAATGAACAACCAAAAATAGTAAAATAAAATGCCGATACCTAAAAAAATAAAAAAAACATTACCACTTACTCAATCTAAAACTTTATATCCAAGAAGAGAGGAACTTAAAGAAATGATTGAAAGGGATGGTACTTACCTACCAAAGTCGTTACTCCATGCGGATTTGGATAGAGGTTTTTTAGATTTTGTACGAGATGAATTAAAATGTGTCGTTGAGGGTAAAACGGTACCAATGGTTGATATACTAATCTCAACTCAAAATTGGAGTCAGTTTGTTGAAACATGGGATTTCCAAAACATTGATAAAAATGCGGAACCCCCATTTATTACAGTAATTAGAACACCTGAAGTTAAATACGGATCAAATCCTGCATTAAGATGGAACATTCCAAATAGAAGACAATATTATTATGCTCAAGTACCAACATGGGATGGACAACGACACGGAATGGACATTTATAAAATTCCACAACCAGTACCTGTTGATATAAAATATACGGTTGCGATCATTTGTAACAGAATGAGAGAACTAAATAAGTTTAATCAGATTATACTTGAGAAGTTTTCATCAAGACAAGCGTATCAAAATATTAAAGGACATTATATTCCAATTGTTAATGATGATATTACTGATGAATCAGTTTTAGATCTTGAGAAAAGAAAAGTTTATATTCAGAAGTATTCATTCACTATGTTAGGATTTCTTATTGATGAAGAGGAATTTGAAGTACAACCTGCGGTTACAAGGATATTCCAAATGTTTGAAGTGGACACTCAAACAAGAAAACGAAAACCAAGAAGAGAAGAACCGGCACCACCTTCATTATATACAACAACATATCCTGACGGAGTCACTGAAACGATACAAACTTTTGAGTACACTGCAAACCTATATTTAACCGATACTTATAATGTTGATAATTTTAGTGTGTATATAAATGGTGATTATTATGGTGATACTTTGGAGGAATTTCAAATAAATACTAATGACATTTTAACCTTATTAGTGAATAAAATTAATCCATTGGAAGAGAGTAGAATATCATATACTCAAACATTATTATAACTACTCCCCGTATATATCCTTTTTTTCTTTACACTTTTCTGTAATTAGATTTTCTAAAAATCTATACATTTTAATTCCGCGCTTATCACAATACTTTTTTAGTATATCGTGAACCTCAACAGAAATCTTAAGATTCTTTATTTTTTTAGGTGTTTCTTTCATAGGTAGAATAAAGGCAGAATAAAATCTCACCAAAGTATAAATACTTTATCAGAAGTAAAGTTTTTGCCTAATTCACCAATATTTATATATAAAAAATAAATCTATAAACAAAAAAAAACAAAATGGCAACTAACAGTAAAGTATTTGTATCACCAGGTGTCTATACTTCAGAAGTTGATTTGAGTTTCGTTGCTCAAAGTGTGGGTGTTACCACATTGGGTATTGCGGGAGAGACTTTAAAAGGACCTGCATTCGAACCGATATTCATTAGAAACTTCGATGAATTCACGACATACTTCGGTGGTACTTCTCCTGAAAAATTTGTAAATACTCAAATTCCTAAATATGAAGCAGCATACATCGCAAAGGCGTATTTACAACAATCAAATCAATTATTTGTAACAAGAATCCTTGGATTATCGGGTTATGATGCGGGACCATCTTGGTCAGTAGTTACAGTTGCAAATGTTGATCCAACGACTGTTGGGTTTGATTGTGCAAGTGGTGTAACCGTTGATTGTGTTTTTGAATGTACTTCAGCTAATACTATTGATTTTACGGTACCTTTTAGTGGATGTAACAGTACTGACGGGACAGTTAACTTTTTAAGTGATTTTCCTACAGTAATACAAAGTATGTTAACAGAATCATACCAACAATTTGACGGAGGAACCTCATCAATAGATGCTGATATTACAAGTACAATTTTTAGTATTATCTCTTTAGATGATCCAACTACAGGACAGACAGTAATTGATTATTTTGGTTCTATTGATCCTGATGATTATTCAGGATTTACTAATCCTACTTTTTCTGCGGGAACTCAAAACAATAGATTTGATGTACCTTCAGTTGATTTAGCTCAAACTGATTTAACATCACCATTAAATGATTCTTGGTATTACGCTTTATTTGATAATACAGGTAATGGTAATTACACAGGATTCTCATTTTACTCATATGTAACAGGAGTTACTGCAACTACAACAACAAGTAATTGTGCATCATTCTACGACTATTCAATTAGTGGAACATCCGCAAGTATAAACTATAATACTAATGTTATTAGTGTTTGTTTACCATCAGGGTTTACAGGTAATTTATCGGCATTAACTCCGACATTCAGTGCGTGTACAACAGGGGTTAGTGTTAATAGTGTTACACAGGTAAGTAATTCCACAGTGGTAAACTTCTCAGCAGGTACTGTGGAATATGTGTTAACATCGGGAGATGGATCAGTTACAACAACTTGGACTGTAAATGTTTATGAATACGATCCTTGTTTAACTTGTCCTGGTTCTAACGGTGGATCACAAAATGTTGGTGAATTTACAACTTGTTATTCAGGTAATGTCGTTGGTAAAATTTATCTTTACACAGGTAATTCATTCACTGATTACGATGATTTAGTCGTAACAACATTAAGATCAAGAGGTGTATCTAATTATACTGATGGAAATAACCCAACTTGGGAAGTGACAGGAATTACTGACGTAACTCTTGATATGACAGGACCTTATTCAGGGGTTTCTAAAAATCCTTATTTACCATTTGTGGTTAATGTTACCAACTACCAAGGAGATTCATTCTCGTTTGAAACATCAATGAGTATATCAGACGCTAAATATGTAACTAAAGTATTTGGTACTAGTAATTTTGGTAAACCTAGAACAACAGTTCCATTAATGGTTGAGGAAAGATTCCAATCATTATTAAATTACGCATATAGAAAAGGTTATATTAGAGGATTAAATTCTGAGTTAATTTCACTTGATTCCGCTCAAAGTCAAAGTTCTACATCTATTGGGTGGTACTTAGATAGATATCAATCACCAAGTTCCCCTTGGGTTGTATCCGAAGTAAGAGGTAGTAAAGTTTATAACTTATTCAAATTCTATACAATTGCTGACGGTAATGATGCAAACACAAGTGTAAAACTTTCAATTACAGATATTTCATTCGCTAATCAAACATTTACAGTGTTAGTTAGAGATTATTTTGATACAGATTCTGCACCTACAGTTCTTGAGAAATTCACTAACTGTTCAATGGATCCAAGTCAAAATAGTTTTATTGCTAAAAAAATTGGTACATTAGATGGTGAATACGAATTGAACTCTAAATATGTTATGGTTGAAATGAATGAGGATGCTCCTATTGATTCACTACCTTGTGGATTTGAAGGGTTTAACTTCAGAGAGTACTCAGGTGCTAGATCTCCATTCCCAATCTTTAAAACAAAATACGATTTCCCTGGTGAAGTAATTTATAACCCACCATTTGGTTTACCAACAGGAGGAGATAACGCAACTACAACAGGTGGTGATAATGTTAGAAGAACATATTTGGGTATGTCTAATTTCTGGGGTTACGATCCTGACTTCTTTGAGTATGTTGGTAAAAGAAATCCAATTTCTACTTGCGACATTGAGGGAGGACAGTGGTCTTACAGAACAAGAGGATTCCACATGGATAAAAACGCAAGTGGTATTACTATCGGAAGTGCGTTCTCAACAAGTGGAACACCAAGATTCTATGTAGGTGATGCACCGTTTGCTTCAGAACCTATAAATGAAACAAGTCCTTACTACAGATTGTTCTCAAGAAAATTCACTTTGTTTGTACAAGGAGGGTTTGATGGATGGGACATATATAGAGAAAGAAGAACAAATAGTGATAGATATGTTTTAGGTAGAATCGGATTCTTAAATGGTTCTTGTCCTACAGATAGATATCCTGATGCTAAAGGATGGGGAGCGTTTAAACAAATTTCTATCGGTGACGGTACAAGAACTTGGGCAAATACTGACTACTACGCATATTTGTTGGGTATTAGAACATTCTCTAACCCTGAAGCGGTAAACATTAATGTATTCGTAACTCCTGGTATTGATTATGTAAATAATTCAGACTTGGTTGGTGATGCGGTTGAGATGATTGAGTTTGAGAGAGCTGATTCATTGTATATTACAACAACACCTGACTACGATTTATTATTACCGACAACGACAGGAACTGATGGTTTAATCTATCCTACTGAAGCGGTTGATAATTTGGAGACTGCGGGAATTGACTCTAACTATACTTGTACTTACTATCCTTGGGTATTAACTCGTGATACTGTTAATAACACACAAATCTATATCCCAGCAACAGCTGAGGTAACTAGAAACTTGGCGTTGACAGATAATATCGCATTCCCTTGGTTCGCCGCGGCGGGTTACACTCGTGGTATTGTTAACTCAATCAAAGCTCGTAAGAAGTTGACTCAAGAAGATAGAGACACATTATATGTAGGTAGAATCAACCCAATCGCAACCTTCTCTGATGTTGGTACAGTAATTTGGGGTAACAAAACTCTACAAGTTAGAGAGTCAGCACTTGACAGAATCAATGTTAGACGATTGTTACTACAAGCTCGTAAATTGATTTCAGCGGTTTCTGTGAGATTGTTGTTCGATCAAAACGATGAACAAGTTAGACAAGACTTCTTAAATGCGGTTAACCCTATCTTGGATTCAATCAGAAGAGACAGAGGTTTATATGATTTCCGTGTGACAGTTTCAAGTGATACTGCAGACTTAGATAGAAATCAGTTAACAGGTAAGATTTATGTGAAACCTACTCGTTCACTTGAATTTATTGATATCACATTCTACATTACCCCAACAGGAGCGTCGTTTGAGAATATCTAATAAAAGAATAATAAAAGAAAAGGGAGATAAATTCTCCCTTTTTTTATTTATTGAATATTTATTAATATGAATTATAGTGTTTTAACAAGACAAATCATCAAAGAGATGGTTAACGAAGTTGAGGAAAAAAAATACGGTGTGAAATATTATGCATTTGACTGGGATGATAATCTTATGAAAATGCCAACTCAAATTATTTTAATGAGTGAAGGTGGTGATGAGGTTGGTATGTCAACTGAAGATTTTGCGGAATATAGAACTGACATTGGAAAAACTCCTTTTGAATATGACGGGGAGACTATTGTTGGTTTTGCTGAAAACCCGTTCAGATTTTTTGGAACTCAAGGGGATTCAAAGTTTATGAGGGATATTGAAAACGCCCCGTTAGTTAGAGGACCTTGGTCGGATTTTATTGAGGCAATTAATAACGGTTCAGTATTTTCAATCATTACCGCAAGAGGACATCACCCAAATACACTTAAAAAAGGTGTGTTAAAATTAATTTTGATGGGTAGAGGTGGACTTGATAAAGAAAAACTTGTGGAGAGTCTTATTAGATACAGGGAGATTATGGGATTAAAACCAATTAAAGATGAAAATTGGTTAATCAGAGATTATCTTGATAGATGTAAATTTTACCCTGTGAGTTATGGTGCGGGTTCCGCGACTAATCCTGAAGAAGGTAAAGTTAAAGCAATGGAGGAATTTATTAATTATGTTAAAAGAATGTCAATTAGATTACAGAAAAAAGAATATCAATTCATAAATGATGTAAGTAATAACTTTGTTCCTAAAATGCCTATGGTAGGTTTTTCAGATGATGATATAAGAAATGTAGAAGTAATGAAAAAACATTTTGAAAAGAAACCAGATAATATATTAAGAACTTATCATACAAAAGATGATGAAAAAACTATGATGGAGCAACTAGTTAAAAGAACAATATTGAAAATTAAATCAAAGTAAATAGAAAAAATTTTACAACGATATATTTATAAATAAAAATAAACAAAAATTTAAAAGAAAAAATTATGGCTGATTTGTTAATGAAAATGCCAGTTCCTTACGAACCGAAAAGACAGAACCGATTTATATTAAGATTCCCATCTTCATTGGGTATAAATGAGTGGTTTGTAGAGAGTGCGTCTAGACCATCTATCAAAATCGGTTCAACTGAGATACAGTTCTTAAATACTTCAACATTCGTTGCAGGTAGATTCAACTGGGATCCAATTACAGTTAAATTCCGTGACCCTATCGGACCATCTGCATCACAAGCATTAATGGAGTGGGTTCGTTTATGTGCGGAGTCTGTAACAGGTCGTATGGGTTATGCTGCTGGTTACAAAAAGAATGTTGACATTGAGATGTTAGATCCAACAGGTGTTGTTGTTGAGAAGTGGATTTTGGAAGGTACATTTATGACTGATGTAAACTTTGGTTCATTGTCTTATTCACAAGATGCGTTGGCAGATATTTCGGCAACACTTCGTATGGATCGTTGTATCCTTGTGTACTAAAAATATATTTTATATGAAATACATCCCATATGGTTTATTCCGTATGGGATTTTTATTTACAAAAAATATAAGTAAAGTATCTTTATAATAAAAAAGATTATGGAAAACAATGTTGCACAATATGGACAAATGGATTTTAACTTACCACACGATGTGGTTAAATTACCATCAGGAGGAATTTTTTATAAATCTAAAAAGAAGAGTGTTAAAGTTGGTTATTTAACTGCGTCTGACGAAAACATTTTGTCAAATATTAATCCTAATAAATCAATTAGGGAAAGTATTATTCTACCTTTATTAAGAAATAAAATTTACGAACCTGATTTAAGACCTGATGAATTATTAGATGGTGATATTGAAGCGTTAATGATATTTTTAAGGAACACTTCATTTGGACCTGAATATAACATATCAATAAAGGATCCTGCAACAAACAAAGGATTTGAAACAACTATTTTATTAGATGAATTAAACATTAAAAAAACAGATGTTGATCCTGATGAAAATGGGTATGTTACAACAACATTACCAAGAAGCGGTAATTCCGTTAAACTTAAATTTTTAAATGTTAGAGATTTAATTGAAATTGAAGAAATTATTGATCAATACCCTGCAGGTAGAATACCACCGTCACAAACAATTAGATTGAATAAAATGATTGTTTCCATTGACGGAAATGAAGATAGAAGTCACATTTCTAAGTTTATTGAGTCAATGCCAATTATGGATTCAAAACATATTAAAAAGTTTGTTTTAGATAATGAACCAAGATTAGACTTAACAAAACAAGTAATAGCCCCGTCAGGAGAAAAGGTAATGGTTAACATTGCGTTTGGGGTTGAATTTTTTCGGCCTTTTTTCTGATTACACAAAAATTTTACTTGACGAATATTATATCCTTGCAAAAATTCTGAGAACATCATATTCAGACTTTCTATCTATGCCAACATATATCCGAAGATATTTAATTAATAAAATTATTGAGGAACATAAAAGTGAATAATTAATATTTATATAGAAATACAATTTAAATGTTAGCAACAAACGATTCTGGTGATGTAGATAAAGAAGAAACAGGTGCGGGTAGTTACGGGTTTACAGGTATTGATGTTGCCACACAATTATCTACTGCCGCCAAAGATTTATCAGGAATACCTGCTCAAATAGGTTCGTTAATTAGTACTAATTTAGGTTTAACTGCAATGTTTAGAGCAGCAACTGACTTAGATAAAAAGAGTGCGGATATCGTAAAAACATTAGGGACTGGATTCGAAAGAAGTATAGAACTTCAAAGAACTCTCACACTTGCAATCCCACAATTTGTTGGGATGGGTTTGAAGGCGGATGATGCATCTGCTCTTTATGAAAACCTAATTAAAAAATTCAATATTAATTTAAAACTAAGTGACAAACAATTAGTTGAGTTGGCGGCGACAAGTAAAGTTACTGGTGTTGCGGCTGATGAATTAGCACTTAATTTTAAAGATGTTGGTTTTAGTATTGAATCTGTTGGTGACAATATGTTGGAGGTTGCAAAAATTGCTAATCAAGCGGGGGTTACCGTCGCTAGTGTTGCGGGTGCGGTAAGTAAAAACCTTGAAAAACTTAATTTGTTTAATTTTGATAATGGTGTTAAAGGACTTGCTAAAATGGCGGCGCAAGCATCAAGATTAGGTGTTGATATGGAAAAAATATTTGCCAAATCTGAAGACCTATTAAGTCCCGAAAAAGCAATTGATTTCGCAGCATCATTACAAAGATTAGGAGTCACCTCAAGTGAGTTATTAGATCCGTTAAGAGCAATGGATTTGGCTCAAAATGATCCTGTTGAGTTACAAAATCAAATTGTTAATTTAAGTAAAGATTTTGTTAGATTTAATGAACAAAATAATCAATTTGAAATTTTACCTGGTGCAAAAAGGAGAATGAGGGAAGTTGCGACTGAATTAGGTATGTCTGCGGCTGAATTCTCAAAAATGGCAATCAACGCCGCATCATTTGATGAAAAATTAAAAAAGATTAAATTTAGTCCTGAAGTAAATGAAGACGATAGAGAATTGGTGGCGACAATGGCTCAGTTTAGTAAAAGTGGCGTTGCTCAGGTTAAAGTTAAAACATTTGATGAAACAACAGGTAAATTAACAGGTGACGAAGAATTAGTTGATGTTAGTAAATTAACTGCGGAACAAATAGAATCACTTAAGGCGGAACAAGCATTACAAGGTAAAACCATGGAAGAAATTGCGGTTGATCAATTAAGTGAAATGTCAAAAACAAATGCAATACTTAATGAGAGATTGGCAGCGTATCAATATGGTATGGCACAAGGAGCTGCTCAACCTATTTATAGCGGTGCATTATCTAAAACAAGAGATCTTGTAAAAGAACTCCCAACCGACCCTATGGTTTATATTAAAACCATAGAAGATGTTGAAAAAAAAGTGGGAGAAATATTAAAAGATTTAGGTGTTGATTTTGGAGTTGTAATTGAAGAATTTGGGAAGGCTAAAGATGTTGTATATAATTGGTTTAGTGATGCTGCAACAACTATTAAAGATATTTATAATTCTGTTATTGGTACAACAACTTCCTCCGCAACATCAACTGCAACACCATCGGCATCAAATGTGGTATCATCAACTGCAACAACAACAGTAGGTGGAGGAGGTACTGAAACCGCCTCAACCAATACACAACCAACAAATATGAACATAACCCACACATTTAATTTTTCAAATATGCCAAGTTATGTAACATCAACTGAGGTTGAACGAATATTAAAAGAATATACTCAAAATTCTCAAAATGCTCTTGCAATGGTAATGGCGGCAGGAAAAATAAATGCCGGATTAACAACAACATAAAAACATATTTTATGTATTTATAGGAAAAGATAAAATATGTCAGAGAGTGTATTATCATTTGCATCGTCATCTACATTTAGAAATACTTTAATTGCTAGAAATTTAGCACCTTATCAAGTACAAGGTGTGTACACACCTCCTGCAGGTAATGTAACATATGAAGTATCACCACTTAGTAACAGTAATGTAATTGATTCACCTGATACATTAATATCTACAAATCAAGGTGCTAATCAACTTTATTCATTAAATGAATACGGACCTGAAGGTGGTTTCATTGGTAAATATACTATACCTGGAGCTCCATATCCCGTTGAATCAAATAAAGGACCTTATGACCCAGGAGACACAATTTTAGATTTGGTTAATGAATTCTATATTGATGCGGCATATATACAAAATAAATACGGACCTGAGAGTGGGTTTAAAGATTTATATGTTATTACAGATGTAATCACATCAAATAAGATGTACCAACCTTATTGGGATCCATCAATATTTGTACCATCATTTTATAGTCCGTATGAGATATTAACAAGTACCAACCCAACAGGATCTGATGGTTCTTTATCACAAGATTCGTATTTAGCTAAGATTGGTGCGGCACAACTTAAAGGATATTTTGAAGATAGAATTGCATCAGAGTTAGAACAGTTAACAATAGGTTCTATTAACCTTGATACATTATCTGATCCATTTAGTGCGAGTTTATTAGCATCAGGACAACAACCATTCTTTATTAAGAATTGGAAAATTACTGTACCTGAAAATCCTTTATTAGCTGCGGTATCGTTTGCAAATAGATTATCAGGAACTTATTTTCCTGTATCATTTATTCCTGGTGATTATTTTGATGAAAACAATCCTGAAGGTAATGTATCGGGAGCATTAAATACCGCAAACAATTTAACGGCAGGTGCATTAGGTGGAATTTTAAATAAATTTAGAAATCCTTCTGAATTATTTTTGGCAAATACAGGTAATGGACAACAATCAGTTTTATTTGGTAACTTAAATTATAACTTATATAGACCTGTATATCAAAAAAATCTAATACAAGGAGCGTCACAAGCAATTAATAACCTATTCAACGGGGATAACGGTGGAGGAGGTTATTATATCGGTAGTGAAAATGCGGAACCTGGATTAATAACAAACCCATCTAATGAGGTTGCAACCGATAGATTTGGTAAACAACAAGGAACACTTGTTTATGGACCTGACGAGTTAGGTAAATTGTATGAAGGTAATGATGGTAAACTTAATTTTGGATTAGGTGGTAAATCACATCACGATGGTGATGGTATAGATGGTAGATTCGTTTGGACATCACCAAAGTATAGACCAAATGCGGGATTCAAAGTAGGTAGAGGTGGAGAAACCTTCCAACAGGACGCTGAATTTAATATTGTTGAGGCTCAATACAGTCAAGATCAATCAATTGATGTTGAATTTAAGGGGGGTTCTATATTAGATAATACGCAAAGAATTATTAATGCTGCCGATAATGTTCAAGGGGCAAAACGACTTAAACACGTCGGTAACGCAATAAATCAAGTGTCAAAAGTTTTTAATGATGGTTATAAAGAATTAACAAAAGGTTCTCAAGTAATTGCATATTACGACTCAAGTACAGGTAGTAATGTAATTGGTGAAAGTGGATTTGAAGTTGGTAGAGAATATTGTAGAATCTTCCAAAAAGATACTCCATATTACACTTACGCTGATTTACAAAAAACTGATGGTATAACTACTTCAGGTAGAAGATTTAATAATTCAGTATTTGATAATACTTACAATTTAAATATTGCACCTTTAAGAAACCCTGGATCAACTAACATTGTTGATAATAAAGTGAAAAAATATATGTTCTCACTTGAAAATTTAGCTTGGAGAACATCAAGTGAACCTGGGTTTAGATATGATGATTTACCTGTTTGTGAGAAAGGACCGAATGGTGGTAGAATTATGTGGTTTCCACCATATAATATAACATTCAGTGAAGACAGTAAGGCAGGTTGGAACCCTACATCATTTTTAGGTAGACCTGAACCAATATATACATATAAAGATAGTACAAGAACGGGTTCATTAAGTTGGACAATAATTGTGGATCATCCATCAGTTATGAATACAATTATTAGAGAACAACTTAAAACTAGAACACCACAAGAAATTAATTCAATAATGGATTCATTTTTTGCGGGTTGTGTTAAATATGACATATATGATTTGGCAATAAAGTTTAATAACATACCAACATCTGATTTATATACATACCAACAACTTTTAAATGAACCAAGAAAAACTCAAGAAGAACTTCAAAATATATTAACAAAAATCCCAGTCGACAATTCAATACCTGGGGGTAATAGTACAGGTACTCAAGGAGATGCTGAGGTTAGTCAAACAACTAACACCACAAATGATGTTAAACCCGGACCTACAGTTGAAGAGGTTGTTACTTCTTCAGAACTTAATGATAATTTTTCAGAATATGCGTTTTATTTTGAAAACGATTCACCATATTTTAATAATCCAATAAAAAATCCTTCAGATCCTGCGGAATGGAAAGTTGCGGGTGCGGCATCAAGAGATTTCCCTAATTTAGGTAATAATGCAAATTGGGATTATGATAATTATTACGATTTTTATATAGGTTTAAGAAATCAAAAATATGTAACTAATGCACCTGCAAAATGTTTTGCTCAAGGACAAACTGATCCTTTCTTAAAGGAAGGAGTACAAAACTTTTTTGATAATGTTGTTGTGGACAATTTTAGTGTAATTAAAAATGAGTTATTACCAAAAATTAAAGAATTTATTGTTGACAAAAAAGGACAAATAACAATTGAATTAGTTGGTTCAGCATCACCAATACAAGCTAGTTTACAATATAATGAATATCTTTCTGATAGAAGAATTGATTCTGTTGTAAAATGGTTTAAAAAACAAAATGTTGCTGGAGAAAATTTCCAAAAGTTTTTTGATGAAGGAAAATTAATTGTTAAATCAGCATCTTTAGGTGAAGTTGCTCAAGTTTCACCAAAAAGTAAAGATGGTACAAATTTCTCAATAAACTGTAATGTAAACATACTTGATGGAGCTACTTTAGCAACTGCTAAGACTAATGATTATGGTGGTGAATGGTATTCAGTACCCGCAATGGCTTGTAGAAAAGTTAGAATTGCGTCAATAATTGCAACATATGTACAAGAAGTTAAACCTGAAGATCCAATTCAAGAACCAATAATAGATGTTGTTGTGATACCTAATCAGTCAGGAACAACAGGAACAACAACTATTGAAATACCTCCACTTAAAATTATAGAACAACCAGATCCGATTCAAAAGGTTAAAGACGGTATTTCCAAAAAAATATTAAGACATCTATTTTCTGAATGTGATTATTTTGATGTGTTAAAAGAAAGTGATCCTATGGTATTTGAAAGTATTAAAGATAGGATAAAATACTTTACACCGGCATTTCACTCAATAACACCTGAAGGATTAAATGCAAGACTTACATTCTTACAACAATGTATGAGACCGGGACAAACAATTCCTGTTATTGGACCTGATGGTAAACCAAAATATAATGATGCTCAAAATACTGCGTTTGGAGCACCACCTGTATTGGTATTAAGAATTGGTGATTTTTATCACACAAAAATAATTCCTAATACATTAGGTATACAATATGATCCTTTGGTTTTTGATATAAATCCTGAAGGAATTGGGGTACAACCAATGTTAGCCAAAATTTCATTAGGATTTGACTTTATTGGTGGACATGGATTAGCTGGACCAGTTAAACAATTACAGAACGCATTATCATTCAATTACTATGCGAATACTGAAATATATGATGAAAGATCAGTTGCAACAGAAAGTACAGAAGAAAGAGATAAACAAATGGTTGCTAAAATAGTTAAAGGTGCGGGAACATCAACACCTACGGTTGGATCTAATACGGTTGCTAACCAACAATCACAAAAAGGTGGAGGAACTATTGGAACTATATTGTCAACAAACTACGAAAATAATAATGAAGTTGAAGTTGGTGACATGGACTATTCAGGATTAATTAAAGAATTATCTGAAGGGACTAAAAATTATTTTACAACAATAACAAATCAACTTAAAACAATGACAAGTACAACTAATATGGGTATTGTCGGATTAGCAAGTAGTGAAAGAAAATTTAATAATGGTGAGTTAAATGAATATGATGTACCATTACCTGATGTTCCATTGTATGGTAGATCATTAGAAATTGAAAAAAATGTAAGTAAATTAATTAAAGAAACATTATCAGATGTTAAAAATGATAAGGATCCAATTTCATATTATGTTAATAAGGATTCTAACCAATATAGTGCGGTAAATTCTGAGTTAAGAGAATTAAGAGCAAAATTAGAAGAAGAGGTAACCAAAATGGAAACTGAAATAAATAATATTGTTATTGAACCTGCTAACACAATGACTTCATATCAAGAAAACTATAATTATACTTTAAGAAAAATGGATATGATTTGTGGTAAAATTGATGGTATCAAATTAGGTACCGGAGATTACAAAGTTTACACATTAAGTGGTGACAACATTGATAATATTATTAAAGTATATACCACTAATACAAATCCTGTTTCCGTAGGATTTAAATTAACGGATTATAATAATAAAATATTAGATGTTGATTCTAATAGTATCTTAAAAAAGATTAACTATCAGGATAATAATTTTGATCCAATAACTAAAGTTTTCTCTGGTTTTGGTGATGATACGGCAACTAGAAGGTTCTATATGACTATGTCCCCAATATTTTTGGATGATAATAAATTTAACGCTTTTGTCACTAATTTAACTTCTGGGCCTAAAATATCTAAAAATCAAAAATTAATTGATGGTATTAAAAAAATATCAAATGAATTTAAAGGGAAATGTAAAGAAGAATATGATGCCGAATTAAAATTCTTTGATACTTTAATGAATGGTAGTGATTATCAAACATATGAAAAATATGAGATAACTGAATTTGATTCCAAAGTACAATACACAACGGATAATGTTGGTAACAACCTACAAAAGAAGAATAGATTAAAAGATTTGTATTTAGATGTAAATGTAAAAACAAGTAATAAAACTTATAATGGAAAAGTAACTTTCACTTAATTATGGCATTACAATACTATAACAGATATAATCAGTTTTTACAAAATGGACAACAAACAGTTGTTCCTTATGTAGAATTACCCGTAAAAACTTCTGATAAAACATATATCTATAAAGTTGGTACATCAAGATTGGATAAAGTATCACAACAATTTTATGGTTCACCACTGTTTGGGTGGTTAATAATGTTGGCGAATCCACAGTTTACTGGGTTTGAATTCAACATACCTGATGCTGCTATATTGACTATACCGTATCCTTTACTAACTTCATTACAAGACTATAAATCAACATTAGAAACACATTTCTTCTACTATGGTAGATAACGGAGAAAACATATTGGTAGAATTTGACTACCAAAACATATCGGTAATTGATCCAAACAAAGTGATTGATGAAAATGGTATGGCTAGAGAACGACTTGTCAATCAAGAAGACTTGGTGTTCTATGCAAATTTAGAATGTTCGGTTTTACCGAGAACAAAATTGGCGATAGGTGTTCCATTGGAAGATTCTGTTAGAACAATATCTGTGGGTAAAATTAATTTTTTGAATCCTGGAGATAGTAAATTTTTAGAAGAAATTTATGTTGATGAAATAACAGGTAAAGATTCATTACAGGGTAAAGGTATTAATCAACAAAAAATAGATAAAATTACTAATCCTAATCAGAGTGATGACTATTTTTATAGACAAACAACATTAACTAATGGTAATCCTGGTTCAACAGATACAGGAATGTTAGGTATAACTCAAATTAATATCTCTTATGGTACGGACTTCTTACCTGTTATTGATATTACAATGGAAGATGTTAAGGGTAGAGCATTATTTGAAGCAGGTAGTAATTCACCATATGCCGCATTCTTCCAATTACCGTATCCATTATTTTATCTAACAATAAAAGGATACTTAGGTAAAGCGGTTAGATTACCATTGATGTTAAGAACCTTTAATGCAAGTTTTGATCCTAGCAGTGGGAATTTTAGGGTTCAACTACAAATGTACACATATAAGTACACGATATTATCTTCAGTGAATTGGCAGGCGATGATGTCAACTCCATTGATGTTCCAGTCAGCAATAGAGACAGTACCACAAACAACAACAGGAAACGGAAACAAAAATGACAAAGTTGAAAGTGGTTGGTCAAGTAAAGGATATTCTAAAATAAAAGAATTGTATGCTGAGTATAAATCAAAAGGGTTGATATCAGATAATTTTCCTGAAATAACCATTCAGGAACTACAGATAAATTTAAATACTTTTTTAAAAAATATCATTGATAATTACCCTAAAACTAATTTAGACACTCTTAATAGTTTATCTGACTACTCAAAAGTATTAGATAGATATGAACAAGAAGTTTATTTGTATTCGGGTGTGGATTCTTGGTATGGAAAATATTTGGACACCAAAAACCCATTTGTTACATTCCCACCTACGGGACAAAAAGACGGGTATGTGTTATACCAATTTAAAGAAGAATATAAATCATCTCAAAAACAACAAGAAGCATTAACCGAATTATCGGGTATTGTTAAAAGAAATAACGAATCATTGAGAGGTAATACTGTTTTAGGTGATGGTAAACCAAACAGTATACCTGTAGATATTTTTGTAGATTTACAAAAAAATACTAGTACATTTTTTTATAATACTGATGTAAATAATATTGATATAAATAAAACTTATGCTCAGAGAAACGGTAAAGAAATATCATTTACCGCAACCACTTCAGTTCAGAACCAAATAAGAACACAGTTTGATTCCTCACCAAAATTCTTTTTTAAGGGTACGGCATCTTTTATTGATAAAACAACTACAATAAGAGAAAATTATCAAACAAAAAAACAGGCAATAGAAGAACAATTATCTAAAGATTTAATCTTAAATATAAGTAAAAGTGCTAGTGAAGGTGGAATTGGATTTTCACCAACAATAAGAAATGTATTAGCGGTATTTTTTGCTCAAGGAGAGGCGTTTTTAAGATTACTTGATGAGGTTCATGCAAAAGCTTGGGACTTAAGAGATGATACAATTAGAAAGGCTGCGGTTTTATCAACCTCATCAGGTGCGAATAGTGTTGATTTAAAAGATTTAACAGTTTTAGAAACACCAATATATCCTTGGCCTCAAGTTATTGTTGAGAACAATCTAAAAGAAGGTGAACGATATGAATTGAAATACCCTGGAGATACGAGTATTGCAACTAAAATTAGGGCTTATCAACCTGAAATATGGCCGGAAGTAGAATTTGTTGAAGATTTTATAAAGGCGACATACGAAAGAAAAGTTCCTGAAAAATTCCCAACCGACACTAACAATCAACAACTTAAACCAAATAGATTAAGTTTTAATGCAATTGAATTTCCAATTAATAATCAAGTATATCAAAATGTTGAAGAAGTTAAATTTTTCTATGAAATATATGAAAGATTATTAATTAATGCTTTCTATAGTAAATTAAGTAGGGATTCTAATAAAACATTTAATATGACTGAATATTATTCTGAGTCAGAAGTGTTAAATATGTTAGAATCATTAGGTGATGATAATCCATTCCTAACTAAGAAGTTAAAAGAATATAATTTAAACTCAGGAATTTACTTATCATTTTTAAGACACATTTCAAATGGGGGAACTGGAGAATCTTGGCAAAATTATATCAGAGGAGAATTTAACACATCATATATTAAAAATGATGTTAGTACATCATTCAAGTTGTACAATCAAGATATTCTAACTAATGAAAAATCACAACCATTATTATCCATTAAAGATAATTCATATGCTAAAGAATATTTTGGTAATGCAAACATTGTAGAGAATTTTGATTTTACTGACACATATCCAATAACTAATTTGAGTTGGATAAAAAATTATTTAGCGGACGGAAAGGACATTCAAAAGAAAGAAGATGTTTTTAAAACTAATCAAGTTTTAGAATATAATACAATTATAAAAAGTATAACAAATTATGATGATACTGTAGATGCTAAAGACAAACAACCTGTAACAAGTTTTAATTATAAATCAAACAATAGTGGGACATTTAATCAACCAATTATTTTGGCGGATTTAAAAACTTTTTATAATACGAGAACAATAAAAAATCAATACACTACTGAAGGTAACATTTCATATTTTGATTATGACAATAAATTGGTGTCAGAACAAACGACATCAATTCTAAATACACCTTATTTTATTAATGCAATTCAAAAAGGGGTGTATGATTTTAGATATACAGATAACCTATATCCGTTTAAATCCGCATCATATCTATTCTTGAATAGTTTACCATTGGCAACTTTAAGAGAAAAATATAAAGAAGATAATGATGGTAGTTTTTCAGATTTAAATTACATTATATCCACATTTAAAAAATATGGTGGAATCCATAAAATACCATATGCGTGGGTACTTAAATATGGATCTATCTGGCATAGATATAAAACTTGGACAGAAGATGGGGTTGATATTCTTGATGATGCGTGGACTAATTTTAATTATTCAGATAATTATGATCCCCAAAATAGTGCGGTTACTAAAACATATTCATTAGTTATTGATGGAATACCACAAGACATCGTTTTACAAGACACTATTATTAATGGGTTAAGTGAACAAACAAGAATTAATACAGGATTTTATCCTAAGTTAATTGATGACTTTAATGTATTTTACCAAGGTAAAAGAGTATTTGAAACTCAAGTACAAATTTCAGGTACTGCAACAATATTGGGTAATGTATTAACTGTTAGTACGGTTAGTGGTAATGATTTATTTGATGGTGCTATTCTATCAGGTAATGGTATTACTTTAGGCACCACAATTACGGGACAAACTAGCGGTACTTTGGGTGGTGTTGGTGTTTACGGTATTAATATACCACAAACCGCAACAACGGCAATTAGTTTTTATGTCACTAACCCACCGGCACAGTCATATTCAAATAGTGAGATACAAAGTGTTTTAGATGATAATATTTTATATTTAAAATCCGCAGCAGGATCAACAATAAATAAATTACCAGGATTTGATTTAAGTAATTTAAATCGTTCTTTAAGTTTGAAATCTTGGAGTTGTTTTGTTACAACATCAGATGGTAACAATATATTCCCAATACCATCATTTGGATCTTCAGTGAATCAAACTAAAGATGAATGTTTTAAAATTAATGGTGATTTAGCAACAGAAGTTGTTGATAACCCCGCAGTTTATAATGGTTCAGTTAGATTATTTTGGAAAGCACCAAATTATGGATATTTTGATAATGATAGATTAATTAAACCATCACCAAACAGTTATTTAAAACATATTAAAAATGACGAATCAATACAACAGGCATTCTCAATTAATGGGGTATCGTCTGAATATACAAAAATAAGTGAGTTATTTACAACATTTGAAAAAGATATTTTAGACATAATGGAGAACGAGTTTTTAAATTTTAGCCGTTCTGTATATGATTATAACTCAAATATAAAATCAACTCTTGGGGTTGATACTGACACTGAAATTACAAACAATAATTTCCAATCTCTAATGAGATCGTTAATGAAAGTTCCAAAACCAAAAGATAACATAAATGGATCGGTTGTTATTAATGAAATACAAGAATCACAAATTAGTAACTTCAAACAAGTGTTAGGAACATTTATGGATTATAAAGTTACCATGAAATACGGTAACCCATCAAATTTTGATAAGAAATTGTTTTACACATATTCAAATCAAATCTTAATTGATACATATAGTTTCCAAGGGTATAATGTCGGTTCACCAAATAGTTTACCAAGTGCTGGCGGGTCAATAACTTTATCACAGTCTAAAGCACAAAATCCTGAAACTTGGAAAACTTTAGAAACTTATGTAGGATTTTCTGAGATACCGGAATTAGTTTATAGTGATAACGGTTCATACATTACCGATTTCTTTTTAGATATGAATATTGAATTTACTGAAAATTCAATTAAGACATTATCACCGTTAATTAAAATATATGCCACTCAAAAATTAGAAGACAACAATTTTAATTCCACAAAGTTTAGGACTTTAATGGATGGTTATATTAATAAAAGTAATACATATATTAATACTTTATTAGATTTAGAAATGACTAGATTGAGGAAAGAACTTCCTGATGTTAATATTAGTCAAACAAACACTAAAGTTAGGGCGGATTATGAAGGTGATCAAACTAGATATGAATTATGGGAATTATTTAAAACCATTAACGACACATGGATTTCAGGTACCGACTTTAAAAGTAAGACTTTATTTGAAGATGTACTTTTAATGGACAGAGCCAGTAGAGATGTAGGACAACAAATATATGTGGACATCTTCAAATTAAAAACATTAATTGATAGTTCTCTTGTTAAAAATAATATGTTGGATATTGTACAAACAATATTGACTGAAAATAATTTTGTTAACTTTGTTATTCCCGCATTTGCGAATTTTTATAATGTTAGAGATGTTAGTAAAAATGCGGTACCAAGACCTGAAGGCACTTTAGAATTTGCCAATACTTTATTTGGTACTTATTTAAATGTTGATTATAGAGAAACAGGTTCAAAGTTTGTTTGTTTATATGCTAATAAACCAAGTGAACATTTAGCACTTAACGATAATGTTGATTACAGATATAGAGATGATGCGTTTGATTTGAGAAGAGCAACTGACAATCCGTTATTAGAAAATCAAGAAAACAAAACAAATTGGGCAACATCAAATAAAGTTGTTGGATTCAATGTTGATATTGGACCACAAAATCAACAAATTTTTAAACAAATTGATGTATCTCAAGATCCTGGATTACCAACTACCGAATCATTGGAAGTTCTAAACCAAATGGCTAATCAGGATAGAAACAGAGGTAGTTATACTCAAAGTGTTTCATTATATAATCTATATAAAAATAGAAGTTATAAATGTTCTATTGATATGATGGGTAATGCGTTGATACAACCTATGATGTACTTTAATTTAAGAAATGTTCCTTTATTTAGTGGACCTTATATGATATTAAAAGTAAGTCATAGAATTTCTCAAAATGGGTTTGACACGACATTTGAAGGGCAAAGACAACCTTTTTATAGTATACCTAAAATAGAAAGTTTCATACAATCAATCAGTACTAAAATACTAAAAGATATTCAAGAAAGGATTAAACAGAATGAAGAAACAAAGACACAACAATCTGTGAATACATTATCTCAAACGGCAACTAAATTGGATAATGTTAGTGAAACTAATACCACTCTTAATGTTAATCAAGCTTGTTCTTCGGCACTTAATGAGTCATATAAAAACTTTACAAATGCTACTGGTGATCCATTAATGATAATGAGTTCTAGTGAAATAAATAAAAAAGATGCGGCAAATAAAATAAACGAATTAATTATTGCGAACGGTTCTTATAATAGTAATGACTCAAAAACTTTGGCATCATTTATATATAGTATTATGACGGTTGCCACAAAACCATCTGAGATTTTTAAGACTTATGGTAATAATTATGGGTTAATACCTTTGAATACTAATTATGGTGGTTCTTTTGTTTTATTTGAAAACAAATACTATTGTAATAGTAAGAACATACCTATGGCGGTATTTTCATCATTTGATCAATTTGTGAATTTTATGATTGCCAAGTATGGACCTCAATTAGGTACCATAAAAAATTATGTATCAACAAATAATAATATTTCCGATCAAATCAAATATGGTAAGGCATTTGCAACATTCTATATGGACAATTACCCAACCAATGAGGGACAATCATTATTTGATACTTTAATTGAAGAAAATAAAAATAAATTAGAAAAACTTTTTGGTAATGCTTATACTGATTATGTTAGTTCACAAAGACAATTTACATCACAATCAAGTACTACCACACCAAAACCTGCTAAACAAGTTGTCCAAGCCAATGGTGATCAGTTAATTCAAATGCAAATAGTAATATCACCTAATTCAGGAAAATGGAATATTGATTCGGCTGAAATTATATTTAATAAAAAACCTGAAGAATGTACTGCAACAATAGGTGTAAAAATTAATGTACCAACATTCATTGCGACGAATAAACAGTCGTTTACAATGACAGCACAAGATTTACTTACTACGATAGGATGTACCCAAAATGGATCATACAACATTCAATTCAATGTTAACTCTATTCCAGTATTAGAAGATGGAATTACTACGGATACGACAAGAGCAATAGTTCCACAATCGTTTTTAATTAAATGTCTTCTTTAATTTTTCATAATGTTATGATATTTATAAATAAAAATAGATATGAGTAATACTAAATTAATTTTGGATAACTACTTGGGTAAAAACACAAGAGTTACGGAGAAAGATAAAGGAAATGGGTATAAAGAAGTTTGTGATTTGGATACTGGAGACTGTTATACTATCAGAATGAAAGACGGACTAATAGAAAGAGTTGATAATACAATGAACACTAATAAAAAAATCCAAGTGGAAACCAAAACAGGTATAAAACAATTATTAAATGGTTAATATGAAAATAGATAAAAAAATATTAGAAGAAATTAACAGATATAAGTCAATTAATAATTATATAATGGAACAAGACGCTCCTGTTGAACCAGACCCTGCGGCGGCTCCACTACCGGCACCTGATGCTGGATTACCACCTGCACCTGGAGCTGAGACACCTGCTCCCGGAGCTTTACCTCCACCACCCGCACCTGAAGCTGAGACACCACAACCAATTGATGTGGCGCAAGACCCTGATGTTGAAGAAGTTGGTAAAGATGAAGAGGATAAAGAAGAACTTGAAATCACTGACTTAGTAAATAGTCAAAAAAATATTGAAACAAAACAAGATGAATATTTTGACAATCTATTTAAACAACTTGAAAATTTAGAAAGTAAATTGGGTGAAATGGATAATTTAATGTCTGCGGTTAATTCATTAGAACAAAAAATTGAAAAATATCGACCTAAAACACCTGAAGAAAAACTTGAATTAAGAAGTTTAGATTCTGGTCCTTTTAATCAAAAACTATCTGATTATTTTGAAGATAAAGAAGATCAGTTTGAAAAACAAGGTAGAGAAGAATATATTCTAACAACTGATGAGGCTGAAGATTTTTCACCAAAACAAATTAAAGATACTTTTGATACATACGATGACGATGATATGATGCCTTAATTAAGGGAGGGACATCCGTGTCCCTCTCAAAATTTTTGAATACATATTGACTGCGACACTTTTTTAATTTATACTTCCTATTGTAAACTTTTAATAACACAAATATATGGCGACAAACAATGTTTTAGATGCAGTTTTGGCTCAGTACGAGAACTCAAAACAAGGTAGTTCATCTTCTACCTCAAAAATGACACAAGATGAGAGAATGAAAAAATATTTTGCTGCAATTCTTAAAGACAGTGAAAAACAAGGTCAGAAACGACTACGAATTCTACCAACAACCGATGGATCATCTCCTTTTAAAGAGGTTTGGTTTCATGAAGTTAAAGTAGATGGAAAATGGGTTAAACTTTACGATCCAGGTAAAAACGACAATGAGCGTTCACCATTAAATGAAGTTCACGATGATTTAATGTCAACAGGTAAAGATTCCGATAAGGAAATTGCCAAACAATATAAAGCTCGTAAATTTTATATCGTTAAAGTTATTGATCGTGACAACGAACAAGACGGTGTTAAATTTTGGAGATTTAAACACAATTACAAACAAGAAGGTATTCTTGACAAAATCATTCCTATTTGGAAAGCAAAAGGTGATGTTACCGATGCTGATAAAGGTAGAGATTTGATTTTGGAGTTGACAAAGGCAAAAACAAATGCGGGAATTAACTATACTGTAATTCAAACTGTTATGTATGATGATCCAGCACCACTTCACGAAGACACGGACACTATGAAAGAATGGGTTAGTGATGAATTGACTTGGGAGGATGTCTACTCTAAAAAACCTGTAGAATATCTTGAAGCAATTTCTCGTGGAGAAACACCAAGATGGGATTCTGATAAAGGTGGGTATGTTTATGCTAATGATGAGGTTGCTGAAACTTCTATCGGAGGTACTAAATCAAAACCAACACCTGTTGTTGATCCTCAACAAAATGAGGAAATTGACGAAGAGTTACCATTCTAAAAAAAAGAACCTATAGTGTAGGTAGTGATTTACAAAGTCACTACCTTTTTTTATCTTTTAACAAAACAAACTATTATGGCAATTAAAAAGAAAGAAGTATCATTTGATAGTATCAAAAGTAAATTTTCTACAAAGACAAAATACAAACCTGAAAGTTTTTATAACTGTGGTGAGGCGTTTATGGAGGCTTGTGGATTACCAGGTCCTGTAATGGGAGGTATTAATATGTTCTTGGGACACTCAAACACATCAAAAACAACGGCAATGATTCTTGCTGCTGCTGATGCTCAAAGAAAAGGACATTTACCTGTTCTTATTATTACTGAAAAGAAATGGTCATGGGAACACGCAATTGAACTTGGATTACAAGTTGAAAAAACTGAAGATGGTGAATATGATGGTATGTTCATTTTTAACGATTCTTTTGATGTGATTGAACAAGCAACTGAGTTCATTAATGATATCCTTGACGCACAAGAAAAAGGTGACATCCCTTATAGTTTATTATTCCTTTGGGATAGTATCGGATCAATCCCTTGTCAAATGACATTTGATGGTAAAGGTGGTGGAATGCACAATGCGAAAGTATTAGCGGACAAAATTGGTATGGGAATCCATTCTCGTATCTCTAAATCAAAAAAAGAAGATTACCCATATTACAACACTTTAGTGGTGTTAAATCAACCTTGGGTACTACTTCCCGATAATCCATTCGGACAACCTGAGATTCAAGCAAAAGGAGGAACTGCAGTATGGTTAGCAAGTAGTTTAGTATTCTTATTTGGTAATCAAAAGAAAGCGGGTATCAGTCATATTGATGCAACTAAAAATGGTAGAAAAGTATCATTTGCAATTAGAACAAAAATCTCTATTTTGAAAAACCATGTTAATGGTATTGGATATAAAGATGGTAAAATAATTGCAGTACCTCATGGATATATAACCGATACAAAAGATTCTTTGGATAAATATAAAAAAGAATATTCGGATTATTGGGTACAAAAAATGGGGGATTCAAACTATACATTAGATGAGTCTGTTGCATATGATGAAGAAGTAGAGTAATATTGTAGAACGAATTAATCGTATTAAAATGACCAAGACACTTATTGTTGATGGTAACAATTTATTAAAAATAGGTTTTCACGGAGTTAAAGATTTCTTTAATGAAGGAGAACACATTGGAGGAACTTGGCATTTTCTTAATACTTTGCGCAAATTCTTAGAAGAATCCAATTTTAACAAAGTAGTTGTTTTTTGGGACGGTGATGAAAATTCGTCCCAAAGAAAATTACTTTATCCGAAATATAAGGGTAATAGAAAATCATCTTATACTGAAGAAAAAACATATTCATTTAATACCCAAAAACAGAGAGTAAAACAATATCTTGAAGAGATGTTTGTTAGACAATTAGAAGTTGATAATTCTGAAGCGGATGATTTAATTGCTTATTATTGTCAAATATCTGAAGATGAGGATAAAACAATATTTTCATCAGATAAGGATCTTACACAACTTATTTCCGAAAAGGTGACAATATATTCACCACAACAAAAAAAATACTATAAAAATGGGGATAAAATAAAAATCAAAGATTATAGTATTCCACATTATAACATAATGACATTTAAGATAGTTGCTGGTGACACCTCAGATAATATTGATGGTATCAGTTTACTTGGTGAGAAAACTTTAGTCAAATTATTTCCTGAGATACTTGATTCGCAAGTATCATTTACCGATATTTTAAACAAAGGTAGGAAGTTGTTAGAGAATCAAAATAAAAGTGTAGTTTTGAATAATCTATCAAGTGGAAAAACCAAAGAAGGGGTACTTGGGGAAAAGTTCTTCAGCGTGAATCAAATATTAGTTGATTTATCCAACCCGTTAATAAATGAAGAAGGGAAAAAGTTAGTTGAATTATATTATTCAGAAACTTTGGATCCTGATGGGAGAGGATACAGAAACTTAATAAAGATGATGATGGAAGATGGATTCTTTAGGTATCTACCAAAGGGTGATGATGCTTGGGTAAATTTCTTAAAACCATTTTTAAAATTAACAAGAAAAGAAAAAACAAATTACAGAAACAAAAAAACAAATTTATGAAAGATTTAGATTTTACAAAAGTGGAATTCCTATTGAAATGTAACGAAAACATTATCGTTCAGAGATTCTTTAATGTTAGGGGATTTAATCCTAAGTCAAGAAATTCGTTTAATGTATATGAATACATTGGAGATTTGTGTGACAAATTGAAAAGCGATTTAAAGATGAGAACGATTGTTTATATGTTAGACAATCAGTATGAAATTCAGGAGAATCCTGATGTTCTTAACACATCAAATACTGATGGTGATGAGAACTTTCACATGATAATTAGAGTTGGAGATATGACAATTTGTCATAGAGTGTTTGAGGCTAAAGTATACCCTCCGAAGGTAAGATATACCGTGGACCTACGCCCACAACTAAAAGGGATATTATCCGACCTAACTGACATTTTTTCAGGTAAAAAATTTAATATTGAGTATGCTGGATTTAGTTTAGTTTGATACTATTTATCTTAACAAACAAATTAAAAAACTATGGCGACACACAAAAACTTTGATTATTTAGGTAACAATTTTCAGATTCAATTGCTGAATCAAATTATTTTAGACAAGGATTTTTCACACTCAATTATTGATGTGATTGAACCAAGTTATTTTGAAAACAAGTATTTCAAAATCATCATTCAAATGGTGAAAGAGTATTATAAAAAATACAATCATACACCATCATTTGATACATTAGAACAAGTTACAAAATCAGAACTACAACAAGAAATGGCATCTAAAGTTGTTTTGGATATGATTACCAAAATTAAGGATGCACCTATCGAGGGAGGGGATTTTGTACAAGAGAAGGCTCTTAAGTTTTGTAAACAACAAGAGGTAGTAAAAGTAATGAGTAAGGCTCAAAAAATCATTGACGGTGGTGAATTTGAAAACTATGACACCATTGAAGAAATGTTTAGAGGAGCGATTCAAGTAGGAGAGAAAGACACAAGTACTTCAAGTGTTTTTAGTAACTTGGATCAAGTCTTGGATGACGACTATAGACATCCAATCCCAATGGGAATTCCTGGTATTGACAGACTGTTAAAAGGAGGTTTAGCAAAAGGCGAAATCGGTGTTGTTTTGGCACCAACTGGTGTTGGTAAATCAACCCTTTTAACTAAGATTGCGAACCATGCATTTAACATGGGAAACAGTGTACTTCAAATATTTTTTGAAGACAACCCAAAGATAATTCAAAGAAAACATTTTACTCTTTGGACTAAAATACATCCTGACGATTTGTCAGAAAAAAGAGATGAGGTAACATCTAGGGTTAGGGAAATTGAAGAGACTATGCCTAACAAACTAATTATGAAAAAATTGCCATCAGATACTGTGACGATGTTGCAAATTAAAAATCAAGTTAGGAAAATGATTGCTGATGGGACAAAAATTGATATGATTTTATTAGATTATATTGATTGTGTTGTACCTGACAAAAATTTAGGTGATGAGTGGAAAAGTGAGGGTTCTGTAATGAGAGGTTTTGAGGCGATGTGTCACGAACTTAACATTGTAGGATGGACTGCTACTCAAGGTAATAGAAATTCCATTTCTTCTGAAGTTGTAACAACTGATCAAATGGGTGGTTCTATTAAAAAGGCACAAGTAGGTCATGTTATTATTTCTGTGGCTAAGACATTACAACAAAAAGAAATGAAATTAGCAACAATCGCCATAACTAAATCAAGAATTGGTGATGACGGTATCGTATTTGAAAACTGTAAATTTGATAACGGTATGTTAGAAATTGATACCGAAAGTTCAATGACTTTCTTAGGAGTTGAGGAACAAAAAGAAGAAAGACAGCGTCAGCGTGTTAAAGAGTTGATGGAGAAAAGAAAACAAAAAGAACAAAATAATTGAAAATTTAAGTAAGTTAGTGATATTAAAAATATATTTACCTGTATTTATATTATAAAATCTATGGATATGGAAAAAATATTTATATATGGGATATATAACCCTGATGAACCTGAAATAATAAGATATGTCGGTAAAACTAAAAAAAATGTTAATAAAAGATTAAAAGAACACATTTATTTAGGTGAAAAAAAAGTTAAAAGACCGTTATATTTGTGGATAAATAAATTATTGAAAAAGAATAAAAAACCTGAAATAATAATAATTGAGGAAACAAATAATAAAGAATGGGCCAATAAAGAGATTTTTTGGATAAAAAAATATAAAAAAACTAATAATTTATTAAATTTAACCGATGGTGGGGAATCAAATCTTAATTACATACCTAATGAAGAGACAAGAAAAAAAATTTCATTAAATAATATTGGCAAACATAGTTATTGGAAAAATAAAAAATTAAGTAAAGAACATAAAGATAATATCGGCAAATCTTTAGTTGGGAAAAAAAGAAGTGATAAAACTAAAAAAAATATAAGTGAGTCGTTAAAAGGAAGAAAACTTTCTGAAGAACATAAATTAAAATTAAGCGTTTTAAGTCCTAATAAGGGTAAACCGGCTAAAAATATTAAATCGGTTAATAAAATATGTTTAGAAACTGGTAATATTATTGAAACATATATGTCTTTAGAAATAGCAGCAAAAGAAAATAATATAAAAAATAAAGGTAACATTGTTATGGTCTGCCAAGGTAAAAGAAATAAATGTGGTGGATTTTTATGGAAATATGTAAATTAAAAAAAAATGGAAGAGAAAATTTTAAAAACTAACCCCTCAAGATTTGTTATATTCCCTATTGAGCACAACGATATTTGGGAATATTACAAACAACATCAAGCGGCATTTTGGACTGCTGAAGAAGTTGATTTAACCAATGATATTCGTGATTGGGAAAAATTAACTGATAATGAAAAATATTTTGTTAAAAATGTATTATCATTCTTTGCAGCATCTGATGGTATTGTTAACGAAAACTTGGCGGAAAATTTCTACCGAGAAGTACAATATCCTGAAGCAAAATTCTTCTACGGATTCCAGTTGGCAATGGAAAATATTCACTCACTAATGTACTCATTGTTGATTGATACCTATATCAGTAACGCTAAAGAAAAAGACGAATGTTTCAATGCAATTGACAGATTACCTGCAGTTCAGAAGAAAGCAAAATGGGCGTTGGATTGGATTGAAAATGCGTCATTCCAAGAACGATTGGTAGCATTCGCAGCGGTTGAAGGAATTTTCTTCTCAGGTTCATTCTGCTCAATCTTTTGGTTGAAATCAAGAGGTATCATGCAAGGATTATGTAATGCGAATTCATTAATCTTTAAAGATGAAAACTTACATTGTGATTTTGCAATTCACTTGTTGAATAACCATTGCGAAAACAAACCGTCTGAAAAACGAATTAAAGAGATTTTATTATCGGCACTTGAAATTGAAAAAGAATTCATCACAGAATCACTACCAGTATCACTTATCGGTATGAACTCTAACTTGATGAAACAATACCTTGAGTTTGTTGTTGATGGATTATTGGTTAAGTTTGGATGTAAGAAACAATTTAATGTTGAACAACCATTCAAGTTTATGGAACAAATTGCGGTTGAAACAAAAGGTAACTTCTTTGAATCAAGAACAATGGAATACCAAAAAGCAAAATTGAACGAAACAATTTCATTTACAGACGATTTCTAAAAAAATAAAAAATTATGTCATTAAAAATTATTAAAAGAGGTGGGGATTCGGTTGCATTTAACCCACAAAAAATTTACAATCGTGTAAAACGAGCATCAAAAGGTTTGAATGTTAATTCGGACGAAATATTCATTAAGGTTATTACCTCGGTACCAACTGAAGGAGAAATAACAACAAAAGAATTAGATAAACTTGTATATGAGATTGCTGCGGCTTATACTGGTAGTCACCACGACTATTCAAGGTTAGCATCTTCAGTTGCAATATCTTCATATCATAAAGAAACTAATGATAGTTTTTCACAAACTATGGAATTGTTGTATGATGATGGAGTGGTTAATGAAAAATTAATTAACACAATTAATGAATATGGTGCTGAGATTATTGATGCGGTAATCAATCACGATAACGACTATAACTTTGATTATTTTGCTTGGAGATCATTACAAGAAATGTATTTGTTGAAACGACCAACAGGTAAGGTAATTGAACGACCACAACATATGTATATGAGAGTTGCGTTGTGGGTAACCAATACAATGGAAGAGGCTTTTGATTATTATAAGTCGTTGTCTGAACAACGTATATCACCCGCAACACCAATTATGATTAATTCAGGAACAAAAATTCCTCAATTGGCGTCTTGTGTGTTACATTACAACAACTCTGACTCAAGAATGGGATTGTTGGAAACATTGAATGATATCTCAACTTATTCTGCGGATGCTGCGGGTATTGGATTGTGTATGTCAAATCAAAGAAGTAAAGAAAGTCGTATTAATAGTTCAGGTGGTTATGCTGGTGGTTTATTGAAATACCTTAAAATTGTTAACGAATCTTTACGATTCTTTAATCAACAAGGTAGAAGACCTGGGTCGGCAGCAATTTATTTAGAACCTTGGCATAAAGATATTATGGATCTTCTTGACATCAAAAAGAATACAGGTGCTGAAGAATTAAGAGCGAGAGATTTGTTTACCGCACTTTGGATTCCTGATAACTTTATGAGAGCCGTTAAAAATAATGGTGATTGGTATTTGTTCTGTCCTAACGACATTAATAAATCTGGACTTAAACCATTACAAGAATGTTATGGTGATGAATATGAAAGTGTTTATCGTGAAGCGGTGGCACTTGGTTTAGGTAAAAAAGTTAAAGCTCAAGATGTTTGGACTAAAATTATTGAATCACAAGTTGAGACTGGTGTTCCTTATTTATGTTCTAAAGATAGTGCTAATAGAAAGACTAACCACCAAAATATCGGTGTGATTAAACAGTCAAACTTGTGTAATGAAATATACCAATATACTGACGAAGAGACTACTGCAATTTGTACATTGTCCTCAATGGTATTGAAGAACTTCATTCAAGGTAATAAGTTTGATTTCCAATTACTTTTTACTGAAGTTAGAAAAGTGGTTAGAGCGTTAAATAAAGTCGTTAACATTAATAGTTACTCAACAGACAAAGGGTTAAAAGGTGGGTTAGAACAACGAGCAATTGCAATTGGAACTCAAGGATTGGCAGATGTATTTTATCTACTTGATTTAATATTCACCGAAGAAGAAGCAAGAATCTTAAATAAACAAATTTTTGAAACCATTTATTACGGTGCTATCTATGAAAGTAATAAACTTTGTAAAAATGGGGAGTATCTACCATATAAATTCTTTGAAGGATCGCCAATGTCACAAGGTATATTCCAATTTGATATGTGGGGATTGAATGAAAGTGATTTATCAGGATACTGGGATTGGAACCAACTTAAAGAAGATGTAAAAGAATTTGGGGTATGTAATTCATTATTCACGGCACAAATGCCTGTAGCATCTTCAGCGAAAATTACAGGTTCATTTGAAATGACAGAACCCGCACATTCAGCATTGTTTAACAGAAGAGTGGTAGGTGGTGAAATTATGATTGTGAATAAATACCTCATTAATGACTTTGAAAAAATGGGTATTTGGTCTGAGGATTTGAAGAATGAAATTATTATCAATGAGGGATCGATTCAAAACATTAACTTTAACAATTATTTAGATACTGAAGATAAACACTACAATAAGAAAGTTAAACGAATTGAGCATTTGATTCCAAAGTATAAAACAATTTGGGAGATTTCACAAAGAGAATTGATTGATATGGCGGCAGACAGAGCACCATTTATTGATCAATCACAATCAATGAATATCTATATGGCGAACCCAACATTGTCAAAGATTACATCATCACATTTCCACTCGTGGGAAAAAGGTTTGAAAACTCTTTGTTATTATGTTAGAACCAAGGCAATTTCCACAGGGGCAAAACACTTGGCGGTTGATATGTCAAAAGTAGAAAAACCAAAAGCAACACCATTTGTTCCCAAAGTGGACTATTCAAACATGAATCTACCACCAAAACCTGAAAATAGTGAATTTGATTGTTTTGGATGTTCATCCTAAAATATAATCCCGACTTATGTTGGGATTTTTTATTTATATAAAACTTCCCAACATTATATTTATTAGATATGGCAAATGGAGTAACATATGGAATAAATTTCCCCTTTCAAAATTCGTATGTGGGAAAGTATTTAGATTGTTCTGATACAACAGATGAAGAAGTGAGGAGTAATCTTATTCATTTACTTTTAACAAGAAAAGGTACTAGGTATTTTTTACCTGATTTTGGTACTAGACTATATGAATATATTTTTGAACCATTGGATGGACCTACATTTTCGGAAATAGAATCAGAGATTAGAGATTCGGTATCAACTTATATGCCAGGTTTAACTGTTACTAATGTTAAAATAACAGATGCCTCAATGGAAGAAGAAAATAAAGGAACATACATAAATGGTGAGGATAAAAGAGAATATACTGTCTCAAATATATCACAATTAGAACACACGGCAAAAATTAGAATTGATTATAAAACGACTAATACCGCTTTTGAATCAAGTGATTTTGTTATTATTAATATTTAATAGTATATGGCAAATAAAAAAATATCGTACACAACGAGAGATTTTCAGGGGATAAGAACTGAGTTAATAAATTTTACAAGAACTTATTATCCTGATTTAGTTCAGAATTTTAATGATGCTGGAATATTTTCGGTAATGTTAGACTTAAATGCCGCAGTAACCGACAACCTACATTTTAATATTGATAGAAGTATCCAAGAAACCGTATTACAATACGCACAACAAAAATCATCAATCTATAATATTGCAAGAACTTATGGTTTAAAAATACCTGGGTTGAGACCTTCAGTTGCATTGGTTGACTTCTCAATTACAGTTCCTGCGTTTGGGGATAGAGAAGATTTAAGATATTGTGGTATTTTGAGAAGAGGTTCACAAGTTAATGGTGCTGGACAACCTTTTGAAACTGTATATGATATTGATTTTGCATCGGCAATTAATGCTGAAGGATCACCAAATAGATTAAAAATACCTAATTTTGATGGTAGTGGTAAATTAGTTAACTATACAATTGTAAAAAGAGAAGTGGTAGTTAATGGAGTAACAAAAGTATTTAGAAGAGTTGTAACTCCAAATGATGTTAAACCATTCTTTGAACTTTTCTTACCTGAAAAAAATGTATTGGGAATCACAAGTGTATTATTAAAAGATGGTACACAATATTCTACGGTACCAAGTCCACAGGAGTTTTTAGGTTTAGAAAATAGATGGTATGAAGTACCTGCTTTAGTTGAGAATAGAGTGTTTATTGAAGACCCTACAAAGGTATCTGATCAACCAGGAGTTAAAGTCGGTAAATACATAACCACAGATAATAAATTAATTACTGAATATACACCTGAAGGGTTTATGAAATTAACTTTTGGTGGTGGTAATGTTTCTGCAGACGAACAATTAAGAGATTTTGCAAGAAATGGATATCAATTAGATTTAAGTAAATATATTAATAATTTAGCTTTGGGTGCGGCTTTAAAATCTAACTCAACACTATTCATACAATATAGAGTCGGTGGTGGACAAGGAACGAATTTAGGTGTTAATATTATAAATCAAATAGGTACCGTTTCATTTTATGTGAATGGACCGTCACAATCCGTAAATACTACTGTTATTAATTCATTATCATGTAATAATGTTACTGCGGCAATTGGAGGGGCAAATGCTCCATCAACAGAAGAAGTTAGACAATATGTGACATATAATTTTGCCGCACAAAATAGAGCGGTAACTATAAATGATTATGAATCCATTTTAAGAAATATGCCGTCACAATTTGGGGCACCTGGTAAAGTTGCAATTACGGAAGAAAACAACAAAATTAAAATTAAAATGTTATCTTACGACGCTGAAGGTAAATTAACTGAAGTAATATCAAATACATTAAAAAATAATGTCGCCAATTACCTTTCTAATTATAGAATGATAAATGACTATATCTCAATTGAAACTGCAAATGTTATTGACTTAAGTGTTAATGTTGATGTAGTATTAGATGCGAGTCAAAATCAAGGTGCGGTAGTTACTAAAATAATTGATATTATATCAAACTATTTTAGTCCATTACAAAGACAGATGGGTGAGAATGTTTATGTATCCGAAATAAGACGATTAATTCAAAATGAAAATGGGGTTATTAGTATTTCCGATATAAGTTTTATTAATAATGTTGGAGGACAATATTCATCATCACAAACATCACAACCTTACTCTGATTCGGCAACTAAAGAGATTGGATTAATTACTGACACTATATTTGCAGAACCAACTCAAATTTACCAAATTAGATATCCAAATAAAGATATTAATGTTAGAGTTCTTAATTTAAAAACGGTGAATTTCTCTTGATGATTTATTTTTAGAATAAAAGAATTATTTTTTGAAAATAGGAAATAAACTATTTATCAAAAAAAGAATTTAATGCCAAAATCATATAGAATTAGAACCGAGCCAGGTGTAGATAAATCCATAAAAATACAATTAGATCAGGATTTTGAATACTTGGAGATTTTATCTTTGAAGATATTTCAAAATGATATATACACTCGTATGTGTTCTGATTACGGTGTTGTTGTAGGTAGAGTATTAGTTAACGGAGGTTTTGGGGTACCAAACGCTAAAGTATCGGTGTTCATCCCAATAACTGACGAAGATGAACAAAACCCAATTATTTCTCAATTATATCCATATAAAAACATTGATGATTTAAATGACGATGGTTATAGATATAATTTATTACCTTATGAACCTTCATATCAAGGACATTCAGCAACAGGTACATTTCCAAGTAGAGAGGATGTTTTAACCGATGCAGCATTAGTTGAGGTATACGACAAATATTATAAGTTTACTGTAAAAACAAATGAAAGTGGTGACTATATGATATTTGGGGTACCAACTGGAGAACAAACAATATTTATGGATGTTGATTTATCCGATATTGGGTGTTTCTCATTATCACCACAAGATTTAATTAACTCAGGATTAGCAACAGAAACTCAAGTTGATGGGAACAAGTTCAAAACTTCAACCAACTTACGAGAATTACCACAAGTTAAAACATTAAATAAAATAGTTCAAGTACAACCATTATGGGGTGAACCTGAAATTTGTTTATTGGGTATCACAAGAGTTGATTTTGATTTAACGGCATCTGCTAATGTAAACATACAACCGACTTCTGTGTTTATGGGTTCAATGTTCTCAACAACAAATGAGGATGCGGTTAAGAAAAGTTGTAAACCAAAGATTAACACAGGAAATATGTGTGAACTAATTGCGGGTCCTGGACAAATATTGGCAATTAGACAAACAATTAATACTGATGATAATGGATATCCTGTTCTTGAACAATATAGATTAGAACAGGATGGTAAGATAATTGATGGTGAGGGTACTTGGTTGGTTAATTTACCAATGAATTTGGATTATGTAACAACAAATGAATTTGGTGAACAGGTATTATCTAACGATCCAAAAGTGGGAATACCAACCACTTCAAAGTACAGATTTAAAATTAAGTGGCAAAACGAAGAGGGTTTGCAAAATAACTTTATGAGAGGTAACTATTTGGTACCTAATATTAAAGAACACGGATGGAATAGTACTGATGAGAATAATGATCCATTTAAAAATTCTGATACATATACAAGTGAATATCAAGCGTCAATACCTGTTGGATCAACATCATTGTCTGTTGGACCAATACCTAGAGGGGGGTTCTTTCTTAATAGTGTGGTAAATACACAACAATTAACAATTGAAGTAAACGGAGTTCCATATTATGGTAGTTTGGATAGTGTACCATTACCCAATGTCAACAATATAATTACATTTAATGCAATACCAATAGATAATACACAACCTATTGATATTGTGTTCACAATATATGACGAACCACTATTTAACCTATTAAGATCTTACGCATTCAGTTTAGATTGGGATGATTATTATGATACTCAAGCGGCAATTGATTGTGAGGATAGTTTTTATAAATTTCATTACAATAAAGTTTATACCGTAAGTTCATTTATTGATAGGTATAAAAATGGTAGCAATAGAGCCAGACATCTTGGGATTAAAGAAATTACAAATAGAACTTGTCAGAGTGAAAATAACAAATTACCTGTTAATGATTTAGTTAGGAATTTTGACTTCATATTCTTCTTATTCACTTTGTTACTTGCAATAGTATCACCAATGATTGTTATTATAATAGTTGTAAATCACGTATTGGCATTAATATATCCAATAATAGTTGCAATAGCTAACTTTGTTATAAAATTAGTTAATGGTATTGTTTATAACATATGTAAAATTGTTAAAAATTTAGGAGGTAATGTTGAATGTAAAAAAGAAACATTAGAACCAATGAGTGAAGATAACCCATTCAAAAGGTTATCATTACCAATGATGACATATCCTGATTGTGAGGCTTGTTCTTGTCCTGATGAGAGTTTGGTAACATCAAGTTCTGTTGCGGGTTCTTGGAATGCCGCGGCGTTAGGTATTAATATATCAATATTAAGTGATTTAGGTACTTTAGGTAGTTATAGTACTTGGACATTGAATCCCACAAACAATCCTTGCGGATTAACCTTTTCCTCAACTCCGGACCAAACGGCTTGGGATCAAGGTTCTCAACAATTATTTGCTGGGGCAGTTAATCCCGCTAGAGTTTATTATAAAGTACCAATATGGGAGGAATTAGGTCCTGATGGTGCTAGTGCTAATTCGGGACAATTGTTTAAAAGATTTGGTGATGGTATGACATTGGCTCAATCAATGAACATGGCTAATCTTAGATCGAGATACTTTGATATTACCGCTAGAAACAGAATCACAGTAACACCAAACCCAACATTGGTTGGTACAACAACTTTAGGTGTTGGTGGTAATTCATATCAAGATTTATCAATGATAATGTTAGCGGATCAGGGCACAATTAGTCAGTTAGTGGGTAAAGTAATTTCTTTTACTAATCCGGTGAATACTAATGACTTTAATGTTACAGGTGGTACCGAAAATCAATTTGGGGGAAATGCAATAACAGGGACTACATTAGGGGTTGGCACATATACAGTACCTTTAACTTATATGAATGACTTAGGTGTTAATATAACATCAGATATAACTGTTGTTGGTACTGAAAGTGAAAAGGAATATTTATATAAATCAGGTATAGAGTATTTCCAAGTAGTTGCCGGATATACATGGGATGAACTTGTATCCACAGGTCCATTACAACCACAAGGTACCTATGTTGGATCAACAGTAACTAATTCAGGAGTGTTGTGGAAGTACTTCTTTCAAAATAAAATAAGCTATTTAAATCCAACGGCAAGTTCTCACACACCACCTTGGTTTTGGTTTAATGATTATCAACAACAAGAAATTTTAATATTAGTTAGAGGTGTTGATCCATATACTGAAAAACAAGAAATAAAATACGATTTATCTGAATTATTTGGACAACCATTGGGTACCACAACAGTTACGGGAGAATATTTTTTAAATATTCCGATACAACAAAATTCTGGTAACCCGACATATTATTATGATCAACAAACACCTGAATCACATAGTTTAGCAACATCAAACTCAAATACATTTTTATTTCATCAACCAATAGGATTTACGGTAGATACCTCGGCGTTTACTGCATTCACAACCGATTCACCACGATATTACATATCAACAGATAAATCAACAATATCTTATATTCACGGTTCGTATGATGCGGGGTATCCTATGTCAAACTGGATAGAGGCAAATGGTAGAGTTGAGAATGGTAATGGACTACCTCAAATTTTTAGATGGAAAAGTACTATTGGTGCAACAACAATATTAAGTGATTTTATAGGTAGAGTTGATGGTGGCTCATTTACGGTTACAAATGCAATTAACTATATTTGTTATGATGGAGGACTTGGACTTATTGGTCCACCGGTATTCTCAACAACCAGCCCATTAGCAAGATGTTACGCACCTGCATATCATGTGAGTGCAAATGGTAATATACCATTAACAACAAATATAACCCCAAGTCAAAATTTAATATTTAGATCAGATAGGTTACCTACATCTGACTCAACAGATACTGTTGGATATAACTCATTCCCATTACATCAAAATAATAACTTTACATTCTACGCAATTGATGAACAAGGACAGGTAACTAACTTTAACGCTTCAGGTGATGGAGTACAAGGATTAAATGATTTAGATGCGTTTAGTGAATTAGGAACAGGATCTACGTCAACAATTGTGGAAACATTTAGTTGTGAAGGAATGGTTCCATTAAAATGTTATTCAGGTGCGGGAATTAATTTTGGTGTTTCAGATCCTTGTACTTTTAATCAAACAGGAGAAAATGGTGTAAATAAAAGAGTTAATGGTGGATGTTATTATTTTGTTGATGACAAATTAGTGAAAACTATTAAAGATGACATTAAGTATTTAGCGGAATGGAGAACAAGATTTAGAATCATATTTGGAGCTTGTAGAGGAGTGTTTGGGCATATGTTCCAAAACAATTGGATTAACGGTACATTATATATGCCAACATTCAATAAACAAACAACGTATAATATAATAGGACAACCTAATTATAATTTCTGTGAAGATATTGTAATGTTTAATGATATTAGTAATAACTTCTATTATAGAAGTACTCCATATGCGGATAATATAGGTGAATTTATTGGTGGACCTCAACCAACCATAAGTAACTTCTTCACTAATTTGACAGGATATCAACCACAAGATGATTCACAAAATACAAGACAAATTCTATTCCCAACTACAATTATGGATTTAGGAAAAAGAGACGAATTTATATCAGAGATTTGTGGGGATCCGGACTTCAGTGGTAAATATTTAGCGAATACAATAAAAAGTACTTCATATCAAGATAGTTCAGATGTATTACAGTTAGCAATAATCTCAAGAATAGTAAACTCAACATTCTTAGAACAAGTACTATCTATCCAAAATGGTGGTATTGAACAATTCTTTAATCGACCTGGAGATAGAATTGATGGAGATATTGCACAATCCTTCTCAATAAATTCGGAATATCAAGTCAATCCGTTTATCGGTGGTAACTATCCTGATGATTATATATGGGTTGCACAAAATACAAATGGGGAACCTGTTTTTGGGATATTCTATAATACAAGTGAAAACGAATATAGAAATAGGAGAGCATTGTCACCTGGGTATAATATTTACAGTTTCCAAACCAATCCTCCATTACAAACATATATAGGATACCCTGATACACAAGAAGTTCCATTATATAAATGGAAAATTGACACAAGTAACGCCAATAGTATTTTTGGAAATCAAGACAATACATGGTATACCGATAGTAGTGGTGGTGGTTTTTATAAAAGAGGATATCAAGATTTAGACGCAGTATCGGACGATTATTTTAAGACTTCTGATATGTCTCAGACATTCCCTAACATTTATTATGGGTTTATTACAAATTTTGCGGTACCGCCAGCACCACCCGCAATACCACCCGCAGTACCACCCGCACAACCTAACCCATCTACCGTATTACCATCGGCTAATGGAGTTTTAGTTGGTTCACCAAACCATTTCTATTTTGGATTAAAAAACGGAAAAACCGCATTAAATAGATTTATAAAAATATATATAGATACAGAATTAGACTAATGGGTATTGATAACGAAACAAGAATTATTTTAGGATCTCTGAGAAATAAAGTTTCTCCTAATGTTGATATGCTATCTAATATAACATTAGAACAGACACAAAGAGAAAATATTGAATTTGATAGAACTGCGGATGTAAATTTACAACAACTTTATATTAATGAAAGGGAAGCGTCTCAAATTTTTAGACCTACTTGTAAATTTTCATTCATATTTAAAAATAATTATGTTGGATCTACAAACTATACTCCGTTTAAAAATAATATGTTTTATGCAAACGCAATACAAAATGCGGTTACCGCAACTGTAAACCCAAATTTACCTTGGGATGGTTATCCTCAGTATTTTGAATTTGATTTTATTAGAACGGATAATAATAATCCTGGATACACACAACCCCCAAATAATCATTTGACTTTTGTTAATAAAAGTGCGACTACATATAATTGGACTCATTACATGAGTTATGCTTATGATAATAACCCAAACAAACAATTAGAAGCGGTTGATCAACAAACAACAACATCTTGGTCGTGGGTGGCATCTGATGGTATCCCATTTATTATTGTTGTTGGAAGTAATGACAATACAAGAGTTATATCTTTTAGATGTGTTATGCCACATGGGTTAAATATAGGGGATTATGTTTATTTATCTTTTGATTATTTTGGAGATCAGTTGTTTTTAGTATCTAGTTTAGGTGATACGGGGTTTGGTAGTGAAGAGTACATTTTCAACATAGACAACATAGGTTATATCGGTACAACATTTAATCAGGGAGTTACTGGTACTTTTAAAAAAGTATTGGATGATGCGAATTCAGGGGAAACAATGTCAACTTATTATGTGAGAAGACATAAAATACTCACAAGTTCTGATAACGCAGTGTTGGTTAAAGCCGGATTTGAACAAAATATATTTACATCAAAAAGTAAGTTAGAACCTGCAGTTTTAACCCCAAATAATCTTGTAAGAACATCTGTTAAGGAAGGTAATCAATCTTACACATTAACATTTAATTCTGACATTGATATAACAGGATTAATTGATAATCAAAAACGACCTTTAAGTGAATTATACTTCACTACTATATGGAAAGGTTATTTTGGGTGGACAAACCCATTAAAGGAAGGATTTACATTCAACCTACCATTAGTTAATAATGAACCTTCACCTTGGTGGGATATAAATAATGTATCGTCAGATGCTAATTTACCAATAGGTATTTATTTTAGTCAAACTACACCACCTGTTGGACCTTTTGTTTATAATGAAAATTTACAAATAGGTGATATAGTTGACGGAGATTACTGTGAATTTAATGCATACAACCAAGAAGAAAGAGTAATATCAAATATTCTACACAAATTTACATTTAACCCAACATATTTTAATTTAACTGGTAATACTACATCTAATAATACAAATCAATTAGGATACTATTATCAACCACATAAAACTGTAGTAATCAGAAGATTTTCTGATTATATTGAAGAAGGTGATGCTCAATTAATCGTTGGGGTACCCGATTATTCGTTCTATTCAAATTTATCAAATAGTTTTAGATGGAGAGATTTATATCCTTTTGGATATATTGATGCAAGTGGTATTGGTGTTGACTTCCCATTTATTAATGGAAAACATTATCCGTTTGTTGAAAACATATTTAGATTAATACCTGAAGGTAGTCAAATTGGTAACCAATTCATAAACGAAATTGCAGAACCTACAATAGATGAGTGTGAATAAATATAAGATAGTAATCCCCGCAAATGACAAACAAATTGACATTCCAATTGAACTTAAGTGGGACTTTGGAGGAAGAGATGGTGGTATTGAAGATTATGAAAAAACCATTTTAGGTGAGATAGTTGGAATACCAAATGATTTTGAAGTTGATAGATTTTCACATGATAATTACGATATATTAAATGTTTTAAAAACTTCGTTAAATTATGAGTTTTATTTTTATAACGGGCTACCTCAAAATATACCATCGGCAAATATTTCTAACTATGTGAGTAGTTATACTACAGTTGGGTTTACTGAGAAAGAAATATACTATTATAGTAATCCGTTCACTAAATCATTTTTTAAATTAGATTTTTATGACACTGCGGATCCAATAAGTCAAAAAATATATTTTACCATAATTTTACCTGTACAACAAGGGTTTACAGAGTCGGTTTCAATATCTACATTATTACCAAATGTTGATGTTAAAAAACCAACAATGAGATTGGATTTTATTGGTGATAAGGAAGGGTTTTTTATATATTGGTTAAGAAAGAGAGACTTTATAGATTTAACAGAATTTTATATGTCGGCAAAGTTCTTTAATGGAAGAACAGGGACTTACGCAACTATGGTTAATCAACCACAGTTCCAAATACCAAATCCGTACACATTTAATGGTGATAATTATTTTTATTATAAAGTTAATTTAAATTATAACAATAAAACTTATCAGGTTTACCGACCTGATAATAATGTACAAAGAGTGGGGTTGGAAAATAACCCAATTATTTGGTTTGAATATGTAAATCCTGTATAAAATGGTTGAGCAAAAGTATTATTTTAAAATATCACCCGAAAATATAAAAGGGGATTTAATTACGGTAAATTATACTGGTGGTACTGATTATATTTATGATGTTGATCCTTGTTGCCCAATAACTGCAATAACTGAGAATACATTAACAGGATCAACAGGTGTTTATACGGGAATGACATATGTTCTGTCAGGAGCGTCTGGAGGAACATCAATTTTAACAGGATTAACTATACCGATTCTCTTAACTCAAACAGGAGTGGATTACGGTTATTATTCTGTTTTTGATGGTGCGATATTACAAAAAGAAGTTATCACCAACTTTATGTTCTCTGCAACGACAGGTAGTCCATACACCTATTACTTTTATAATACTTCAGATTTAGAGTTAAAAAAGTTTTTAGAATTAACAACATTTAAGGTAGATTGGGGTGATGGGTCAACAGTTCAGACAATAACAGGAACGGCACCATTATCACATAGTTACCCAATAGGTAATGGTCAGTACACAATAACGATGACTGCGACATCACCTTGGGGAATATCCCAAGTATCAAAAACAATAACTGTACCGTTTGTTTTTGTACCTAATTTAGATCCGTTTGGTGTCGCAACATTTACACCTGCGGGTGGTAATTGGTCGGCAACTTCATTTAATTATGATTATATATTTAGTGGTGATTCTAATACAAATATAGATGATTTCTATAGTTATAATTACACCACAGTACCATTCACAATCACAGGATATACCCAATCATCTATAAATGACTTAGCTCAGTATGGACCTAAATATTTATTAGCTGAAGGGAAGTTTAAACCTGGCATTCAAGTGACAGGAACATCAAATAGTGTTGGTACATATTGGGGTCCTGACCCAAGTGGAACTTATGTTTCATATACGATAGATGGTGTTGATTATTATGACTATCCTGATGGTACAACATTATATGTAATACAGTCTTCAGGTTTCACTCAAGATGATTTGGTATTGTCGGCATTAACAAAAAATGAGGCATTAATTAATGTCATTGATCAACCCGAAATACAGTCCAATATATTCATAGAAAGAGGTAAAATGTCTGCATTAGAATATATTGAAAGACTTGGTGAAGTTGATAATGTTGGTGACTTAACCAAATATGGATATGGGTTTTTTAATGTGGAAAAACAATGATTTTAAGTATTTATATTTAAAACGATAAACAATATAAAAGATATTAATAGTGGCAACAGGTAGTTACGGAACAATTAGACCGGCAGATGTTAGTCCTGATGATGTAGACATCATTTTGAATTACACTCCAAGTAGAGACGATACTGATAATTTCGTTTTAACAAAATTGGATGCAAAAACAATATTACGACCTTATTTTAATAATAACAATACTGGTGGTAATGCGGATGTTGAGATTTTAGGTGGATTATACAACTTAAAACTTCCTGCGGATGTATTCAATAAATTAGGGATATATACATTATATATTAGACCGGCAGAGATAAGAACTAGAATTACAGATTGTGGTATTTTATCGGCATTACCAAATGTTAAAGGGATTGTTATTGATGTTAATAATGTCCCAACACAATTTAGGAATAATTTTATTAATCAAGGTTTAATTGGATTTAGAGTTGAATATTTAAATTCTGATGGAACAAAGATACCGAACTTTTTTAGGATGATAACCTCATCTTTTTATTGTGAGCCAGTAATACAAAATCTTACAAATACATCACAAAAATCAATTAGATATAGATATACTGAAGGAACAACTAATTTAATTTTTTGTACGCTTTCACCATCATCATCACCAACTAATAAACCAAACGCAACACCATTCATTGGACAACCAAATCAAGATATTGTTATTAGTAATACATATTTTAATCCGGTAACCACTGAAATTGAGATTGTTGAGCACGATATATCAACATTGGCACTTGCTCTTTATGGGAATCAAACTAAGTCAATTGATGATGGTATTTACACTATTTACGACAGTGAAAATAATATATACAAACAATACAACTTATACGAAATTAGAGATCAGTTTAATGAACTTCTTTATGAAGTTAGACAAGACAGAGGTAATAATATTGATTTTACTAAAAACTTTACAAATATAACAGGATAATGGCAATTATTAAGTATACTTGCCCACCACAGGCTAGCGGAGAAGGAAGTTTTTCTGACAATCTTGTCGGATTTCAATTAGTTGACGGTGGAGGTTTTACTCAAGCAAATTTTGAGTTCACTACCAATGTGACCGAAAAAGTTAATAGAAATTTCTCAATTGGATCATTTTCCGATCCAATTTCTTTGGAATCAATGAATATTACCGATATTGAACAATCAAAATTATTGGTAAATAAAAATTTTCAAGTATACCCAAATTATGATTTAAGTGAAATTACTAATTTTACAATTTATGGTTCTTTGGCTAAAAGATTTTCAGTATCCATAACTAAAATTATTAATTACTTTCCTGCGGCGTTAGAGATATTTTCATCAACAACAAGATTTGTAACAGGACAAACAGTTACAACCTCATCGTATGATGTTATTGAAAATGAGACATATTTTGAAATTCCATTATATCTTATTCGTAATCCGTTTGACATTGATTTTAGTATTAATGCAACAAGAAACTTACAATTAAGAGAGATTACAGTATCTCCATTGAGAAATTTAACGGTGGAATACTCAAAATATACGGTTATTATTGATGGGGTAAATTACCCAATTAATACAGTAGTACCAACAACAGACACAGATACAACATTAAAATTGTATATTGAAGGAAACCCGTTTAATGGACAATCCGAGATTTTTAAAACAATAATAATAAGACCAACAGACTTCTATGTTAACAAAGTCTTCAATGAGGAGTTTGATCAAGTTGAAAACTTTTTATTAAATAGAGAAATTTCACCAAAATATAGTGCTTATTTTAATAAACCAATTGAAAATGATGATGGTACTTATACTATCACTCAAGAAGTTGTAATTTTCCCATTAAGTGGTATTTGGAATTTAAGTATTAGTGGTAATGATTTTAATAGTTATCTATTAAAATTAAGTAGTGTTGCGGAAAATTTAGATGAATATAGAACAAATTTAATTTCTAGATTTTTAACTACAGGTGCGATAAAAGAATTTGATACATCGGATCAAAAAGTAGAAAAAATATTACAAATATATGGTAGAAGTTTTGATGAAACAAAAAAATTCATAGGTGCTTTAGCGTATATGAATTCAGTTCATTATACCGTTAAAAATGATATCCCATCACAACTTTTAAAAAATTTAGCACAAACTTTAGGGTGGAAAGATAATATTTCACCAATCACTAACGAACAATTATTAGATTCTGTATTCTCAAGTGGGGAAAATACATTTACAGGACTTTCTAAAGGACAAACTCCTGAAGAAATTAATTATCAATATTATAGAAATTTAATATTAAATTCCGCATATCTATTTAAGTCAAAAGGAACAAGAAAATCAATTGAAATGTTGTTGAGATTGATTGGTGCTCCTGATGCCATTACCGAATTTAATGAATATGTGTATGTTGCTGATCAGAGAATAAATTTAACTCAATTTGGGGAACAATATACTCAAATATCGGGAGGTACATATGTACAGGATATACCTGTATTGGATACTACCGACATATATTCAATTATGGGTGTTCAGTATACGGGATTCACAACAAATACTGTAACTCAAGATATTACAGTAACCAAAGTTGATTACCCTATAGATAGTTTTGGTTATCCAAGTATGCCTGTAGACAGTGATAATTTCTTCTTCCAAATTGGGGGAGGATGGATAGAATCTACACCACAACATAGAATGCCGGCACAAGTTGATTTGACGACTAGTGTATTTACAGGTGCAAACCCAAATTATCAAACAACTTTACAACCATTCAATTACGGGGAAGAATATTTACAGAGATTTAAACAATTTCCATATATGGATTTAGGTTTTAAATTACGAAAAACTGCGGATAATAAAAAAAGTTGGGTGGTAAATAATGAAATTATTAGGAGAAGTACTGATGGTGGATTTACAGCTTATTACCCTACTGATGATGATAGATTAGTGTTGAATGTTAAAAATATTGACATTTTTATGAATCCAGCTCAGGGACTTGTTTACGATGTTTGGAATATGTCACGACAATATAATTACCCAATACCTGAAGAAGGATTGAATTATATTGCACCAACATACTGTAACCCAAATCCTAACACACCATACCCACAAAGAGGGGGAATAGATTGGACTGAAATTATACCAAAACCAAAACAAAAAACATTTTTTGAATTTGCTCAAAGTTTTTGGCATAACACAATTAATGTTAGAAATAGACAATTTATTACTGATGGAAAGACGGGAGGTTATCCGACACTTCAGTCAATTTATTGGAAATATCTTGAATCACTAGAATTGGCGGGAATTAAAAACGACAATTTTACTTATCAGACAATGATAGATTATGTAAATGGTATTGGGGATTATTGGATTAGATTAATTGAACAAATGGTTCCGGCAACAACAATATGGAATGCCGGTACAAAGTACGAAAATTCAATATTCCACAGGCAAAAATATGTGTGGAGAAGACAGATGGGTTGTCAATTAGTACTTGTACCTTGTAACCCATGTACATTAGTGGGGCAATTATTTACCTACGATTGTCCAATCCAAACGGTAAGTTGTTCAGTGTATCCTTGGGATACAAATCCTTATATTAATTCATTTGGTAATGTTCTTGGTGATATGTTAAATGGTTATCTATCATCAAACGGTTTAACATTTGGTGATTGTGATATGAATACGTTACAAACTACTTGGTATGTGAATGTTAAATTTAATGGAAATGATATTATTAACTACCCATTCTTCAATGGGGTTGGATATAATAACCCATTATCTGTACCAAGCGGACAAACTTGGGTTGATGCAATACAAACAAGTTTTGTTGATTTACAAACATATGGGTTAAGTTATTATTTAAATGATGATGAAACAAGTTTTACTGTATTTAATAGTACTTGTATCCCATTAAGCGTAGTTCAAAGTTTTGAACTTAATGTTGGAATAAATTTTAATTTACTATGTAACTAATGAGTTGTGGTTTACCATATGTGTATAATTATTTTGTAAGCGGAGATTGCTCTAATATAGGTGCTGGAGTAGTATCATTTGATATTACAGGAAGTACCGCTCCTCCATATTCTGTAATGGAATTAACCACATCAGGTTTGTTACCGACTTCTGCGTCTACTACTTCATATTATTTTAGTGGTTTAACTGGTGGTTCATATAGTTTGGAAATTACGGATTCTTGTTTAAGTCCAGGACCTTCATCCGCAATAATAAATTTTAATATATCTACAGGTAGTTGTTTATCAATATCGTCAACAACAAATACAACTTGTGGTAATAATAACGGATCTTTAACCTCAACATTCTCAGTTGATTATGGGGGTGGAGAAGTTTTTCTATATGAAACAACAAATGGGTATCAATCAAGTGGTGCAACAACCCTTGGTAGTTATACTTTTAATTCATTATCAGGTGGTACATATTATGTTATCGGAAATGATGGAGGTGGATGTACTGGGAAAAGTGAAAGTTGTATTGTAAAATCCTCAACAACGGTTGATTTTGGTGTTTATGTTATAAATGATGGTAGTTGTGTTGCACTTGATGGAAGTGGGAAGATAATTGTTACAGGACAGACGGGAACATCACCATATACATATAGTTGGAGTAGTAATGCGAATGGACAAACAGGTTCTACAGTTACAGGATTAACGAGCGGTGTTTATAGTGTGACTATGACGGATTCGTTAGGATGTTCAAAAACACTAACAAATATTACGGTGAACCAAGTGTTACCTGTTGGTATTGTTAATTTTACTATTGTGTCACCAAGTTGTTTCTCAAATGACGGGGAGGTTACAGTCCAACTTACAGGAGGGACATCACCTTTCTATTATTCAGGATCAAATGGTAGTGTCGCAATTTCATTCTCAGATAGTTATACATTTACGGGGTTATCTTCAGGTGATTTTACTGTTAATGTTACCGATGCTGGATTATGTACTAGCTCACAAACAACAACATTATTAACACCTAACGGATTCTCAATTCTTAATCTTAGTACGGTTAATTCAAATTGTAATAATAGTGACGGACAAATTTTTATTGAATTAAATGGTGGTTCTAATGTTGGTACATATGTTTACACTTTAATAAATTCTTTAGGTAATACTGTATCTACATCAACTGAAGGTAATAATTATCATTCGCCACCATTATCATCGGATACATATACTATTTTGATTAGTGGAGGTTCTTGTGTATTTACCGCAACAACAATAATAAATAATACTAATTTATATACAATTACCGCAAATACCACAGGTACAACTTGTGGTTTTAATAATGGGACAATACAGATTTTAGCGTCAAGTGGGGGTACACTACCATATACCTATCAAATCACCGGATTTCCACCTGGACCCGTATCAACATTTAGTAATTTATCTCCAGGATTTTATGATGTAACTGTAACGGATTCAGGAGGTTGTCAACAAATTGAAACGGTATATATTACAGGATCGTCTCCAGTGTATTTTGATTTTTTTGCTACACAACCTATAAGTGGGAATGATGGAGAACTTGATGTATTAATAACAAGTGGGGAGCCACCGTTTATTTTAAATTGGAGTTCTAATGTTAATGGACAAACAGGAACTACCGTGACTGGTTTAACTGCGGGAACATATTCATTAGAGGTAATTGATGATAATGGATGTGCATTAATTAAAACGATTGAATTATTTGGAACAGTACTATATAGTAGTTATCAAACATATAGAGTATGTTCTAATAATTTCCAAAATAGTGGTACTCTTGGTAGAAGAGGTATACAACAAATGTTAAATGAAGGTTTCTTTGATTTAACATCGGGAGATACTAATTGTATATTAAATTCTGCTATTTTTACGCTTGATGTGACAGTAAATGGTGTTAATTCTCAAACCGTATTTTATACATCAACAGGACTTGATGATTACCCAACAGATGAGGAATGGGTTAATGAAATTAAAACTTCTTTATATGGTTTTTCGGGAATTACTTCGGTTGAAACCAATATTGAAACTAATAAAATAATAATTAAGAGTGGTTGTTTAACTGGAGGCACAACTTGTCAACCTACGGTAACAACACAATTGGATGACACAAGAGTAATAATTAATTTGTTAATAGATTATGACATATCTTGTGTGGAATGTGGAGTATATCAAAAAGTTTTCCAAGACGACTTTGAGTTTGTATTCCAAGATGATAATAGTTATATATTCCAAGGACAGTAATGACACAATTGGTGATAAGTAATGTTACAGGATTAACAATACCATATCAAATATATGTTTGTGATGTTTATGGTAATAATTGTACAATAGTTGCAACTGTAAATACTGTAATTCCACCAATGGTTACAATTACATTACCATCACAATTTAATATGTCACCAGCAATAGGAGTATTAGTAAAAGATTTATATTGTGAAAGATTTATTGTTTTAAATTGCGTTAATTTACCACCTGTAGGAAAACAATTCCAAGACGGAGATTACTTCTTCTTTATGGATTATAGCATTTATCAGTTCCAATAATGAATTAAAGTGTATTTATATATAAAAAAGAATAATGGCATTTTTAACGGATCAAATACCAGCAACCGGGGTTAATTTAACTGATTTATTTCACATAGTGGATCCTAATGATTTATCACAAGGTAATCCTGCTGGATCATCATATAAAGCGTGTTTTCAGCAAGTACTTGGAGCATTAACGGGTGGAACATCTGTTATGATAGTTGGTTCTGGAATTGGTTCGGTTGAAAGATGTGGTAATAATAATGATGCAAGTGGGAACTACTCCACTGTAAGTGGTGGTAGAGTAAATACATCAAGTTGTAATTGGTCAACTGTAAGTGGGGGGTATTGTAACACATCAAGTGGGTGTTATTCGACAGTAGGTGGCGGACAACAAAATGGTTCAACATCTAATAATTCAACTGTAAGTGGCGGGTATTGTAATACAATCTTAACAGGAGCAACAAACTCAACTATAGGTGGAGGGAACTCCAATACAATACTAATAGGATCAACTTTAACAACGATTGGTGGTGGTGGTTTGAATACATCAAGCGGTTCTAGATCAACCGTAAGTGGTGGTGTTGGTAACACATCAAGTGGTGGTGGATCAACAGTTGGTGGTGGTCAAAGTAACGAATCAAATGGGGCTAACTCAACCGTAAGTGGAGGTTATTATAATACATCAAGTGGTGACTGGTCAACAATTGGCGGTGGTAGTGGGAATACATCAAGTAATTATTTTTCAACAATTGGCGGTGGTAGAAGTAACACATCAAGTGGGTGTTACTCAACCGTTGGTGGTGGTAAATGTAACACATCATCAGGTACTTATTACTCAACTATAAGTGGAGGATATCGTAATACATCAATTGGTAGTGAATCAACCATAGGTGGGGGGCGTTTTAATACCTCAAGCGGTTACTATTCAACTATAAGTGGAGGACGTTGTAACTCATCAATTGGTGCGGATTCAACCATAAGTGGTGGTCTTAGTAACAAAACAAATAGTGACACATCAACCATAGGTGGTGGGTGTAATAATACAATATTAACTGGTTCAACAAGTTCATCAATTGGTGGTGGTGAATGTAATACAATCTTAACAGGATCAACAAGTTCATCAATTGGTGGTGGTGAATGTAATACAATCTTAACAGGATCAACACATTCAACAATTGGAGGGGGTGTGAGTAATACTTCAAGCGATTATTATTCAACCGTAGGTGGTGGTGCAAACAACACTTCAAGTGGAGGTAGATCAACCATAAGTGGGGGAGCAAGTAGTACATCAAGTGGATATTATTCAACCGTAGGTGGTGGTAGATGTAATAGATCGTTAGGGGATTCTACAACCGTAGGTGGTGGTCAATTTAATAGGGCGTGTGGTCAAATATCAACAATAAGTGGGGGGCGAGCAAATATTTCGTGTGGAACATATAGTTCAGTCGGTGGTGGAAACGCTAATACGTCAAGTAGTTATGCATCAACTGTTGGAGGTGGATTCAGTAACACATCTTATGGTGTGTGTTCAACAGTAAGTGGTGGTCGTCAAAATACATCGGTTGGTGATACCTCAACGGTAAGTGGGGGTATAGGTAATACATCATTAGGAGCGTGCTCAGTAATTGGTGGGGGTGTTTGTAATACAAATATGTCTACGGGTGGTTTTATAGGATCAGGTTGTGGAAATACTTCGTGTGATGTTTATAGTTTAGTAGTTGGAGGTTATTTTAATAAAGTTAACGGTAAAGCTTCAACAGTTAGTGGAGGTTATTGTAATACAATATTAGCTGGAGCAACAAGTTCAACCATTGGTGGTGGACAACAAAATACAATATTAGCATCAGCAGCAAACTCAACCATTGGTGGAGGTAGTGGTAACACAATAAGTAGTTTTTCATCAGTCGTAGTAGGTGGATGTTTAAACACGTCAAGTGGGGGATACTCATTTATCGGTGGTGGTAGAAGAAATGTGTCAATCGGTTTTATATCAACCGTAAGTGGAGGTTATTGTAACACATCAATCGGAGATTGCTCAACCGTAGGTGGTGGTAGAGGTAACACATCAAGTGGGTGTTATTCAACCGTTGGTGGGGGAACGCAAAATAAAAGTAATGGTGTAGTATCAACAATAAGTGGGGGTAGAACTAATACCGCATCAAATTATTTTACATTTATTGGTGGAGGTAGAGGTAACACATCAAGTGGGTGTTATTCGACAATAGGTGGTGGATGTTTGAATCGATCTTTAGGTGTTGGATCAACAATAGGTGGTGGATTGCAAAATATAACAAGTGGTAATTGTTCGTCAATATTAGGAGGAATTAGTAATACATCAAATTGTAATGGATCAACCGTAGGTGGTGGTTGTCGTAATACTGCATCAAATTATTTTTCGTTTGTTGGTGGAGGACTACAAAATACAAATAATGGTGTTTGGGGTACCTTATCTGGAGGTATATGTAATAGACTTATAGGTAACGGAGCATCAATTGGTGGTGGTTCTAACAATACTGCTTGTGGAGATTATTCGGTAATAAGTGGTGGAATATCGGGAACTACAACGGCAAGTAATAATTTCATTGGTGGAGGAAGTAATAACACAACAACAGGAAACTACTCCTCAATTTTAGGTGGAGTATTTAACACCTCAATAGGAAATTATTCTTCAATTTTAGGAGGTTCAGGAAATACCGTAACACATAATTGTTCATCGGCTTTTGGTGTTGGTATTACATCGGTTTCAGCGTGTACATTCCATACAAATTATTTAACATTACAAAATACACCAGATACTGATCCGTCAAATACAAATTTCTTGGTGAGAGATACATCAACAGGTGTCGTTAAATCAAGAGATATTTCATTACCGTTGAATTATGCGACCTCCGCAATAACATCATCACAAACATTAACTTGGGATAAAAGTTATTGGGGGGTTAGTGGTTCATCAAATGTTGATTTAACATTACCGACAACAACATCGAAAGATGGTTATTATTTATTGATAAAAGATGAAGCAGGAACTTCTGGTTCATACAGAATAAGATTAACGCCAGCATCAGGATTGATTGATGGTAATTCATATGTTGATATGAATATAAACTATATGTCTCTTACTGTTATGGTGAGAAACGGAAATTGGTATATAATATGAGTTTTATTTTTAATAATCAAGTATCTTATAGTGACAGTGCAAATTTAGATGCATTTGGTAGGTTAAGAACTGCCGCAGTCCAAAATTTATTGGACATTAAACACGTATACGATAAAAATCCATTACAAGTAAATGAGGTTACCGCAGGAACTGCAACGTCAATTTTTAATCAACAATTTGCGAGAGTTAGAATGTCAACTGCGGCAAATAATGATTTAGTTATAAGACAATCAAAAACACACCCTATTTACCAACCAGGAAAAAGTCAATTATTCCAAGCAAGTTTCTCAAATTTTCAGTTAGAAACAAATGTCATAAAAAGGGTGGGAGGATTCACCTCAACAACGGCATCTACATATAATTCGGTTTTTGATGGGTTCTTTTTAGAAAGTAATGGGGTAACAAACGAAATAAGTTTTCAAATATGGAGATCGGGAACTACGGTTTATAGTGCGGCAACAACCGTATGGAACACTAATGAATTTAACCCAATAGGTTTAGATTGGTCTAACACTAATTTAATGTCAGTTGATTATCAATGGTTAGGTGTTGGTAGAATGAGATTTGGTTTGGATTTAGATGGAATATTAATTTATTTTACCGAACATAATTGTGCTAATAACGAACCAAATGTTTATATGTCATCACCAAATCAACCAATAAGGTATGAAATAAGACAAGTTGGTGTTGGTTCAGGAAGTTTTGATATGATATGTTCACAAGTATCAACCGAAGGAGCATTAAACGGACTATATTCCACTGTAGGAGTTATAAACTCAACCACTGCAGATTTAAATTCGTCAGGTACAAAATATCCATATATTGGTTATAGACTTAAACCAAGTTATAAATCAGTGACATCGCAATATAGTAGTTTGAGTATTTTAAATACCTCAAATGATAATTACTTAGTGACTATTGAATTTAATCCTACATTATCTGCAACTCCAAGTTGGACAGATATACCAAATTCACCATTTCAATATTCAATATATAATGGGACTGTTACAACAACGATAACATCACCAGGTCACATTATGTCGTCTTTAATTGGTGAATCAGGATCATCAGCACTTTCAACAATTAAAGTGGATGATAATCAAATTAGAGTTGGTTCTAATGTTGATGGAACACTTGATGAAATGTGGGTATGTATAACACCATTAAGTGCAAGTGCAACATTTTTGGGAACCGCAGAAGTATTATATTATTTATAAAATAAAAATAGATTAAAAAATGGCAAATCAAAAACTTACAGACAGAGTATTGGCAACGGGAGTCACATTAAATGATTTAATTCATATTGTAATTCCGACAGATATAACTGACGATCCTGCGGGTTCATCATATAAAGCAACCGTTAGTCAGATGATGGACACTATAAGTGGTTCCACAATTATGGTTTTGGATGCAGGAATTGGATCAACAATGAGATGTGATAATAATAATGAAGCGTCGGGAAGTTATTCAACAGTTAGTGGAGGTTATTGTAATACCTCAAGTGGAAATAAATCAACTGTAAGTGGTGGATACCTTAATACATCGAGTAGTTATTACTCAACAGTTGGTGGTGGAGCGGCTAACACATCTAGTTGTGTTTATTCGACGGTAAGTGGTGGTCGTAACAACACATCAAGCGGTATTTATTCATTTATTGGTGGAGGATCCTTCAATAATAATAGTTCTTGTGGAAGTGTTATATCGGGTGGTGCAAATAATTTAACAGGACCAACAGGTGTTATCTCAACTCTAAGTTCATATACTCCAAGTGCTGGATTAGGTCTTGCAGATGCGACTTACGGACCTTATTCTCAAACAACAACAAGTGGTTATGGTGTTGGTGCGGATTTTACATTTGATGTTAGTGGTAATACAATAACTGGAGTTACAATCACAAATGGAGGTTTTGGATATAGTAATGGTGACACTATTTTTATTACAGGAACAACTTTTCCTGGTGGTACATCATCAAATGATGTTACATTAACTATTAATAATGTTTTAAGTAGTTATTATTCAACCGTAAGTGGAGGACTAAATAATACATCAAGTGGAGATTGCTCAACCATAGGTGGAGGTAGAGGTAACACATCAAGTGGTAATGGTTCATTTGTTGGTGGCGGATCATTTAACAAATCAACTAATAATTTTTCAACAGTTGTAGGAGGTGCGGGTAACACATCAAGTTCTTATTATGTGACAATTGGTGGGGGAAAATACAACACATCAAGTGCTTGTTACTCAACCGTAAGTGGTGGATATAGAAATACAACATTAACGGGGTCAACATATTCAATAATAGGTGGTGGTCGTAGTAACACATCAAGTGCTTCGTATTCAACAATAAGTGGTGGGTATTGTAATACAATTTTAACAGGATCAACAAGTACAACAATTGGTGGTGGTTATCAAAATACAATATTAACAGGATCTACATATTCAACAATAAGTGGTGGTATATGTAACACATCAATTGGAATATCTTCGTCAATATTAGGTGGTTCTGGAAATACGGTTATACACGATTGTTCATTTATTGTTGGTAATGGAATAGCAACTTCTTGTCCTAATACGACATATATGAATTGTTTATCAATTATGGATTTACCAAATGAATCGTCATTACCATTACCTTCAGGTTCTGTTTATTATTGTACGACAGGTTGTGGTATTTACTATGTTCCATAATTCACTTTTTACAATACTATAATATCTTTATTTATAATTAATTTACTAAAAAATGGTAAGTTGATTATTTATAGTAAAAGAGAATATAAATGTCCAATTGTTATTGTTTAGAATTTAGTTTTGCAAAGGTTAATCAGTATGATTTAACCTATCAAGATTGTAGTGGAAACACTGTAACAGAAACATTCCAAAGTGGTACAACATACAATATATGTAGTGAAAATTTTGATCCAATAACAAATTGTTTAGATATTGATTTTGAAGTTAAAGGACTCTGTGTTAATGGAGTTTGCCCTGGTGGATTATTTAAATATCAAAATGAATGCGATGTAATAACAATATTCCCATTGGGAGTACAATGTTTAACTGAAAATCCAACAACAAGTAATAGTTTTGACGGTGTGGCATCTTTGTATATTACAGGAGGTACACCACCATATTTTATATCATGGGAAAATGGTAATTATTCTCAAACATTAACAAATTTGGGTTCAGGAGAATATGATGCGGTTGTTACCGATTTTTATGGTGACTTTACCGCAAGAACAACTTGTTATTTAACCGCACCAAGTCCGACACCAACACCAACTCCTACACCAACTCCTACACCGATACCGGCATTTAGTGGTTTATGTTTAATTGTTGAAGGTAGAATAGGTAAAGATCCTTATCTTGAATTAATTGATTTTGGTTATAATGGGTATTATAATGGAAAACCAACTTGGACATCAACACCTTCAGGTTATGATGTGGTATGGATGAGTGGTACAAGTCAGTGGGAAGTGTCAGGATGGACATACGGTAGTTTAGTTAATTTAAATCCAGCTACACCACCTATTGCTGGATGGCAATCTATTGGTTCAGTACCACCAAATCCGTCAATATTATCGGTACAAATGAGTGAAGGAACTTGTGCAAGTCAAGACATATTGAGATATGAATTAACAGTTAACCAACCTACTTGTGTTCGTAAAGATGGTTTAGGTGGATGTATTAGTGACGGAAGTATAATATTTAATATTATTGATGGAGTTCCACCATATGAGTATAGTATAGATGGATTCAACTTCTTCCCTAACCAACCTATCTTCCAAAGTCTATGTCCTGGGTTATACACAACAATTGTTACAGACTCTTCAGGACAAACATTTAGTCAAATTGTGAATTTAATACAACCGGCAGCACCTCAAATATATGCACTAACATTATCACTAAACGCCACGTCAACCGCATTTAATGTTACGGTTTCACCACAATTACCTGTAGGTACTACTCTTTCATTTGATTTAGTACATGAGAAATATTTTACAGAACAACCTCAATTTAATGCGTACACTTGGAATAATGTGGTTACAGTAAATAAAAATATGATTCCTGTTCCATATAGTACAACCACTAATAGTGGGTCATCAAATGCTTTACCTGATAAAGTGTGTATTGGAGGTGTTGTTGTTGAGTCACTTACAACATTTACTTGGGATAATATAACTATGGTACAGGGAGACACTGTTAGTGGTACAATTAGTAATCCAACACCAATATTGAATCTACCTTTAGAAACTCACTGTTTATCTGAAAAACATTCATATAATTTATATTTAAATGATGTAAAGTTAACTAACTGTCCTTGTTGTTCGGTAACCGTAATAAATAAACCGATAGGAAAAGTAGGGTAAAATAAAATATCAAACATAGTATTTATATAACAAATGGCATATATACTCAAAAATACATCTGGTTTAATCAATACAAGAGTTACTGATACAGGTAGACAAAAATTATCTGAAGGTAACTTTAACATTGCGTATTTCCAAGTTGGGGATAGTGAAGTATCGTACAATGCATTATCGTCAACATATAATCAACCATATAGTATGGTATTGGAACCACCATTTAATAGTCAAAATAGTGCTGGTTCACCACAATCAAATAGACAAAATGTTAAATACCCTTATTATGTAGATGGTTCTGCCGGTAATACATATGGAATTCCTTATATGGATTCGGTTATTGAACCTGTATTTAATAGAGCTCCTTTAAGAGGATTTTTTTCAGGAAATACTAGTGCAACCACAATTAGTTGGAGTGCTTTAACTAACAATAATTATGTAGTTAGCTCAAACTATGTTGTAAATATGTGTTCTTTAAGTGGAACAAACCAAGTTGAATTAATATATTCTGGTTCTAATTTAATTAATGAGGGAATACCTTCAGTTGGTGATTTTATTACAATATATTATGACGGTAAATGGGATATAAATAACACTTGTTATAATTTACCAACCCCAACACCATCAGCGTCCGTCGCATCAACACCGACACCAACCCCAACACCAAGTTCAACGTATACATTTGTGTGTTCGGCAACACCAACGCCAACACCAACTAAGACACCTTGTTTAACACCATCAAACACACCTGCGTGTCCTCCACCACCTATGGCGGATTGTTATATGTCAATTAATAGTTGTTATCCAATGATGACATATAGAATTATTGCGTACTGTAACAATGTTATTACTGTTGATAGGAATTTACCTGACTTTTCATCATTTTCTGGGTCATGTTATTCAAGAACATTAATCTATCCACCAAATATGACAACACTTTATGATAGTATAACACCGGCACCTCATTGGAGTAGTGATGTTATTAATTTTGAAACTGTTTGTGATATTGATGAGTTTGATGTTAAAATATGGAACATGAATATTCCTTGGAGTGAAAATCCTGCAGGTTTATATCCTGCAACATATGAGGGATATGAATATTTTGGATCAATAGATTATCTTGGGACAAAAGAATATTTTGGATACGCATCAAGTTTGGGACAAAAAGACACTAGTTCGGTATATTACTACAATTCATTTGATGAAAAGATTACGGTACAACCTGAAGAACAAAAAGCAATTGCAATAATACATTATACAAATCAAACCATTGACTTCTTCTATGGAGAGAAATTTGCGCTAGAACCATATGATTCCGCAAATCCTGATGATACAACAGGACAAGCAAGAAACTTTAAATTACATCTACCTTGGTTGATGTGGCATAAAAATCCTGCGTGTTGTTCGGGAGAAACATTTTGGGTTGATCCTGCGGGGTTTGAAGATAAAAATCTATTTGATGTCCAATACATACAATCAAATAAAAATTCAGGGATGAATCAACCTGGTATTAGATATTATCATCTTTGGGATACTCACGCAAATGCTGATGGATACCCAAGTAGAATTGGTAAAGTATTCCCTGATAGTAAGATAGTTATTATTGATGATGAGGAAATAATTGCGGCGATGTCATATAAGTCAAATAGAAACTGGACTTTACCAGCACCTCAAGTTTCCTTAGTAACCCCAAATACTTGTGGAACACCAACAACAACGGTAGATGGTATCTTAACAGGAAATAACGAAACTATGTATGTGACTTATAGATTCACAAATCAAACTGGTTTTACAGATTCACTACATTGTAATTATTACTCAAAAGTAATCGGTAATAATAATGATTGTAATCCTGACACATCTAAAAATGTTGCATTAAGATTTGGTGCGGAATTCGGATGTATGGTACAACCTTCATACAGTGCTGGAACACCTTGTATTACTTCTTGTAACTACTTACCTCAAGGATATTTTGGTACTAATTTTGAAATTCTGTGTCAAAAAGTTATAACAGGAAATAGACCTGACTCAACTCAATGGAGAATAATTGATTATACCGATGTTATTAGTGCGTCAACAATTAATGGATATTTAACTCAAGATGGTATTACAGGCACGACATTCGTAATTACACCTGAATTATACAACGCAGCACCATATTATAATTTAAATAATTACATATCCTTAACTACATTAGGATCCACAGGTGAAACATTAAATTTTGGTGATGAATTTTATTTTTATGGTGGTTTGGAAACAGATATCCAAGCAACAATATATGAAATGAAATATAAGATTAATTTGAGTAATGCTGAATTCTTAAACACATCAAATCCTACTTGGACTCAAGGAACTAAATCATATATTACTGAGATTGCATTATTGGATAGAAATAAAGATATATTAGTAATGTCCAAACTACAATCACCAGTTCTAAGACAAGGTATCCAACAGTTCGTAGTTAAGTTAGATTTCTAAAAACTTTAATTTTAATTAATAGTTGTTATATTATTAATAAATCATTTTTTATGACTAAAACTATTAAAAATTCACCAAAAGTCCTTGGACTAGATGTCTCAACAAGAACCATTGGGTGGGCATTATTTGATATTAAAGAACAAGAATTATTAGAATTAACTCACATCTCACCAAGACCAAAAGCAAAAGACTTTGGAGATAATAAAATGATGGAGTTGTTACTTAAATCTGAAATATTCAGAACAAAATTATCCGAATATAAAAATTTAGGGATTGTTAATGTAGTTATTGAGGAACCGTTGTTGAACTCAAATAATGTCTATACAATTCAAACTCTTTTAAGATTTAACACATTAATATGTAAAGAAATTTATGATGCGTTAGGTATAGTTCCCGAATTTATATCAACATATAACTCAAGAAAATTTGCATTCCCTGAATTAGTACAACCTAATGATAAAGGTAAGCATGTTTTATTTGGGGGACTTCCAAAAGACATAGATAAGAAACAAATTATTTGGGATTTAGTGGCAAAAAAAGAACCTCAAATCCAATGGTTGTACACTAAAAATAACACCTTAAAGAAAGAAAATTTTGATCAAACCGATGCTTATACCTGTGTATTAGGATATATGAACTCAAAAGAAATTTGGAAATAATATCGGTTAGATAAAGGATAATTTGAAATATCGTCTTTTTAGACGATATTTTTTTTTATGGTGAACTCGGAGTTGGTGTTGGTGTTTGAGTCAATGTCGGAGTTGGTGTCGGAGTTAATGTAACACAAGGACAATCAATAAAAACTATATTAATGTTATTACCTACAGGTATCTTATATGATTTTACAGTAATTGTTGAACCACCATTTATGTTTATTACTTGAGTCTCGTTATTACTACAGTTTTTAATATTAAAAGTATTTGCAGTATATAGTAAATTAGTTACTTTATACTCACAACAAACATCAGGAGTTTGAGTTGGTGTTAATGTAGGTGTAGGTGTTGGTGTAGGTGTTGGAGTTGAACTAACAGGTGGAATACAAACAAGACATCCTCCTTCAGAAACTAAACCATTCTCAGTGTTCAAGACTATAATATCAACACCACTAATATTATCCGCAGTACCAATGTACTCAATACAAACATCTATCTCATTCACTTCCGCCTCATATACCATACCAATTACTGGAGTACCACCTGTCGGGTTTAATATAACATCAGTGGTTGAATAAATAAATCCATTTAAACAATCTTTGAATTGTTTGCTATTTGGACATTTAATATAATCATCAAGAGTGTTAAATGTTACTAAACCTGTATAATTACATGGTCTGGTAATTTCAGGTGAAGGTGTTGGAGTTAATGTTGGAGTTGGTGTTGGAGTTGGTGTATATGTAATACCCGAAACATTAATACCGATCCCACCACAAGGGTTTGTTGAGGTTGGTGTCATTGTTGGGGTTAATGTCGGAGTTGGTGTCGGAGTTGGAGTTTGTGTTGTGGGTACATCACAATCAAAAATCGCATCAAAATCTATTGAACAAGCAGCACTTGGTGATGGAGTTGGTGTAGGGCAAATACCCGAACTAAAAAGTTCATCACATAAATCAGGACAAGAACTTACACAAGGTGATTTACCAAATAATAAACAATTTGGATCCCCTAAAGTTAATGCTAAACACCATTGAGTTTGTCCTGTTGAATAATAAATAGTATATGTATCTCCTGTGAAATAATCATAACCCGCATCGTAAGTACCTGCGGAAAAATATGTACCATCAAAAGATGATGAAGTACCACTTACACAATATTGACCAAAACAAGACATACTTAAACGGTTACGGTGTCAGTTACAACACAATTATTATCATCCACAATTTTAACTATAAAATCAGTTAAAGATGAGTACACTGGTGGAATCTCAAAGGTATATGGTAAGTCACCACTTACGATTGTTGATACATAAATACAACTTGTGTATCCTGTATCACATACATAAACATCAAATGGTGTTGAACCTGAAATATTATTTATTGTTATATCTGTTGGCATTTACTATTGTTATCTTAGATAAATATAAAGGAATGTAAAAACTTGTGAAGTTTGATTATTCCATAATTTATGTTTATATTATAATTTATGGATGAAAATGAATCTTTGGTTGAATTATTGGAGGATGTTTTGGGGGATCACGGATTACACTACCCAAATAGAGGACAAATATCCTTCAATTGCCCCGTATGTGACGACGATAGAAACAAATCCAACCTTGAGGTAAATTATTTTACAAATGTTTATAAATGTTGGTCTTGTTCTGAAAGTGAGGGTACGCACGGATCTTTGGGTAAACTTTTTGATAAATACGGGAATAAAAAACATAAAAAATTATATAACATCCTTAAACCTGAAACTGTTCAGGTGAAAGAAAAGAAAAAACCTAAAGTCCAACTACCAAAAGAGTATAAGTTATTTAAGGATGTTAATCCAAGATATCCAATTAGACAACAAGCAATAAATTACCTATATAATCGGGGAATTTCCGATTATATGATTGAAAAATACCAAATTGGGTTCTGTGATAATGGTAGTCATTCTGGTAGGATAATTATTCCATCTTATAGTGCAAAAGGAGAACTTAACTATTACATAGGTAGAAGTTGGGATCCGTATACTAAAGCTAAATACCGAAATCCCGAAGCCGAGAAAGAAAAAATTATTTTTTGGGAAAATTTAATTGATTGGAACAAAGATATATACCTTGTTGAAGGTGCTTTTGACGGGATTTTCTTAGAAAACTCAATACCAATGCTCGGAAAACATATGTCAGAATTATTGTTTGAATCAATATATAATAAAGCTAAAGGTGATATTATTATTTGTTTGGATGCTGATGCGTGGGTTAACGCAGTTAAACTTTATCACGAATTAAATGGTGGAGTTCTATGGGGTAGAATAAAAATTATCAAATTACCTGATGATAAGGATGTTTGTGATTTGAAGGGAGAAATAAATGATTATTATATTGAAATACGAGATTAATGGATTTAAAAGAAATTGCAAAGGAGATAAGAGAGATTATTGAAAACAAACAAAAGGAACTACAATTAACTTTTGAGGAAGATAGTCACACATACACAATGATTGATTCATCGGGTAACTTGAGAAGTGATTGGCCGTCAGTATCAAAAGTGATGAAGTTATTTTATACCGAATTTGACTCGGATGGAATTGCTGAAAAGAAGGCTAAAGGTGACCCTGAAGAAAAGGCTCGTTTATTGAAAGAATGGTCAGATGCGGGAACCTATTCTACAAATATGGGTTCTAGAGTCCACTTCTTTCTTGAACAAAAATCCTTAGAAATGTTTGGAATTGAAAAGGAGGTTAGACAACCAATATTTGATTGTGATTTCACACAAATATTAAAGGGAGATTCTATGATTCATGCGGGTACTGATTTTTTGGAATTGATGAAAGAAAGGGGAGCTGTATTATTGGATACTGAAATAGTATTAGGGTGTAATGAGATTGGATATGTTGGACAACCAGATAAATTTTGGTTAATAATGAATAGAGAAGGTACTGAATTTGGTTTAATTATTACCGATTGGAAGACAAACAAAAAGAAAAATTTTGAGGATAACATCTTTACCAAAAAAATGAAACCACCATTTCAAAGTTTGAGTGATAACGCCTTAGGGCACTACTTTACACAGTTACCGTTCTATTCAAAGTTAATATTGAAAATGTTAAAAGGTTCTAAGTATGAAAATACCAAATTATATGGTGGTATTATTGTTCATTTGAGTGATGAAGGTAAGTTTGAAGAATTTAGAGTACCTAAAGAAGTTATCAATACTATTTTGAATATGGATATGTCAAAATACTTGAAAAAATAAATTAATTTAATTATAATTAAATATGGAAAATTCAGTGGAATTAATATGGGTATATACAACATCGTGGGATCACGAGTTACCATATAAAATAAAAATTAATTATATTATAAAATGAAAATTAGAATGACAAGATCATATGAAATGTGGGAATCATATGAACCAATTGAAATTAACCCAGAAGATTATCCTGAATTGGAAGGAATGACAAATGAAGAAATCATTGATTATTTGAATGAAAATATGTATGAATTTGAAATTAAAGATGGTTCAGAAGGAAGTTTAGTTGATGAAATTCAGTTTGGACAAGAAATTATTAAAGATAAAATGGGTGATGAAACATTCACATTATATTTAGAAGATTAAAACTATGGAAGATAATATTATTAGACCTAAAATTGATTTAAAACAACAAGAAACCGTTGAGTGTGAAAAATGTAAATGTAAATTCTTTAAGGAGGTTGTTTTAATTAAAAAAGTGCCTAAATTAATGACAGGAAGTTCGGAAGATACATTAGTACCATTCCCAACATATATGTGTAATGATTGTGGTCATGTGAATATTGATTTTAAATTGTTTGATTAAAATGACACATAGAGAATTTTATATTTGGTTAGAAGGTTATCTTGCTGGTAAACTTGAAAATAAACATATAGATATTACACCTATTGTTGAAAAAATGGGTGAAGTTATTAGTGATGAACAAAAGTGGATTGATGACTTCAAAAGATATAGAGATATTAATCCATTACCAATAAAACCGAATCCGTATAACCCACCGTATGAAATTTATTGCGGTACAAAAGACACAGAATGATAAAAAAAATAATACACTTTTCTGATTTACACATTCGTCTTTATAAAGATCATGATTTGTATAAGTCAATAATGGAAGATGCGATTAACCAATGGAGAGAAATCAATCCTGATAGAATTGTATTCACTGGTGATTTGGTTCACTCTAAAAATCAAATGACTCCCGAACTTATTGAAATGGTTCGGTGGTTGCTTTTGGAATGTTCATTTATTGCACCAACAATCATTATACCTGGTAATCACGATTTCCTTGTAAACAATGTTGAAAGATTAGACGCACTTACACCAATCATTAATTCGTTAAATAATAAAAACATTTTCTATTATAGAGATAGAGGTGTGTATGAAGATGAGAATATTAGTTGGTGTGTGTACTCGCAATATCAAGGGAATATTCCTCCTGATTTGAATGTTGCAACAGGAATAAAAGTGGGATTGTTTCACGGACCAATTCAAGGAATGAAAACCGATTTGGGATTTGACTTTGGAGAGGAGGCGTATGATGTTGAAAAGTTCAATGGACTTGATGTTGTATTATGTGGTGATATCCATAAAAGACAAGAATTTAACTTTAAAACGGGTAAAGGTTATATGATAGGTAGCCCAATACAACAAAATATTGGTGAAAGTATTGGTAGACATGGATATGGAGTTTATAATTTAGAAACAAAAGAATATAACTATACGGACTTATTCAACCCCAAGCCATTTTTAAAGTTTGAAATTAAATCATTTGAGGATATTGAAAATGGAACCGAATTACTCAAAAATCTTTAATAAAAAAACAATGCAGACAGTGTCTGCATTTTGTGAATTAAACAAAATTGACGATATAGATAAATTCATCAAAAAATGTTTTACTGATGGATTTAATATTGAAAAATACGGACTTTTGGGAGAAACACTTAATGAAGGTGAAAAAGACTTAAAAACGGATGTTGTTGAGGAAAAACAATTAATAAAAGAAGTGATTGTTGAAAAACGGGTGGAAGTTCCTATTGAGGTTATCAAAGAGGTGGAGAAAATAGTTGAGGTGGTTAGAGAAGTACCCATTGAAATTATTAAGGAAGTCCCTGTTGAAAAAGTTGTCACAAAAATAGAATATATTAGTGACAAGTCTAGTGAGAAC